CTCCATACATGTACCTCTCCGTTTGCCTTAAAGTAACAGGTAATTTTACCGTTCTCGGGATTAATTCCGAAACAGGAGTTTCCAACAGGCTTTAGATAACGATTTTCAACTCTTCTATAACCCATAAAAAGAGCTGCGTTCTGTAAATCCTTACTGTTCATATATACTCCATTCCTTAGACAAAACGGCATCAGTATAGAATTTAGTTACCACATAATTCACATGTGAACCTTTAATTCCACAGATGATTTTTCCATCTTCCATGTAATACATACGAGTTTTATCACCAATAGTCAAACAAACTGTAAGACCACTTTCCATAAAGGAGATTGCATCTCCAAATCCAAAATTTTCCATATTTATCTTTCTTTTATTAATTCTAAAAATTCATCCCAGTTTTCTGTGCTGTCATACATAGCTTCAATAACATCACTAGTAAAACGGCTCATTAGTCTGAGAGTTTGTTCAAATACGTCTTTAAACATATCGTCTTGTTCATCCTTACTAAGCGTCTTACCAGTCATTCCGACTAGTAATTCGCCTACTTTGGATGCAATGTCTATTTGTTTCTTATAGCTCATAGGCTCGTGTGGCTCTGTATTCACACATAAAGTTTGCAAATGATTGTGCTAATGCTTCATCTTGCTTATTGTTGTAGAAGAACTGGAAGCAATGAAATAACTCATGCCAGAAAGTATTTTCTATTTGCTGTTCAGTTAATTGCACTATTTTTCCTTCATCATCCATGCTTTTGGCTACAACTATTTTTCTCCTTATATCATTGTGGTAGCCGTAATTTCCATCATCGGACTTATCTACAACTTGTACCTCATACTCGGTATTTGCTATTTTAAACCTTTTAGGGATTTCCATTCGTTTAAGAAGTCTTCCATTATAAGTTCAGATTCTGATTCATCTATCCGCACATCACCAGTGTCTATTTCCATACTGATTATATCATATATGGCGTCCGTTAATTCACCCTCGTCCTTACATTCCAAAAAATCTTCTGGATTCAGTTTGAGTTCAGAATAAATAAAACCTTTCCAAATGTACCTATTAAACTCTACCCAATGCTCACTCATAGTCTCTTATACATTTTAATACAGGTTGTAAAGGAGTTCCTTCTTCTGAATAATAGAAGAACTTAACAGTAGCCATTTTACCGATAATATCATCTAGATTGTCTCGATATTCTTGTTTCAATTCCCTACTTCCCATTGGTTTAGCCTTAAATTCTATTCCATCTTCGGTTATGCAAGTAAAACACATATCTTCATCACGAAGACCCTCCGAAATACCAGTGATTTCAAATTCCGCATCCTGATATTCTTTGATTTTAATCATATCATTAGTACGTTTTCCAAAGCCATACAGCTTACTTGGATTACGAATAACAACACCCTCAAAACCTTCACCTACATACTTGTCATGTAACTTTTTAATATTTGTCCAACCACTAACTTCTTCTTGAGGAACAAGTCTTATTTGTAAATTCTTAGTAAGAATAGGGGTGAACAAATCAGAAGTAATATTCAACTCTTCTGCCATTTCAAGCATTTGCTCATTTCTTTGAGTAAAGTCAGCTTCTGCATCCATAATGTCATACATCCAAAACTCTAATTCAAGAGTTCTAGGGTCGTCTTGCTCTAACCTTGCGGTACCAGAAATCCATTGAAGTGGTCTACCATGAGAATATAGTTCTCCGTCAATAGATACATCTGGATGATTCTTAAACCACTCTACCAAAGCTGGATTATTTCTTATGTGAGCAGTAGCAGGGTCATAATCTCCCCCACCTCTGCTTGAAGAACGAACTTCTCCATCTTTGAAGTAAAAAGAACAACGAACTCCATCAATTTTACGAGATGCTAACCACACTTTGACCTTATCATATACACTTGTTGCAACCTTATTAAAGTCTTTAGCAAGCATATGTTTCTTACATCCATTAGCATCGGTCTTATGCTCTGGAAGAATTTCATCAAGTTGAGCTTTAGTATAGTCGTTGATGCTCCCTTCGATTAACTTATATCCTTTATCTTGATACTTTTTAAGGTGAGAGTTATATTCAAGTTCTGCTTGTTGTGTAACAGTTCTTTTAACCTTCCCTTTAGTAATTGTAATATCTGGCTGTGCTGTAACCTTACCTTGATATTGGTAAGTGTTTCTTTTAATAGTGAAACCAGAGAGTTCACTTCCTTCACAGGAAATCTCAACTACTCTAATTTTTCCTTTTGAGTCTTTACTTATTAATGTATTATTCATTCTTTATAAAGCTTTAACTGCCTTATATTTAGAGCTTTTGTTTTTAGATACATAATCTATAGCTGCCTCTTTACTATGAGTCCATTTTGTGGGCCCGCTTTTTGACGTATATATTACATACATCGTTTTAGGAAGTGGAGATTCCTCTATCACTTCATATTCGGCATCTTCTATAACTACTTCTCTATACTGTTTCAGTTTTTCTTCTAACCCCATACGTAATTATCTAATTGGTGAGTTTCCATAAATTCTCCTCTTAAGTCACGAACACATTTCATATCCCATCGTGTTCCAGCATGTCTAAGTGCAGCAGCCAGATTACTGTTGTATTCTAGGCTACTTGAAGGAACAAATAAATCCTTAGATTCCCATACGGTGGATAAATTTGCTTCTTCATATCTTATTATGCACCATAGATGTCTTCTGTGGTCATAAGAAGATTCTATAGTCTCAAACACAATTTTCCCTGAATCAGGATTAACTGCAACTATCCTAGCATTGGTAATGCCTTTGATTTTAAAGCACTTCCCAACAACTTTACTTGCTAAATCGTCCTGTACTGATGTTAATGCATTTTTTAATTTAGATGTGGCTGTAATTAATCCTTCAATCTCTGCCGGTACCATATTACTCATTTTTATAAAAACTTGATTATATTATTTTTCTCCAGTATGTCCAAATCCACCTTTACGGTCAGTTTCATTCAATCTTGCAACTTCTTCCCATTCTGCCACACAAGCCCATCCAAATACTAATTGGGCAATACGTTCTCCATCTTCAATGTACACTGCTTCGTGTCCTTGATTGATTAGAATTACATGTATTTCTTCTCTATAGTCAGCATCGACAGTTCCGGGAGTATTGAGTACTGTAATTCCTTTCTTTAAGGCCAATCCGCTTCTAGGTCTTACTTGACATTCCGCCACATATCCGTCTGTAAGATTGTCGGGAAGAGCAATCTTCAATCCTGTTGGGATGAGTGCTCTAGCACCTGGGTCTAAACGCAGCATTGTGACTTTATTAACATCAGACTTAAAGAGAATTTCACAATCTCCAAATGCCTTAATGGGTTTATCAACTGTTACTCTACTGAAGTCTGCACGTATATCCATACCTGCGGACATAGGAGTTTCATACTGGGGAAGTTTGTTATTCGATAGATTAATTACTTGTACCTTCATTTAAATAGTTTATTAGAGAGTTCAATACGTCTTTATCTGCTTCTGAATAGAAAGCCTTAATCAATTCATCTCCTTCATAAACTGCAACAAACGGAGTCATTCTGGCTCCGCATGATGCTTTTAGTTTATATGCTTGCTTCTTTTCTTTATAGCTTCCTTCATCGAACATTTCCAGAAAGATTCCAGACAAATTTGCGTCTAGTATCCTATCTGCATCAGAAGGATTACTATAAACAAATTTTACTGTTACCATTCTTCGTCTATTATTACAAGCTCAACACTAGTATAATCCCCAGTTGAACAATAGAACTCAAACACATCGCTATTATCATAAAGGTCGTAAATACTACCGAAACGGTCATCAGCCATTGTATCCCAATCAACATAGCATCTTACATGTTCAGGAACTGTACGTTTTTCTTCCCAAAGATAATCATCTTTAGCGTTCTCTAACATAGTGTCTATATCATCACTGTTACAGACTTTATATGTTTTTGAAATTCCCTCTTCTTCATTTTCATAACAAACCTCACGGTCGTCATAATCATCAGTTGTAATCATTTGAAGAATATCTTTGATGTCCTCTTCTGGAGTTTCTTCGTTGAATCTTTTGTCATGCAGGTCTAGTACTGCAACAACTCTCCAAGGTTCGTCAAAAAGTTCTCTATCTTCAATATAATTAGCCATAAACACGAGGGTCTGTTCTCTTTCAGTCATCATTTTCGTAAATTTTTATTGTAATAAATGAGCATCTTTTCTTGTTCTAGACAGAGCAACATATTGCAACTGCCGTCTTTCATCTTCATCTTTACAAAGGTTGATATTCTTCATATCAACAAAAACCTCACCATAAGAACTTCCTTGAGACTTATGCGTTGAGCAAGCATAGCCATAGTCGAACGATTTTTTCCTAATCAATCTTCCATCATAGTATAAATCGACTGGAGTAGTGAAACTTCCAATAAGTTTATAATATTCACTCCAAGCGGATTTAGATTGTTGCATCCGCCCTGCTTCTTTAAGATTGATAGCTTGTAATCGTAATCCTTCAATACGTGACGCAAGAGCTTGTTTATAATCAGAATCAAGGTCTCTTGCAATCATTGATATTGTAGTTCTATCGTCTGTGGTAGAATCATACATATTCAGTTCATACCCAGGAACTTTCATAAATCCGGGTATATAAATGTCACGCTTTACTGGCTCGTCTACTATAATATAATCCATAGAGTTCCAGAATTTAACTCCGTTAAACTCGAGATTCTCATATCCAGTTAAGAACTCAAACTGATGATATTCAACAGTTCTTGCATCTTCCCAGATTACTCGTCTGATACAGTTGTTATAACTGGCAACCATAGCATTTGTATACGCTAATATCTTAGTTGCCAATATATCTCCATTTCTCATAGCCTTCTTGTAAGCTGGCACTGCGGCCTTTAAGAATGGAACAACATCAGAATGACAATATAGAGAACCCTCCTCTGATTCTACAGAGTGAAACCAATCAATGGTTTTGCTCCTCAAGGTAGTTAATATAGGCATCAAGGCATTATTCTCCGCCTGCCTATAAACCTTAGTAAGAGTGTATTTGTCTTCCAAGTTAAATACTTTGGAAGTGGTAAGTGAATTAACCGGACGTAACTGACATTTATCTCCTACAAAGATAACCTTACAATTGAATGCGGCACATTTCTCAATCAACAAATCAAATAAATCATCATTTATCATTGAAGATTCATCGCATATAACTACTCCACCTCTCGGCATTTGTATTCGTCTATCACTTACTCTAAACTTTAAATCTTTGAAATCCAAGGCAAGGATTTCTATGTTTGGAGATAATTGTAGCAATTGATGTAGAGTAATTGCATTTCTGTCAGCAAATCTGGATAATACCAACTTAGCTTTATGAGTAGGAGCACACAAAGCATAGTCCATTTCTAATTCTGAATCCATATATTCAATAAGGTTTCTCATTAGAAAACTTTTACCTGTACCTGCTGCCCCAATTAATGAAAATGCTCTCTTAGATTTATCTAATAAGAACCTTTCCATTAAATCCAATGCTTCTCTTTGCTGTTCTCCTAATTGAGGTTTCTCTGTTTCTACTCCTATGTTTGATAGTGTGAAATTAAACATACTATGCAAACAATAGTGTTAACAATACTATCACATTAATGACAGTTTTATACGGATATATGTCCATATCCCTCTCCAAGTCATAGTATTTCCTCAAATAATCTCTCCCTACTGGATTAAGTACAAATATAGAAGTTAATACCATATTTGCAATCCATATCCATACAATGATTTGTGCTATTAAAACCATAATGCTATATAATAAAAAAGAGCGGTTCTATACAAACCACTCTCTCCAAAATAAATTAGTAATATCTTCTAATACATAAAGACCTGCTTCTTCATATGTTTTATTAACTTTATACATTTTCTGATTGGTGTTAGGATTATCAAGTGGGCCTAATTCCTCAATATACGGTCCTAACTTAATAAAATCATACTCCCCCAGTCTTCTTTCTAAACCAAGCGGTAATTGTTCTCTTCCAGAATACCATGCTGTTTTGAGAGAAGGATAAAGAGCTCTTATATGCTTGCATAGGTAATAAATGTCCATAGGATTGGAATCTCCTCCCATAAAAGCCACACAGGTTATTCCTTCATTCTTGTTAATCAGACAATCTAGTTCGCTGTGAGTCAATTCCTTACCAATATCCTCTGCCAAGTAAGAACTATGACAGCCCTTACAATGACATGGACAATTAGAAATGTTTATACAGAGAGTTATCTCAAGAGGAATCTCTCGTAGTGTTACTGCTGTGTCTGTATATTTAAGCATTTGTATATCCTAATTTAGAATTGTCTACTGTGTAAGTAAGAGAATTGTACACTCTATGTGTTTGCTCTTCTTGTCTGCCTGCTGACCAATTCTTTATCTTAGTAAGATAACCAATGATTCTGTCATACATATCTATGTGAGTGCTTCCACACTTAGGACAAGTGGTAACAGGAACCTTAGTAATGAACCCACAGTCTTGACATTCAGAGTTTGGAACATTAAATGTTAGATAACTACATCCAACAGTGGCAGCATAGTTGAGTAACAGACTTGCCTGATTCTTAGTAGGATGTTCGGATAGATTAATATGAGCTGCACTACCTCCGTCTAACCAATCACCAACATACTCACTTCCATGAAGTTTGATTTTCTCCAAGATTGAACTGTTAGATTCTGGTAAAAATACATAAGAAGTATATAAGTTTCTTTCTTTAGGAACCCAATACCCATCAGCTTTATCCCAGTTGTAATTCTTCACAGCTAAAGATTCAGCAGGAACCAGTTCAGTGTTGAACATAGTTTTCTTAGTATTATGGAGTTGATTTTGCTCTTTGATAGTTCCGAAAATAAGATTACAGAACTCTTTGTACTCATCATTGTCACTACATTCAATTCCCAAGAACATTGCAGCTTCATTCAATCCATTTAAGCCAATGGTTAAATACTGATTATTCAGGTTGATAAATCCAGCTTCATATACAGGCAACAAATGTGCATTATATAAGTCCCAAAGTAGCTCATTGTAAGCTGTATGATACTTATAGACTCTGTCTAAAATATTGGTTAGATACTCTTTTACCTCTGGATAGCAATGCTTGCTGAGTTGTGTTCCCGGAATAGGACATTCATCTTTAGTTTCTCTTATAAAATTCTGAATAATTCTATTCAGGTTAAGAGTAATTACAGATTTAGAACCAGTTTGTTCTCCAACCAATCCATTAGTAAATGTAAATTCATTAGATTGGAGTTTATTCTTTAATCGGCAGCAACTTGATAAAGAGTCCACACTATCACTTATATAAGTAAAGAATGAATGTCCTTCTGCATACTCTTCTGAAACAAATTGTTCCCATTCCTTATCTTGAAACTCTCCGTCCTTATAAAGAAGAGATACTGTTTCTACTGGGAATGTGAGCATACAACGAAGTCTCTCTTGATTAAACCACTTCATAAATTTCTTTTGAAGCCAGTTAAGAGAATTCCATTTTGGAGTATCTCCATCAGGGAATACAAAATGTCCATACATTCCTTCAAAATAAGGTTTATCGAAATAACTTACATTCCAGAAAGCTGACTGGAAACCTCTTGCTGCGGCAGGTTGATTAACAGAATATACAATTTGTTGAAATTTCTGCTCAATTACCTTCTCAATACTTCTGCATTGTGGCTCCTCATAACCTTCTTCTAATAGCTCTTCAGCACTAGTTGGGAATGGGTAGCCATACATTTGAACTCCTGCATCAGCATACTTCCAATAATCATCGCCCCATTCTTTACGAGCAAAGTGGTCAAACATCACTAAGAAACTAGCAGTTGCAACTGCTCCTGCAAATTGAGAAGATACAGCAAATATCATATTTACAAACATTCCACAGAATGAGTCAAGGTTCTTTGGAGATGCTGATAAGCCCCCAATTCCTTTGATTCCGCCTTGCAAGAATGGATAACAGGATAAAGCTACACAATATGGGAATCCAAATGTAGAATTTTCATCATGTTTATAGATGATATGGCTCTTTAAATCTCTTTCATACTGTTTGTAGTCGAAATCAGGATATAGTACTTGAAGTTTCTCCTTCACTCTGTACCTATTAAGGTCTATGTTATTACTTTTATACAGCTCATTGTTAAGTACAGCAATATTCTTATTGGCTACATTTGAGTTATCATCAACTTCTGAGCCTTCCGCTGCATTAGAAGCCTTCATAAATTCCTTTATAAATTCTTCTCTTTCTTTCACATTCTCACGAACACGAGCTCTGTTTTCTCTATATAAGATATAAGCTTTAGCAACATCAGGGAAATCAAAGTCCATAAGAATCTCCTCTATCTGGTCTTGTATGTCCTCAATCGTTATTTCATCCCATACTTCAATAGAATCTAAAATATCCTCGACAGTATCTTCTTGTGGTGTGTATCCGCAAGCACTAAATGCTTTCAGGACTGCAATTTTGATTTTTGAGGCATTGAAAGCCTCGCTTGTTCCGTCTCTTTTTATTACGTTCATAGATATATAATTGTTTATATTGTGCCGAAATGCTTTACAAAGATAGTAAAAAATTTCGACACTTCAAAACAAATTGCTATACTGTTAAGATGTCCTTTAGTAGTAAAGTTTTCTCAACTTTATTCATTATATCTTTTCCTCCATCATTGCTGATTAATTGAGTAAATGCATTATATACAGTGAACATATTTACTGGCTGGTCTTCTGGAACATAATATTCGGATTTCTTGTCAAACAATAGTTTATAAGCATCTATTGGAGTACTAGTTGCTAGTTTGACTTTACCATATCCAGAGTCATATGCCATGTTAATAGAGTTTCTCACCCACATTCCAAGATTTCTCTCGATTTGTTCATCAGTTCTTTCAAACTCTGTTTTATGCAGTTTCTCTAGCCAGACTTTCATATCATTAGTCTGTTCCATTAAAGTGGTTACAGGTCTATAATTGATAGCTTTCTCTGGCGACAATTCCTGAATACTTAAGAAAGAAGGATTAAACACGCAGAGGTTAGTACAAGCTCTGTTAAGTCCACCTCTATATATCTTTACAACTGGTTTGCGTACATCTAATCCATATATAAAACCAACTACTTCATCGTGATTGTCAAATGAATATTCTTCTGGCATTACTGCCTGTATCCATACACGATTATAAGTAACATCATCTACATCTATTCCTCCGTCTTTGGTTTTAGTTATCTGGTCTGGTAGTTTTACTTGGATTCTAAAATCATCAGTAAACTTTGACATTCTTTCTAAGAAAGGTGTTACGTATGCTTCGGTTTTAAAGTACTCATTGTCTTTAATAACAGTAGCTTTACCTTTCAGTAATTCAGGCAGTGTGATTTCCACTTATATTTAATACTTTCAATGTTGTTCCACGATTTATCATATCTATGAATTGGTTGAGGGAATCCTCATAATCTTCAATTAAATCTTCTCCGAAGATTGTCTGTATCATGTCATCATCAAACCGGAAACTTCTATTGTAGGGGTCGTACTCAAGATAAATGTAATCAGTTATTTCTGAGTACTCTTCCTCAGCTTTTTCCTCTCCAACTAAATAATCCAGAAGAGAATAGGCTGCTTCAAACTTTTGTTGAACGGCCCATAAAAATTCGCTTTCAATTTCACTTTCCTCTAAATAACATATGTTTACATCTTCCGGATGGATAAAACCGCGGGTTGCTTCACATAGAGAAAAAAGGCAATCAATTGCCTCTTCTCCTGCGTGATTCTCTAATATTTCTCTAAACAAATAATTCATTGTAATACAATTCTTCCGTCAATAATTTTTGTGCCATCTACGATTGAATAGTCAGTACAAGCCGGAGTGTTTCCAAAGTTCTTATGAATCCATTCGGAACTTCCAAATAGAGAACCTACTGATTTATATGTAAACCTACGTCCATAGGTTGTTGCGGATTGATGCAAATCTCCCTTTACAAATACAACCTTATTTCCGAATATCTGTTTGTTATCAAGATACTCATTGATAAAGTTTTCTGTCTTTACATCTAAAGTCAAAGGAAGATTCTTAAACATATCCTTATTGTCCTTTCCATGACAAAGGACAAATGTAGTGTCTCCTACATTAAACTCCCCGATAAACTTATCGAAGATTGTACAGTCTACACCTTTATGAGTAAGGATTGCTTCTAATGCTACATTGGCCGCATATCCAAAGTCTCCATCATGATTCGATTCTCCAACACAAATGTACTTCATTTCGTTATAGTTCAAGTGATTTAAGGTATCGAAGAACTCTACCATACACTCGATAAATGTGTGAATTTGTTCTTTGTTACACATATTTTGCGGAAGAGAATGTCCACCACGAGTGGTTTGTCCATTATATCCGTCAAGAGAATCTCCAAGATTACAAACATAGATGTTATTAAATCCGCCGTATAAGGCGTTAAGTCTAAACAATTCGTCTGCAATCAATCTCAATCTTCTTCCTACTTCTTCCTTGTTGTAAGGATTAGAATAAATCGAAAGAGGAGAAACATACGCTCCAATGTGCATATCTGACAAATAAATGATAATGTCCTGTTTACCACAAGATTTCTTTGGAGAATACTTGGAGAGATTAGTCAAATTCAATCCATCCAAATCAATATGGATTCCTTCTTCAAGCTTTCTCTTTAACTCAATGTTTTCGAGAGCATACTTTTTAAGAAGTAATCTATCGTTCTTTACAGATTGTTCTTCAATTGTTCGTAAGAAGTCATTCTCCTTTTCACGCATTTGCATATCTGCCAATTCCTCTTGAGTATGTTCCTCGATAATATGAGGGGCAAATGGAGATACGGCTTTAGTAATGCTGAATACACGAAGAATACGTTTGAAGTCAATAAGAGAATATTCAGGGAAATATCTACTTATCTCTCTTTGAGTAATAGACATTCCATAATATGAATACATTCGGTGAATGTTGTTCATTTCATCTCTTGTAAGTCTTCCAGTAAGAGGAGCTTTGTCTTTTCTTAAGACTTTAAATTCATAGAACTTAATCTTCCCATCTTCATCACGGATAAGATTAACACTATTTCTATCGTCGTCTGCTTCAAGTTGCACTTGTTCCAGAGTAGTATCATCTGACGTGGGTTCTTCCGTTGAAGCTGCCGTTTCTTGAGTGAAAGGAAGTTCCGGACATGAAGTTTTACTCCACAATTCATTGATTTTATCCATATCTTCTTTATTAATCATACCTTCCTTATAATGATTACTTATGTTTTCATAAGTGTCTTCAAAATACCTTTTCGGAAGTTTGTTCGATTTAGTAAAATCTGACTTAGATGCTCCAAGTTCAACCAGTTGTGATAAACGCGCGATAAAATTAGTAATTGTTTTTTTGTAAATCATTTTTCAATGTTTTAAGTTAAGCTGTTACGCCTTTAAAGTTTATTAAAATAAAAAAGGAGTCCGCCTAAATTAATAGACGAACTCCTCTGGGGCTGTATTGATACATAGAAGTTATGCTACAATACCAAAGCAAAGGTATGTTCCTTTCTTAGCACTCTTAGATGGAGTATATTCTACCTCAAATGCGATAGGTTCTCCTTCAAGTACTTGTTTTGTGTAAGTGCAAACGATGTCACCTTTATAACCTTTGTCAGTGTAAAGGGATTTTGCAATTTCTTTAGCCTTAGCTTTTGTTTCGCTAGTTTCTGCAATAACAGAGCCAGATTTCTTATCAATCAACTGATAAGTAGTTTTGTACTTTCTCTTACCTTTTTCGTTCTTTACGTCATTTACTTTGTAAGGACGTTCACGAGTGTCAGCAGCTCCGGCTTCGATTGTAATCATACAACCTGCGTTCTTAACATTCTTAGTGTGTTTTGCAAGATAATCCAGACAGAACTCTTTGATGTCCTTTTCTGTGATTCCACCTTCGTGGTTTTTCTTCCAATTCTTGTACGCTTGAGTTGCGTCTTTCATTACTTCAAATGGTAATTGAGCCTTTGCTTCTTCTTTAGTAAATGCACATACTTCTAATTTCTGGAAATTCAATACTTGTGTTGCCATAATTCAAAAAATTTTTTAAACATTATTCTTATTAATCATCTTCTATTTATTGTTACAAAGATAGTCATTTTTCTGTAACTCACCAAACTAATTTGGTAAATAAATCTTAATAAAGTATAATCTAATTCTTGAATTATCTATAATGTTCTTCCGAAGAAGTGATACAAAGATACTACATTTTTTCGAGGTTGCAAAACCTCACTTGTTAAAAAGTGTGAAAATAAATTTATATCAAATTTCTTTCTTTATATTTGGAGGATAGACAAATGGATTTTTCCATACCTTTTCAAGGGTATCCACACTCTCTTCGTTCCAATTACACTCAACAATGCGTTTACCTTCTACCGTCTTCTCTTCAACTATTCCCATATTAGTAAGTAACTGATTGAATCGCATATAGGGATTTTTCTCAATCATCATACTAATCTCCCAAAGTATCTTCCTATTAGCAGTTTGCCTTAGGTCTTGCTTGGTATACTTTTTTAGGGACTCTGCGTTCATAAACATAGACCAACTCATTAGAATGGTAAATATTCGTGAAGTATCTTTCCAATCTGTGTCGCCATTTCAGCCGGAGTTTTAATTCCAAATGTGGGGAACTCTGTACAGCCGTACATAAAGTCCTCACACATAATAGCTAGCCCCTTTATAAACTTCTCTGGAAGGGGGTCTTTGGCAGTAATCTGCATTAGTATTTTATAAGGAGTGATATCTGGTCTCTGCTGTTTGGCTTTCATAGTCAAATGGCAAGTCAGAGCAATCACTGCAAACTTATTATTGACGTCAACATTCAAATATCCGAGAGAAAAATTCTCGTTATAAATGTCTTTCATTTCTTCATACGTCATGTCGTAATATTCCATTAAATAGGTGTCTCCCATGGATTTACTGTATAAAATGCAACCATGCGCAGTAATTTAGTAAATTCTGCAAATCCTCTTAACATTTCTTTCTTTGTGACTTTATATACTCCAGCAAAGTAATTGGGAACTGTAGATATTAATAACATATTAGCTTTCATATCTGGATTTTTAAGTCCATATATCTTTTCAGCAGCCAACATTAACATCCAACCATACATTCCCATTTGTCGATAGTAGTGATATTGTTCCCAACTTTCACTAAATCGAGTCAAATAATGACCAGTAGTTTTTAAGTCATTCAATGTGATAAGGTTTTCATCTGGACATATTGTATAATTATCCAGTTTAGCCTTTAACTTTAATATGAACGGTTCGTGTTCAGGCACACTTACTTCAACATCAATCAGAACCGCTTGCTCATTTAAAGACATAGGTGGAGTCATTATATAAGAAGGATTTAACAAAGACTGTATCTCTGTATTTCTTCTCGCTGAATCCAAACAGGCTTGTAACCTTTCCCTTGATTTAGCATCCAAATAAATTGGAGTTCTGGCTTTATCAAAACTCTCTCCGTATTCATACGCCTTACGTTGTACGAAGTAGTCATCACATTTAATTCTAAGGGTTTCTATTCTTTCCTCTGTCATTTTCCCTTTGTAGTAGTCAATTTTATCAGACGCGGCTATAATATCATCTTCTGTGACTACATCATTTTTACAAAATGTAGGATAGAGTTCATCAGCCATAAATCCTGCTTTTGCTGTCGGTCTATCAACCGATTCTACTAAGACAAAATCATTAGGCTGCAATATTAACTCATGAACAGCAGAACCAAACACCAAAGAATCGGAATAGATAGTTTTTATTCCTTCGAAATATAATTTAGGAGACCCTCCTTGTTCAGGGTTTATATATTTAAGTCTCGAATTACTGATATAATCTCTATATCCATTTCCGAAATACTCATCATCACTGATGTCAAGTATTCGGAGTGTTTCTACAAGGGGACGTAACTTAATATCCTCAAGCTTCATTTACCTGTAACTCAAGTTTATAGGTTGCATTGGGAGCATCTAATTCATCAGCGGATTCATATACATACATAAGTCCTTCTTCGAAGTTCATATCAATACAATATACTTTGTCTCCCGCTTTATATTTACCAATGTCCTTGATAAATACACAATTCATAAAAGCTATAAAAAGATTATCGCATAGGTCCCAACTTCCCCAAGTAAATAATTGTTTTTCCATTAACCGTAGGTTTTCATAAAGCAGTAGGCATCCATAATTTCGTCCTTACAAAGAGAGAAAACCTTATACATAGGAAAGTCAGAAGTTCTTTCAGTGTGATATACCAATGCAGGAAGTCCTGAATTGTGACATTTCAGTACATTACTAATTGAATCGTCTATAAATACATCAACTTTACCTTTAATCATATCAGCTTTATTGCCATGCTGATAGACCATTTGATAAATTGGAGCTTTAGGGAATCCATTCATCTCCAACCACTTCTTAGTCCATTCTTTGTTATTTACTCTCTTTGTGCAATACAGAGTTGGCTGGAAATCCGGCATATTAATAACCTTCAAACCAAGCCAGAAATCTCTATCTTTGGATAATACCTGCTGCACGTTTTTAGTAATTATACTATCTTCGAGCATACGTGGATTATTCTTTGTATCAAAATATTCACAATATGCTCCCCAAAAGTCGGCTAGACAATCGTCAATGTCCAGTCCAATTCTAAATCTCTTCATGTAAAAATTTAATTCGTTTATAAAGCGTCTATATCAATGACATCACCTACTTGGGCATTTGCGGCTTCGATGATGTCAACAAACTCACTCCAATCCCCAGGATAGTCTAAATCCCAGAGATTTACATAAGTTTCAATGATTTTATCCTTAGCTTCTTGAAGGCTTCTGGCTGTAATTTTCTCAACCCAGACGCTATCACTGGTGCTAAAAGGAACTACGTATGTGTTCATTCACAAACTTCGTCAAAGTTTTCAACAATGTCAATCATCTCATTATCGAGAACATCCCAGACTTGGTCGAATATGGTTTGTGGCATCTTTTTGTAATAGGCATAAGCAATACTGCCGGCCATAGCTGCAATAGTATCACTATCTCCACCCATAGAAATAGCTAGTTTTAAACAATCCTCGTAGTCTTTAGACTCAAGAAATGCAAGTAAAGCAATAGGAACACTGCCTTGACAAGTAGAATCGAAATGATATTCTGGACGAATCTCATCCAAAGTCTTAGATGCATACTCTGGATAATATTTATTGAGAATGTCTCTCACAGAATTTTTAGTTCGAAGTTTCTGTTTCATTACGTATATTGCCAATGCAATAGCTTGAGCACCTTTCACTCCCTCTGGGTCATTATGAGAACACAGAGCAGAGTTCTTAGCGAGTTCAAGACACTCCTCAACACTTTTAGCTGCATAGCCACAAGGACTTACACGCATTGCCGAACCATTACCATAGCTTCCATAAGGAACAGGATTATCAATCCATTTACGGAACATTCCACCATATCCTCTGTTGGGATATTTCTTACACATTTCTTGGATGCACTCTCCAAATTGCTCTGGAGTAGGATTTCCGTACTTTAGAATAGCATTTGCTACTCCAATAGTACATACAGTATCGTCTGTAAAACCATTACCTGTTCTTACTAAACGAACCACTTCATACAGTTTAGTTCTTCCGAACTTTGCTTCATAGGAGGAACCGCAGACATCACCTGCAATTGCTCCAAATAGTACATAGTCTATTATCATTGGTAGCTGACTGAGTTTTTAATAGTTATTTCTTCGTTATAAAAGTTGAATCCTTCTGGAGTTCCAAAACTTGCCATTGAAAATGACCTGTCTATTGCTCCTTCGTAGATTTCATCATCTTCAGCTTCTTTAGATACCTTGACAATCATTCCTTTAAAACCTCCACCTACTGGCTCTATTGCAAGAACGATATAGTCATAGCCATTGCTTGCGTATCTGAGAAGGTACGGATAAGGGAGTGTCTCAGACGTCATAGGAAACATGATTTTCTCTCTTTCTGTTTTAGGAGTATGCTTAATCATAATTCAATTATTTTAATTGGATTTAAGTTAAATGAACTTGGGGTTATTTGTACTTTATCTTTTGTAAGAATCACGTTCTTACTTAAAGATTCGGGTGGATAAAGATAAGTAGGAATCTTAGAAGTTTCCAGATACTTAGAGAAATGGGCTCCGAAAGCAATGTTTTCCATACCTTCTGTGAGTACTTTCTCTTCAAGATACTCGAATACTCCCTCATCAATTCCACTATCACTACGTCCAGAAGGCATCAACGGCAACAGAACATGATATTTTACATCACTTCCATAGCGTTTCCATTCATTAACAAAATAGTCAACGGATTCCTTGTTGGAAATAATATGGTGAATATTTACATTTGTGTCACCCATTGTAATGAGATTGCAAATAGCCATATCAGCATATTTACGCAACTCTCTATTTCCTAAACTTACAGCAACTCCGCCTACGAAGTTACGAGTATATTCAAGCAACTCTCGATTAGTGGCCCTAGACAACGTAATGCCATTAGTAGTATAATTAGGAACTACTCCCGTATTATACACTGTTTCCAAGAACTTACAAAAGTCTGGATGAATAGTAGGCTCGCCAGTAGAACCAATAGCAATTTGAAATGGCTTATCAGTAATAGTGACGTGATTAGCCTTTTCTTCTTTATAAAGACTCATCCACTTTACCCATGTTTCGCATATATCAGGATAATTAATTCCCTTGTGTGAAGCACTTACATAGCAAAATGGACATTCTGCATTACAAAGAGTGTTGATGCCTACATCATAAAACTCTGCCTTATCAGCTGGAAGTTCCTTTGCAACTCCTTCGCCAAGTCTAATAGTCTTTAAATTTGGAGACCAAATTGCATTATAATTGTAGTCTGGAAACACTCTTCTTTTTAAACCCCAATGGTTAAAATCTTTCATCTTTTAATTGTTTTTAGTTTCTTTCGTTTTCTGGAAGTTCTTTCCATTCAGAATAAGATACAACTTCTATCACTCTTTTGGTTTCTGGGTCAATGCGACAATAACTGTCACAAGTTACCACTTCAAGGTTATTAAGTAACCAATTGATTGTGGCTCTTCTGCTGTGGTCTATATCAACCCATACGAATTTTTCCAACTCTTCAAGAGATTCTTTAAATTGTAAAGAGAAGACTTCCTTGGTGAATAAATCCCGCTTGTTTTCAGGTATATATTCATTCTTATCTTCGTTGTAATAATCATCAAAAGTCTTTATCTCCAATTCCCCGCCCATACCGGATGAAGAATCGTACTTGGCTCTTTCTTCGTCAGATAGTTTCTCCCACTCATCCCAATCGCCATCAAAATAGTTCTTGTTTGCAACTTGCTCAATTAGATTTACTAAATCATTGACTGGAGTAGTTGCCTTAACTACGAATACCTCTGAACTAGAGTTCGTAATAATGTCCGAAACAGACTGTAATTTAATTCCTAATCGCATCTTTCTACTGTATAATTTTCTTCTCCGAACTTATCTTTGAGAATAGCCTTAACTCCTACTTCAAAGAATGTATCACATTCTATTCCATAAGGAAGACTTAATTCACAGACAAATCCTTCAAATTCTTCTTCATTCTCATGATAATATTCAGTCTCGTCACTAATAACAGGACTTAGTTCCCAGTCACGAGAAGGGAATAAATCCTTCAATGCATTGTATATTTCATCATGTAGGACTTTGTCCTTAGTATCTATTCTAAGAAATGTTTCAGAACTCGAATTTGTAATAAGGTCAGAAATTGATTGAATTTTAAGTGTAATTTTTAATTTCATATTAGTGTCGGCTTTCTTGCCATAAACAGTCACCTCTCGCATCGCCCAATACGTCTTCGCAGCCACTGAAATGGTCCTCAATGTCAACAACATATAGTCCTTCAAGTTCATCCATACGAGGAAGAATATACAAGTCAACAAATGCTTGCCAATCCTCGTAACTGAGACAGTCGTACGGTTCCTCTATATCAAGGTAGCCACATATAAGGTCAGCTTCCCAATAGTTATTGCGAATCCATTTCTCAGTTACCATATATACACTGATACACCCATCAGCATCTAATGAATCATAGTGATTAGCATCACGTTCGTTCATTAAGAAGGTTTCAGAAGATGAATTAGTGATAATATCAGAGATGCTCTGTATTTTTGTTAAAAGTTTCATACTTTAATCTTTTTAAATTTGCCGCATTTTTTACATAAAAAAGTTGCTTCCACGATTGAAGGATATTTATCAGTGCTAATCCAATATATTTTAGTTTCCTTTACCTTTTCCCATTCGTGGCAGCATAGGAATTTCTTTTTAAACGCTTCTACTAAATCTTTAAACATATCAATAACGATAGTCAGCACTGTATAGAGTATCTAAAGAGTTCAGAGCTTTGGCAGCCATTTCAGCGTCCTCATTGTCTAATCCGTCCTTAACTCTAATGTTCAATTCTTCAAGAGCTGGGAAAGAGTCCCAGGCACCGTCATTTTGTTCTATACAGTATTCTTCGTATGTCTGTGCTCCATTTTCAATTGCAACTCTTTTTACTTCATCAAAAATATATTCAAGTGCTTTAGACTTACTTTCACTCCAATCTCCTGCATCCCAGCCGTCAGAGTAAATTTTTTCAAGAGATTTAGCATAATCATTATCCCCGTCCTTGATATAATTTTTGATGTAGTCATAGTATGCGTCCTCCCATCTATCATCGAACTTAGTGTCGAATACAAATAGGTCAGAGAACATAAGAGTACTTCCTACCGATGCAAGTAAAGAATCCACAATATTCCTGATAATACATTCTGCATTGTCATTCAATACTGTAAATGTTTCAGTGGAACTGTTAGTAATTAAATCTGTAATAGATTGAATTTTGATTTTCATTTTATCCTAAATGATAACGGTTAATATTTGAATAATCTAGACTTTCTATAAACTCCATTACCCATCCCGGTATGCTGTTATCTGTTACTGACTCGATGACTAAGTCTCCTCTTTTTATTTTAATGTGTCTGTAAAAATCATAGGTCATATCATTTGATGCTACCCAAGTTTTGTACAATTCGCTCGGAACTAATCCGGCAGCGGTTACTACTTCATCAATCAGTTCTTCTATTTCCTGATTTTTACTTTTTTGATTGTGAACTACAAACAACTCACTCGAGCTATTTGTTATCACATCTGATATTGACTGCGTCCTCAAGATTACTATCATCATCTAAAAGTGTTTGTAAGTTATTAATTTCTCTTTGGTGATAGTCTATTTCGTCCTCTAAATCCATAATTATAAGATTATGTTCAAGGATTTGGCTCTCTATCACTTCTCTCTGTTCATTTGTCATAACAATAAAAAAGGCGACTATTGTTTAGTCGCCTTAATTAGTTCATAGAAATATTCTTTTGTCATAATGACATATTCTCCAATAGAGCCCATGTTGACTTCCTTATTTACCTGGTAGTTATGAAACACTACCAATGGTCTGTCTTTACGAGGGCATCCGGGAATAATGTCTTGATACGAGGGCTTATTCTTAGTACATTTGCATTGCACATAGAATGGTAACGTGTTTGGAATTGTCTCTGCTATATCTATTTTATCAGCATCAAGGTTTTTCGATTCAGAACGAGAGGACTTCAATCCTTCAAATCCAAGTGCAGTTAATTCCTTGATAATCTTTAACTCATAATTGTTACCCTTCCTCTTTGCATACGCTCCTGTGTGTTTCTTCTTTGGTTTCTCTTGTTCTTCTGCCATAATAATTTACTCCTTCTTGGATTAGTTCCAAGGTCTTTTTGTGTCCATACTTTTTGTGAAAATCTGAAATATCCTTAGCACCATAGCTACGAGGTATCATAAGACAGATTAGACCAGTGTCTTTTCTAATTTTTTTCATATTAGAAACACCGGCTAAATCATTATCATATAATACACATATGTGCTCAAATCTACTTTTCAATTCATCAAAAAGAGTTTGCGGAATAAATAAATTCTCAGAGTTAGGCGCTATGGCAGGGATTCCACACGAATAAAAAGTCATTACGTCTTTCAGAGACTTAGTAATAACCAGAACTTTACCCTTTTTAGGTAACTGGTCTAGTCCCTGTATCATTTTAGCAGACCAATTAGAAAGGAATCTATACGACTTTCGTTTAGGAAAATAAATTCTCCATAACTCTAGTCCATCCTTTTTACCTTTATAATAACCATAAATGGGACTTTGTTCGTTGGAAGAAGCAAAATAATTTCCATTTAAAAAAATGGATTTACAAGAATATACCCTAAACTTTTTCAGTATAGGGGGCGTGATACCATAAGAAGCCCACCACTCAAGCTCTTTTTGAGAGAAATCTTGCATCTCAATTTGAATACTGGCTGGCCCAGTTTCCTCAAATTTCTCAGCTCGTTCATTAATTTTGCCTTTGTTCTTTTTAAGATGTGGGGAAGATATTAGTCCGAAATCATTGGCGATGATTTTCAAGGCCTGATGATAAGTACAACTAAATTTCCGCATTACAACGCTAATGAAGTTTCCGTAGAAATCTCCCTTAAAGTCATTAAAGATAACATCGCCCGATTTATTCACATAAAATGAACAAGTTGGGTGGTCATCAATCCTTAGAGGTGATTTAAATAATCCCTTCTTTACAGGAATACCCAAATAGTATTCCATGTAAGTTTCTTGGGAGTATTTAGATAACAAATAGTCTTTTGTGATTGTAGGTTCAATCGTGAATTGCATATTAACATACTATTTTATTGAACCACAAAGATAACAGTTTTAAATCTCAATTCCAAATAACTCTTAATGAGATTAGTAAGAGCTAAGGGATATTAGCTTTTACTTCAAAGAGTTAAAGTCAATAGCATCGACAGATGCAGTATCAGAGGCTGCGTCAGCTGCACTATTCTTTTTCTCAATAGCATCAACGTCAGTCGGCTTCTTAGCCTTTAAATCTTCTTTTCTCTTTAAATCATATTCAGTAAAGAATAAATTTTCTCCAATGAAGTTATCAGAAACGAATACTTCACCTTGTTTGTTAAGAGCCAAGAAATAAGGAAGACGAGGTACGAAATTTCCGTCTTTGTCTGTTGCCCCTATAAGTTTCAAGTTAGTCTCTGTACCAAATTTTGGTTTAAGGATGTTGATGAAATTTTCACAAAGTTCACCGAATGTCTTAAAGGGAATGCCCTTTAGTCTTTCGAACTCTTTCGGAGCTATCACAGTTCCTAATTGAGCAATAAAGGACATTGTTCTTTCAAAGTTGCTAGGGCTTTCAACTTCGTGTCCTTCTTTGTTTTGGCGAGTTGGTCTCTTGTCGTCTCCTTCTTTTGGGAAGAAGATGCTTTCTTCATAGTAACCGTCGTTGTTCTCAAATCTCACTTTCAAAATTTCATATACAGCATCAGGGTCTTTCTTTCCCTTTAATGTCTCTACCTTAACGTCCGCGAGCTTAACTCTGTGAATCTCATAAGGTTTCAATCTTGGTTTAGATGTTGATACTGCGGGTGCTGCTGAAAGGTTAAAATTTAATTCCATATTGTAGATTATTTTAATGTAAAGTCGAATTTTGTTATAGTATCTTCTTCTACTGAATCATCTTGTACCATATTTGCAAGTTGAATATCCAATGGAATATCCTCACTTGGCTCTTCATCTACTTCATTTACATCAATCTTATCATCTACTACTTCTGATTCCTCTGGCATACTGTCCCCTATAAGCATGAATAGTCCATCCTTATGTGCATGGGGTATAAGTGTAAATTGGGAACCATATTCACTAAGAGTTTCATTAGCTTTACCTCTACAACTTACAGTTAAAGAGTTAGTTAGCTTATTTCCTCCCTTAGTTCCAAATGCTTCATTAGAACCTATCACAGGCTTTAGAAGCTTTCCGTGCTTTTCGTACTTAATATCGATTCTATCATCAGGACTAACACCAAGTGCTTCTGCAGCGGCTTCATTTAATATATATTTATTGTCTTCGAGAACAATTAAAGGTTCTTTGCTATCTGGAAGTGTAGACTTACCTTTACCCTTTTTAGGAGTTTCAGCTTTAGTCTTCTTTGCACCAGTTTCTCCTTCGTTCAAGATTTCGCGAGACACGGGAGTATATTCCCCTGTCTCTGGGTCGAAATCGAACACAATCAGCATTTTAATCCTCACCATTATATTCCTTAATACGTTGAATTACCATGTTCAAATCATTATCTATCAATAGTTCATCAAACAATCCCATTGGAGACTTAGCAGTGCAAGTTCCGTCAGAGTTAGTCTTGAACATATAACGAGGTTTATTTTCTTCATCCTTCTCGATTGTAGTGAAAAGTACATAAGTGAACAAACCTTCCAGAGTAATAACTGAATCCAACATCTTACCAAGAGTTTTAATCTTTAGATATTGGTTAACTCTATCCCCAATATTCTCACTATGAGTAGATACTATAATATACAAATCATCACGAAGATTCATTGCATTTTTCAGCACTGAATAAGCATGTTGTGCCATTTCAGTAAATTTCTCATATCCCTTCTCTTTAGCTCTATCCATAGCTTCAAACGCCATGAAATACTGGAAGTCATCAATAATAACGTATTTAATCCACGCCATTTTGCTATTGATTAGTTTCAACATAGTTGCCACATTATCAACGCTAGTTGTTGTGTAGAAGTTACCCAACTCTTCTGGTGTTTTACCAGCTGTGTTTAAGTTACGATACTTCTTTTTTGCACCAGGAATACCCGGTCTTTTACCTGTTGTTGTGATGATAAAAGTTTCTTCTGGATTTAAATTTCTGATTGAAGTAGTCTTTCCAGAACCAGACTCTCCGCAAATACAAATCATTTCTGCCATTATAGTGTAATAGTTATTTGTAAAGGTTTATTTTCTTTGGCATCTATTTTCTTTGGCTGAATCTCTTCATACTTTTCCTTTACATAGTCGGAAGTTAAATACTTCCCGTAATCATAGATTTCGTCAGATTTTGGCAACTCTTTCCAGAGTCCGCACTTTCCATAGAAGGTAGTTCCTACCTCTATATCTGACTCACCATAACGATTCTTTAGAACAGTTATGCTTCTAAATCTAGATTGTAATGTTTTTATGTCGTAACCCTTATATTTATTCAGTCTTTCTCTGAACGGATTGAATATAGAAATAATGATTTCACTATCCTGAGCTGGAGAACCACTATCCTTTATATCTGAGATTTGCATATTATCAAATCCAGCTTTTTTTCTGTCCATTGAAGTAGAATCTCTATTTGCCTGCATAATAACTAGCGGACTAATTCCACATCTATTTCTCAAAGTTACCAAATAAGATGAAATTAAATCCATTTCTTCCTTTAGACTTCTTCCTTGAGATTTACGAACAAGACTCAAGTGGTCTATCACTACTAAATGAATCAGGTCTTCGTTGTCTGGCTCATAAATAGTTCTAGTTTCAGTCTCAATAAATTTACCTCTTCCTTCCAGTTCCTTCATTAGGGATGAATACAGAATCTCTGCATTTAAAGCCTTATCGTGAACTGTAATTACCTTTTCAACATCATGTAACCAAGGTAAAGATGCAAGAACTAAATTATAGTGCTCTTCGCTTAATGTATATCCCTTCTCTTTAGAAAGTAATTCTTTAGTAGATAATTCAACTCCATATTCCTCGAATATGTGCATACATAGTAGTTTAGCAAAGAGTAACTCACTACTCATTTCCAAACTATAATATGTAACTTTGAAGTTGTCGTCATGTAAATGTTCAACCAGTGGTCTGTAAATGTAAGAATACAAAGCTAATGAGGTCTTACCAGAACCAGTTCCACTAAATAACAGAGTGTAAGTTCCCTTAGTTACTCCATCTATTATACTCTCCAACTTGGGCATACCCATACTTAATCCCCAGTTCTTTCCACTTCTTCCTAATGTGATTTGATGTACTAACGAGTTTGTTATCATAAAGACCTAATTGCTGAAAAGTTTACACCATCATAATCTCCACTCATTAATAATTCTATGTCTTTCCATTTTTGCGAAATGACAAACTCACAAATGCCGAAGTTTATAAAGCTAGTATTTTCAAGTGCCCAGTTTAAGCACTCCAACACATGCTCATGTTCGGCTGGATTGTGTCTTATAGATTTACCATAAAATCGGAAGAAATCCTCAAGACTGTCAAATTTCTTAGCAATATTACGTAATCCATACGTAACTCCATTAATGTTAGTAAATGCAGGATATGCTTCAAACAGCTCTTTTCCCATTTCAAACGAAGCTCTATAAAAAGTCTTTAAGAAATTAACAGCAAAATCAACCTTTTCAGGATGAAACTGTTCTCCTTTATTGGGAATCTTATAAGACTTCAATATTACTCCCTTATTCTGTAAAGAAACAAGTGTATCTCTCAAAGGACCTCTCATTTCTTCTGGAATTGCTAAAAATCTAAATACATATTCAGGGTTATATTCTTCTTTCGCAAGAAGTAAAATTCTAATTGTAAATAGCTCATTCGGAGAGATTTGATACTTCTCCAAAATTGCTAGCTCATTGTCTATTGTTAAACTTAATTTATCCAAACAGTTAAAAATTAAATAGTAAAATATTAATCTCTAACTGTAATCACTTTAATCTCCTCTCAGAGCGTTATCAATTACATACGGTTCTAAAAACTCTTCCAAAAGTTTGTCTACTCGGTTTTCTATAGCTACTGGGCTATATATCTTATCGTTAACTTCGAAAAAGTCCATCTCTTCTGTTGCGTCCAAAATTCTAGCCAACAACAGTAATTCTACTTGTTTCTCTAATATCATTTCGAATTGGATTACAAAGATAATAAAAATAATCGACATTTCCAAACCTAAGTGAGATTTAGGCAATTTTAACCTAAATCACTTGGTCGGTCCTTCCCATGTCTCTAAAAAGAATTCTAGGTTTCTCTGACATTCGGCAGGGTCTTTATATGTATATTTGCTACCCCAGCATTGATATCCACAGTTTAATGTCCAAGCCCATCCCCCTAAGTCAGCTTCCTCATCGTACCAATAGTTCATTGATACGTCATAGTTTTTTCCTGCTTCCTGTATTGTCATATTATATTAAATATGTTGTCTATTGCCTTTTTGACAACAGCATTATTACAAATATCATATTTCTCACTCCAGTTTGATTTTCTGTAGTAAGAAAATATCTGACTAGAGGTTAACTGTGTTGTTTTAATATGGGAATACTTAGAAAGTTTATTTATAAACAATTTACTAGGCATTATTTGCAAACAATAGTGCTTTCCCGAAACTCCGTCTATCGGACCATCATCTTGTATAATAAAACGATATTCAATATCATAAGCCTCTAACCACTCTGCTATCAAGTAAGCAAAATAACAGCAACCTCCAGAATTCATACTATATCTCCTATCTAGCTCGGATGCTAGATAGTTTAACTTTTTAATCAGAAATTCCATATGTTAATCATAGTATCCACTCATCCAACGTTGTCTTTCTATATACTGTTTAGCAGTTTTAGACACTGGAGCATTATACCAGTTTTTTAACTTCTTCATTTCGTTATCATAATCGCTTGACATAATTTTGTATTTTTAAATAAGTTAGTAAAATATCTCAATACCTAAACATGAAGGTCATTGGCTTTTTCTTTATCTCTTCAAAAGGTTCTCTTTTCAATACGTGCATTAATTGTTCTTCGTCTAAAGTTACATACTTTTTATTGGCATGTGACTTATTAAACCACTCTTCTTCAACAGTTCCTCTTACCACAAAGGTAAATATTTCTGCACGCTTGTTCGGAGCAAACCTAACTACTCTTCCAGTTCTTTGTATCATTTTGGTAGGACTTGAATCCATTCCTAGAATTATAGCTACAGATAATCCAGAAACATCCATTCCCTCATCTGCTTTTTTAACGGTATTTAATACCCCAGTATCCATTTTACTGAACTCTTCAAGAGTTATTCTGCTTTTCTTTTTTGAATCTTTTCCAGTATAAACAGACCCTCGTTTTATTTTTTCTGCAATTTTAGTAGTTGCAGAAAATGTGACTATTTTACAATCCTGCCTGTAATCACAAATTAATTGAGTAAGTCTGATTTTATCTGGGTGATTATAAATGAATTGTTTTCTTTGCTGCATAGTTCTTGCAAAACCAACAGCATGAAATGTGATATCCTTTAGAACTTCAGACTTTATTTTCCCATCCTTTATCTTGTCTCTTTCACATATAAAGTCTCTATAAGCCATTCTATATTTATAGCCCTCTTTACCAATCATTTGCATGGCTAAAGAGAAGTTATAATCAAAGTAAGAGAAGTGTTCAGTAAACTCTCTATTATATTTCTGGTACTCGGAGATGTCTGCATCAATATACACTTTATATTCAACATAATCAGAAACCCATCCATTCTGAAGAGCTTCTTCAAGAGAAATAGTATCAATAATTGGACAATATCTCTCAATAATTTTATGTCTTCCATCAAGTCTCTCAAGTGTTGCGGTTAGACCAAGTATCATTCGATACTTGACTCTTTCAAATACTTCACTAAATGTATCAGCTCCCATTCTATGAATTTCATCAATTATAAGTATATCGCAAGTCCATTCGTGTTTAACGACGGTATTGATTACTACAACCTCTGCGTTCATAAAGATTCCATGTTTAGTAAGTTGCATAATCCATTGCTCTTTAAGCAAGTCTGTCGGGACTACAACCAATATTCTAAACTGTGGGTATTTATTCAAGACACTCTTTGCACATTTAATGGCAGTATAAGTTTTGCCTACACCAGTACCATATTCTAAAGTTCCTCTACATTTATTATCAATCCATTTAATTCTACCTTCTTCCTGTCTTTCATCACGAGTTGGCGGTGTAAATAAATCCAAAATTAGATTATAGATGCTAATATTACATAATTATCTACAGGAATAGCAGAAAGTTTCCCCAAAATTAATGAAACTTTAAAGAGAAACAACTTAATTTTAGAGAGTGTATCCATGATATTCAGCAACCTTTTCGATTTGCTCCATTCTAGTTTCCCACTGCTCGATATGATACTTCACTTCTTCTTCAAGTAAGAACAATACTTTATCTCTCAAAGTAGTCAGTTGTTCGGTAGTTAAATCGAAATACTTCTTACTCTTCAAGTTAATCATTGCTCTCAATTGTCCATATGTCAATCCCCTCGAATTTACATATAGTTTAGCAGTAGATTTTAAATTGAGACGTTCCCTTACTACTTCTAATCTGTCTCTGATATTACCGTTCTCGTCCTTTTCAGTCAAGTCTTTCATTTCCTGTGGAGTGAACCATAATCCCTGTTTCAGAATAAAGGTAAGGGTTATATGTTGTTTGTTAAATTTACCTAGTGCATCTAGGCATCCATCCAATACTAGCTCGATAGGTATGCTTGCAAATTCCAACGGGATTCCGTTTGTAAGGGTAGAGATAGGATATTCTTTTAGTTTATCCTTAGTAAGTTGTTCCTTGTTGGCTTCAATGACTTTACTCAAATCATTTCTATACAAGAATCTCGGATAACGCTTTCTGTCTTCTGTTTCTTTCTCAAGATAACGAAGATAAAGCTCAGTGTTACATTTGTCTCTCTGTTCCTTAATAATATCTAACAATACATATCTTCCCGGATGTGCTTTGTCAGTGTTATATAACATAGATTTACAGTGTTGATAAAAACTTCTCAACTGTTCTTCTGTACAGTCAACCAGACGATATTCTGTTTGAACTTTTTCTCCACCAAACTCTTCTTTAGCACCTTTCCAAATGAAAGATTTAATATTATTATCCTTTGCTGCAAGCGCTTCTTCTAGCTTTTCTTTAACTATCATAACTTTTATAAACTTTTACTATTCTTAATTTTTCATCATCTCTTTGTTTTAAAAGTTATCTATTGTGTTCTTAGCCGTTACATATACATAACATACTCTTTCTTTTCTTCTGGTTTAGGTATAAACTTAATAAATTGTATGTTATTATAATTATAGGGAATCATTTTACTCCCATCGAACCATGTATCAATTCCGGCTCTAATCTCTTTATACTCTAGAAAGCCTACTTCTCCCAGACGTAGTGAGCGGTGTTCCCAATTCGGGAACTGCACACACATAAGATACTCTTTACTTTCTAAATCCTGAAATACATACGTGACATATTGCTCGGGGTCAGTACTACTCGCAACCAGTTTCGCAAGTATTGTTATCATCCTCTATGATGTAGTCACGAATAAGGTCTTCCTTATCTGTTTCCGTGTCTTCATCTGTGGGGATTGCACAATACTCAATCCAGTCTTCCGTGTAGCTATCAAACACCTCATTGGCATATGCTACCAATTCCGGGTCTTCATCGTCTCTATCCCAACCAAGTTCTCCATAAGCCTCTTCCATTGCATCAGCATAGGTACCTAAGCCATTAGCTCCCTCGTAGGAATCATATTCCTCACAAGCTGCTGCCCATGCTTCATATTCTGCATCTTCATGAGATTCAAATAGGCCCGTATACTGATACTTTTTACCACCAAAGCCCCCGCCGAGTCCGGCGTATATGTTATATTCTTTCATTTTACTTCTGTCAATTTCTTTTACTGCCATAATACATTATATTCAGGAATTTCAATTCCAAGTTCCGTACACTTGTTATATTGAGCTTGCGAGATTCTACCTCTATAACCGGGCACTCCATTCATTACACGAATCCAGCCAGCCGCTTCCATTTCTGACACCGTTTTCTTGAAGTAATAATAGGCAAGGTCATCATGTTGCATCCATTCACAAGGATACGTATGCCCTTCTCTATCAATCCACCCATTATTTCTCCACTCCTTACCATGAGGGTCAAGATGAGTATTTCTGTAATCGAGGTCCTCAAAATCATCGGCTTCTGCTTCCTCAAGTACTTCAAAACAACTTACTGGACACCTGCCGTAGTTTCCTGTGTAACACAAGACGTCTACTCCATCACGGTAATCCTCAATGTCTTCATCCCGTATTTGTCTCCAACCGGCTTGAGTATGAGGAAATCCGGTTTCTACTATTTTTATAAACAAGCCCATATAACAATCAGCATTATATAATACAAATACGTTTTCATTTCTTAAATAACCAATATAGAATTTTATTTTCTTCCCAACCCTTCCATTCAAATTCTATGAAGCTTATTCCTGTAAGTAAAACTACCATAAAAGCTACATTGAGGATTGGGATTAAGCAAACGGCATAAAGTGCTATTTTTACAGCATTGGGAACTTTTATTTTCTCCCCAGTTATATCACTATAAGCATAGTTATTTGCCATTTTTATCCACCACGTTACTAACAAGATGGATATAATTATCGCTATTAAAAACATCATGTTATTTTTCTTTATAATCTACACAACCATACTTCGCAAAGTCACAAATCTTCTTTTCGATTCCTATAAAACAAGGATATTTTACACACTCTTTACAAGTTCGAGCCGGATATTTGTATTTAACTCCGTCCTTATCCTTATCTATTGCCTGCTTTTTTGCCATTAGTTTTTGGTTTATAATTCTCACAGAAATTTACAGCGGCATCTAATGCTTCGCTATATTTCAAATATCCAGCTCTCGGCAATCCATTATTGGAATCTGCCCAATGAGCTGTTGTGACATTACCTACATAAACTCCAGCAGTCCACAACCATTGACCTTTATTTTGTTGTGGAAATATGCAGATTCGGAATCCTTTTGCTTCCCATTGTTCGATTGTTTCAATCATCGGCTAACCATGCTAAAAATATTCCCCAAGCAAGACACATAAAACACATAGCTATTACATTGCTTACTAAAGAAGATATTATGGCAGCTCCAACAATTAATCCAATCCAATACCTTACGTCTTTCATTTTACAAATAGTACTGCAAATAGTCCAGCTGCAACAGTAAATCCTCCTATGGATAAATTCCTAAGTTTTTTTACTCGTTTCTCCTTCTTGGCTAATTGTATATTCAAAGAATTAATAACTTGGTCATTAATATCTACCTGTAACATACATCTATTTAATTGGGACAGCCTTAGAGAATCCATTGCAACAAGATTCTTATTAATAGTCTCAAGACCGTTTACTTGCTGAATTAATAAATCCACTTCCTTAGAAAGCTTTCTATGCTCTAAAAAGATTAGATTAGTGTGCTTCAACTGTTGAGGAGTTATCACCACCAAAGAATCTTCCGTAACTTTCGGATAGGTAGTCTGAGAAAAACTTGACATCGTCCCCAAGAGGCTGATTAGTAATATCAATATAATCTGCTTCATATTTTTCACGAATTTTAATTATTTTTACTTTAGTAGTATCAACAGCATTACGTAAACTATCGTTAATTTTATTGATACTGCTGATGTGATTATTTAAAGAGTCGATGTTTCGCACCAACTCTTTATAATCATCACTGGGAGATGTCGGAAGGTTTTTTCTGTAGACTCTATCCATAATAGTCATTGTACCTGCTATGCAGATTAATGCTATTAATAGATAAAGTGCCCAGTTATCCTTCATTATAATTCTCCTCTTCTTTGCAATTCGGCATCATATTGCAGACACTCGCTAAGGATTTCGAGTTCCCAATCCGGAGCAGTCAGCAGATAATCATGAACTTCCTTCATTCTTGGGCTCAGACTTTGACGCTTTTCTTCAAGTTCAAGTTCGAAGAAATATCTTTCTGCATCAGCTTTATAAGCTGCAAGATACTTGCCCGGATTCTTTTCAAAGAACTCTGCTTCCTGTTCAAGAACAGCCTGTACCATAGTAGAATTGATAACACCACAAGTGTCAGCGCGAAGGATAGTGAATGGGTTTTCTTTTGCCTTTCTTTCAGCTTCGGTTATACCAATTCCACGAACATATTCATCACCATCACGTCTTACTGCAATACCCAGGCGAAGTTGTTTTACTTCTGTATCGCTTGCGTTGTCGTCACCTTCCTCAATCGGGCAACTAAGTGCACAGATTGTATACTCACGTTCGTCACCTTTATAATCAATAAAAGTTCCTTCAATAAATTCAGCTACTTTTTTCATTTTGTTTATTTTTTAATGTTTATTAATCGTCATTTGGGTTTCTTCCCGGATAATCCAGATAGAAACTCAGGATAGTATCCTGTTTAGTTTGCCAGTCAGTGTCCTCATTTGCCATTTCAGCAATAGTACGACTGATTGACTCTTCTTCGATCTGTTCCAGAACAAGTTTACCATGTTCATTATCGTTGCCTTTCAACCATGCTTCTGTAGCCCAATCACCTTCCTGTATAGCCTGCTTTACAATCTTGTTAATTGATTCTGTAGTTTCGATTTCTCTGTCTACAGTAGCTTCGAATGGATAAGCTCTATTAGGAATATCCACATTTATAGCTTCAATTCTTGGATACTGAAATTCGGCATCATTATAGTTTAGATACCAAAGAATCCAGTTGTGGTGATTATCTTCTTCGTCAGCTCTCAAGATAAAATATTCTTCAAGCTTGGGAAGTCCTTGACAACTAAAATAGTTGGCAAATGTTCTGTAAAGATTGTGATTGCTCAATTCTGCACCGAGTTGTTTTACCAACATTTCAATCATTGCATGACTAAGAGTACATACTCTTCTGCTCTTGTCGATTGTTTGCTCGGTCTTTGCCATTGTAGGAGCAACACTATCGTTTTTTACGACTGGTCTTTCGCTTTCCTTTTTCTCCATTTTTATCATATAATTTAAATCCATTACTCTCAATATATGACATAGGAGCGCCAACCCATGCAACACATTTCATATAAGTACATGTCTTGGTCTTTACGGTTTCGCACTCCTTAAATTTGCCAATAGGTTTTTCTGTTGAGTAGTGTTGAGAGCCTACACATTCAGCTCTATCTTTGAAGATTCTATAAAGATTTACTTCGTAGATAAAGCTGTCTGTCACTACTACTTTAACGTCCCCAGAATGGTAGACTGGTTCCGGTGTAGGTTTTGCCATTCCATGAATAATTTACAACATTATCTTTATATCGTGCCAAAATCTTAGGTATGTCACTCTGTCCACATTTGATAGACAAAGTGTTCTTACCACCTTTTGGCGCTTTGTGTAGCCTTACTATGAGCTTATCATAGACCGGAATACTCTTCTTCTTTCCTGCCCATCTAGTAAGGAACTCGGTCTTATCACGAGCCCGCTCACGCTTCAAAATGAACTTTTCGGAAGGAGTCTTTGTCCACACCAAAGGGTCTCTTGGAGCAAGTGGTGGAACACGTATTCCCAATGCAACCATTTCTGCATCGTTATACACATCAACTCTTAATTCTTCGTCACTTTGTTGTACTCTCTTTGGTTTTTCAATCTTTTTCATGATTATAATTATTTATTGATTTGAATTAATGATATTCCACCCTTGTATCCATTACTGGCTACGATATATTCATTACCTTTGTAAGTAAAGGTATGTATAGTACCGTCATTTCGTATACTGGAACTGAATGTTCCTATACGATTAATAACAATACCATTATAACTCCCATTTGCAGTTGGAGTTCCACTGCAACCTACCATGAGAACTATTCCCAAGGTAAGTCCTAACAATATTTTTTTCAAATTTTCTTAAACAAAAATTTAAAGACTATACTATGTTTACTAAGCTCATCCATTTCGTCTTTGGACATGTCACTTATTGCTCTAAAAATCAATATTAAAAATATTAAATTAATAAGTGGAATGAGTGCAGCAAGTACTCCAATGATGGCATGGATTAGTAAAACTTCGTCTCCTTCTCCTTTTGCTAGTTTATATGCCGTAATTAATAAGTCTGTTAACAACAGAACCGGCAGTACATAAAATGCTAAAATTACAAATATCATACAGAACGAACTGTTTTGCAGATGTTACACTTATAGATTTTGTTCTCGTAATCACATAAGGAGTGACTTGTCTGACCTTGACAGCGGGCACAGAAGAGACTCTTCACTGGAACGTACACTTCTTTTCTTTCTGTCTTTTTCTTGGATTCTTTTTTCATATTCGTTAAATGCTTTAATTACCATACGTTTTACAGTAGGATTGTTCTTTCTTTTATAAAAGTCATTCCACCTTCCTGTTTTATAAATCCAGTCAATGTCTTCGGAATTTATGTAACTTACTAAAATTACCTCACTTCTACAATCTGATTCGTGGTTGACTAATTCTCCACCTACCATTAAAGTAAAATGGTTACAATTAACCAAACTATTTCCACCAACGTAAGACTGCCTATTCTTAAGGGCTTTCCTTGCTTTTAGTCGATTGGTTTTACAAAATTTCTTTGAAAAAGTCCAATCTTCTATTGCAAGTTTATACTTTATCTTACGTTTATCAAGTTCACGGGCCACTAAATAAGCAAAATAACAGCAACCTCCAGAATTTATGTTAAATTTTTCTTCACAAGTAGCTGCCACTGCATTTATAGTCTCAATTAATTCGGTATACATATTTTTTCAATTTCCTTCTGAATCTGTTTATAGTCTTCCAAATACTTTTTTAAAGATATGGCACCATCTCCATGTTTGGACTGTATCCTATAGCTGATAATTCGTTTTATAGCAGCATCTAGAGGCAATCCATACCCAGCAATTTTAAATTCCTCTCTTGGTTCTCCACCTTTGGGCCTTACAATATGTAAAAGCTCAAGGTCGAACATTGGAGAAGATTCATTTACTGGAGTTAACCGAAAGTCTTTTTCTTCAATCGTCATTTATTATTTCATCAATTACAATGCTTTGTGAGACATAGTTTGGAGCTCCTCCCATATCTTCTCCCTGATAATAGTAACTTCCTTTAGGAATATGACAACGTACCATTACTACTTCGTCGTTTTCTTCGCGGATAGTACTAAAATCCTCGTGACAGTCACAGGAATGAATAAAACTGTGGAATCCTCCATGGTCTATCACGTTAAAGTAAATTCCTCCAACTGCAATATTCGAGAAATCTTCTTCCGTAGTATAACACTTACCTATTTCATAAGGAAATTTCAAGAAATAAGAGGTTAATTGTCCTTCCTTGAAATTTAGAAACTTGTAACAAGGGACATCGTGTTCCGCAAGTGTGGGCTTAAGAGCAGATGTTCCAGAGACAGGAATATACAGACACATAGCTAAACCTCCTCTACTTTATAGATAGAATTTTTAGTATATACCAAATTATCCTCTATCTTTAATACTTCGGAAGTGTGGAAGTAATCCAGTATTCCTCTATCTCCACTCATTTCCAACATCCAGCCAACCTTTACTCCTAAAAGCCTTCCTTCCATTGTATAGCCTTCTTCGATACCGTTAGGATGCCCGTCTTTATATCTAACGGATTCCAGTTTGGTTAATCGAACTTTCTTTCCAATTAATTCTTCTACTTTACTCATTTGTGTTTTCTTTTTTAATCCAATTACAGGTTTAGAACTCGGCACAAATAGTTCCATAATTAAAACGGATAAATTAAACCTTGATTAACAAATTGTGTCATTAACATATCCTCTGTCAGTCTAGGTTCAAATTCTACTCTGTTATCCAGAATGGCATTGAACTCTGCTGCTAAAGCCTTTACATTCAGAACTTTACATAAGTTCGGATTCTTGACAGCACCAGTGATTGCCTTTACCTCTATGGTGTTATTACTATAATGATATTTAATCCTAACTTTAATGACGTCAGAAAGGATTTTATACTTTAGTACGGCATGTACATACTGCCCATCCTTTGTGTCAGGAAGTAGGATGAACTTCTTAATTTTCTTTTTAGTCATGAATTAAGTCAAAAAAAAATAAGCCCCACCCACATAGCTAAGTGTATATGGATAGGGCTTTTAAGATTAGTTTTAGATATTATACTGCTTATTTAGATTTGTTCAGTTTGTCGGCGATATCCATTACCATCTTCAAACCTACTGCATCCATTGCATTACCTCCATTGCTGCCACCCATCATGACATCAGGAACCCACTTAACCTCTGATTTAGACAATGCTTCTGCTACACCAACAGTTGTCTTATAGTCCCATTCAGCTTTCTCCTGTGGAGTTAAACCTGCTTGAACTTTAAGTTTATTAGCTTCTGCTTCTGCTCTACCTTCAGCGATAATTTTCTTAGCTTTCTCATTAGCTTCTTTAGCTTGCAACTCAGCCACTTCAAATGCTTGTTGTGCTTTAGTTACTTCTACAGCCTTAACTTTTTCCTGTTCCCATTTAGCCTGTGCTGCGGATGCTTTACCTTCTTCTTCAATCTGAATTGTTTTCTGAACAGCTTCCAACGCTTTAGCCTTTGCAGTTACAATAGACATATCAGCTTCTCTTTGCTTAGAAATCTGAGCCAAAGTTGCTGATTCATATTCCAAATCGTTGATTGATAATTGAGAAACTTTCAAACCATAGAAAGCAAACGGAGATTCTTCCTGTCTTTTCACACCATTAGGAGCAAGACTATCTGAAATTGCTTCTGCTACTTTCTGTAATTGTTTTTCACCAGTAAGAGGATTGATAGTTTCTACTGTCTTAACACGAGTCTTATAAACACCATAATTCAACTGGTCTGTAATAAGTGCAATTAAGTCAGTTCTTTTCTCACTTACTGATTCCAATGAAGACATAAGAGGGCCACATGATATAACTACTTTACCAAGAGTCGGTTTAACTAAGTCTTTAATAAGTCTCTCCTGTGAACCATAGTGAGTTTGAATACGTTCAAGATACTTTTGCTCTAACGGCATTTCTACTCGAACTGAACCCAATACGAAACCTTTACCCTTATCATTGTAAGTAATAGCCATTGCCGGATTTTCCATACTTACATCCACAGATACGTTACCTTCTTGGTCTTTCTTTACTTCATTGAACCAAATCTGACTGGTTTTGTCATAAACGGATACATTGCCGAACTTCTGCCATTGGAAACCACCATTGGTCCAATATTCATACGTACCGGAGATAGGAATTTGATTGATACCAATCTTACTCTTATCCATGTCTTCCATCAACATCGGGAAACAAGCAATTAACACTACAGCAAAAATGCCAACAATAATACCTAAAAGTTTAAATCTTTTCATTGTTTTTAAATATTTAAAAATTATACAATCTTATTTATAGCTCTCTGGATTTGCTATCCAGTAATAGAATGGAATAATACACCTCACAAGTGTAATTTTCCTGTTAGTTAATTTGAACGCACCGAGCAAGTGGAACACTAACATACCGTAATATATTGCCAATAGCAACATAATTACGAAAACCATGACTTTAAATGCTATCATTCTTTCTTTTTACTTAGAGTTTCAACAATCCAATTGCCAAAATCATCCTGAATCTTTGCGGCTTTCTCTGCTGAAAGATTCAATCCTCCAGTACCAATTAAATAACCCCAACCACGAACCACCATGATTTTAAACCATTTATCCTCCCTTTTAATGGAGATATACCCATCCTCATATTTCAAAGGATATTCAATACTCTGGCTGTCATCACCGTTAAGAATATTAATTATTTTCTTCTGTGATTCTTCCGCCACGTGCACTATGTCTTCATCTTCGCCCTTATATCTGCGAAGAAAGTCAAATGCCATGTGTCCATTTGCATGGAACACCTTATCCATACCTTCATATTTCTCTAAAGGTAGTTTATATACATCTTTAAAATTCATACTTATATTTTTGGTTGAGTAATGTAAAAGTTTTCAATTCCTTGTTCTATGGCTTTAATAAGAGCTTCCTTGTATTCATTAAATCCAAAAGGAGAAAATATTCTCTCGTAACAAGGTTTTCCTGCTGTTGATTTCTCGTGGTTCAACAAGAATGTTTCTGCTGTAAAATATCCAGTACTTCGTCTAATTCCTACTGATGCAAGAATATCGAGATTAATTAAGTTTTGCTGAATATCTACAAGTTGAGAGAGACTTAGAGAAGATTTGTGTGTTTCAAATAACTCTTTTAAATCTTCAAGTTCGTTCTGTAGTTTCATAATGTTCAATCAATTTATCAAATGCTTTAACTCTAGCATTGTGTCCTTCCTCGCTATCTGGAGTCCACCAAAATGCCTTACCGTTTCTATCCCTTGGAGCATTAAGAAAATTCCTGTTAAATTCAGGAAATAGTGCTACTATATCACGTTCATTGTATATAGTACTACCTCTTTCAGTCCCAGCCATAGCGTGCTCAATACAAAAACACATTCCCCAATATTCTGGGTGTTCTACAAACAGCTTTTTAGCTTGCTTGAGAATCTTAAGTTTTTCCGAATTTGTCATAAATTTACAATAATTTTATCCTCCTCCTTTAAAAGTTCTGCTGGAGTGTTATATCCGTGCAGTTTACCGCAACGAACACACCATACTACTCCATAAGAATTTTCTCTCGGTTTACATTTGCCTTTAGCACAAAACTTGGCAACTTTTTGATAGTTTTCTTTATCCATTATAATTTAGATTATACAAAAAATCCCCGAACTTTAATAAGTCCGAGGATTATTTAGACGTTAAATGATAAGAGTTACATTCACTACAGTAGTAATACCTTCTTTCATTACGTAAAGGATTGTAGTTGCCAATTCTTTTACATTGGGATAATGCAAACATTGCTCCTAACTTATCATACTTTCTTTTCTTGCACATTAACTTAACCAAATAGTTAAAAATTGAGAGGTTTGGCTCTATCTAAAGCGTCACTGAATGTGTAATGACTAGCATACGGACTTGTTAGATGCCACATGTTATCGTCTTCATGTCCTAAGACATCACCATAAAAATAAGATGCTTTAGTTGCTTTATTATAAAGTTCTCTTGCAGTTTTCTCATCAGGAGCCTCTACTATTAAATAGGGGTCATCAAATCTTGGTTTAGGGTCTTCCATAAGACCGCCACACATTGTTCCTACTAAATATTTCATATCTAATCTTTTAATTGTTAATAAGTACCCCGTGCTGGATTCAAACCAGCGACCCGCACATTAGAAGTGTGCTGCTCTATTCACTGAGCTAACGGGGCAAGTGTAGGTATTTATCTCGTTACACCTACGGGTCCGGCAATCCTGTCTTATATACCGCGTGAGCTAGCGGTCTAATGCCCAGTACAAAGACCTTAATCTATGTGTGGGACTTTTGTCCATTTTAAAGTGCATTGTGGCAGAATATACCTACCAAGTGCACTTGTACTCCTAACAGCACTCCTATGGAATTACCCAATGGTCTGTCACCTATTCTAATAGAGGTAAGGGTCGAAATACATCTTTCTTACTTATCAGTTTTAAGGTTCAAGGGCTCTGGTTTGAGTACTTTAATATAGCCCTTTATTATTTGGAGAGCAGCCGTTCTCTCCATGTCCGGTTCGTGCTCTACAGAGCATACAAGGTTTCGATATTATCGCAGAGGCCGGCTTCCCTTACTCCGAACGGCTTTCTTGTAATTCATCCCACGGAATATACCAATAAGTTTCAAATTCTTCATCAGACAAGATTACATCAGAATATTCAAATCCAGTCCAACCCATACTACTTCTAAATCCTACGATACAGTTTTCACAACTTTCAGAATTATATCCTACTAGGACAGCTTCCTGACCCTCAACAATGAAAGTTTCTCCAATGCATCTTTTTATTTCAGTAGGAATGTGTTCTTCATATAAACTCTCGGGAACCATATAGGTACTATCTGGACAAGGATGTCCATCAATTGCTTGGCAGAATATACATTCTCCCCATCTTTCATGTTCCATGAAATCTTGGATTTTAGGAAACGTAACCATTACATATTTTTCCATACTATCTTACTTTTACAGAACCGGGTTTCTTATTTGCTGCTTGGTAATCTTTACCTTGTCTGTCCCACCAATCTTGGCGAGCCTTTAAATACGCTAGTCTTTTTCTATATTTCATATTTAATAAATTTGATTAATCCCACCAAGTCCTCATTTTATATGTTCTAATGAGATTATACAGGTGTAATGCTTTAGCTTGTCTCAAATCATCGAGGTAGTAATAGGAAGAAGGAATTGGACATCGAGATATAAACCTTTTCCAATTCTTACTGTTTACATAAGGAAGTGTTCTAGTACCATTAAAGAAGTAACCTTTTGGGTCTCTTTCCAGAACGATATCAATTAACTTCACACACAGATTGATTTCAGAAACCATTTGTTCCCATCCATGTACCAATTGAGATTCAGCAAAATATTTGGACATTCTCTTAAGCTTGAATTGTTCTAACTCGAGCATATATGCCCAGTCCCAATCTCTATCTTCTTTAAGAAGTTTAGAGTATTTTTTAACTGTTGTACTTCTATTTCTACTCATATATTTATTTATTCACATTGAATGTTTCCTTACACCACCCTATCCATGTTCTTTTTATATTTGTCAATATATTTTTTATAGAAAGAGATGGAATCTGACGCATCAAATATATTACATACAGTGTATTTACAATTGGACACAAAGTGATTACGAATGAAACAGGGTTAATAGAAATCTCTATTTTTGCATAATCACAAATAAATGTGTATGAAATGAGAGTAACTAAATACAATATAACTGAAAATAACAATAATGTATTCATAATCTAATTAATTTTTAAAGTTAGTTGGGCTACTAGGATTCGAACCTAGACTACAACAGTCAAAGTGTTGTGTGCTAACCACTACACTATAGCCCAATAATCAGATGACTTTTCTACATATTTTACCTCTAAGTAGTAGAGGGTTCTACTTATCCTAACTCTAGTATTTGTTGTTACATTGCTGTAAGTCATCTTTGTTATTTATTTTAGCTAAATGGAATCTGATACTATTTCCAAAGTAACATATTCTTTATTCATGTCATAAGTTGTTGACTTGCATCTACCGCTATTTTATCAGCCCTAGCATTAAATTCATCTTCATAATGTCCTTTTACCCATTCAATATGAAGATTTCCTATAAGACTTCGCTTTTCTTTAACAATATTATCAAGTTCTTGTAAAACATCTAAATTTGTATTTCTCTTATACTTTATACTTCCAATCCGAGAAGTTCCTATTGCATACATAGAGTCACTAATAATAGTCACATCTTCTATATAAGCTGTTATACACTTAAATGCAATAATGATAGCTTTAAGCTCCATTCTGTTGTTAGTTGTATTTTTATAGCCTTTAGATACTTCTGCAATCTTAGTAAGTTTACCATCTACTTCTTTTACAAATACTACTCCTACACCACCTTGGTTAAGAGCACTACTGTATGCACCGTCAGTATAAATTCTATATTTCAAGTTTCAGTTTTTTCTACCTGCTTACTTACTAAGAGATAAGAATCTCTTCCCAAGCAAGTTGCAATTCTTAATAAATCATCGTCACTTTCAACAACAATTTTATTTAAGATGAAGGTGTCCATTTCAGAAGGAACTATCATTCTGCCTTTAAGCTCAACAAACTTCTGTTTCCAGAATACTAATTGAGGTTTATAACGTCTAACATTCCATTTTATTGGAGTAAGCTGTTCATCAGGGTTACCTGCCTTGAATCCATCTGCTTCCATTTCTTTACAGACTTCTTCAATAAAGAATCCAAAATAATAAGCTCTAGCTACATCACCTTTAATGAATCCTTCGTAGTAATCATCATTGGCGTACATTTCCTCCATGAAACGTTGTCTCCATTTATCGCTCTTTTCTAATGTAATCATCTTGATGTAAATTTAAGTTTTACAAGTGGAGGGTGTCAGATTCGAACTGACGGACCCCGAAGGGCCGGCACGTTAGCAGTGTGCTGGTTTAAACCACTCACCCAACCCTCCTTACCATTAACCCAATAAGTCGGTTAACTTATTAAGTGTTTGTTCGTTTTTGTTGGCTACTTCTTCAAGAGCTTGTTTCTCCGCCAAAGCAGCGTCAGCTTCTTGTTGTTTGATTGCAGCTTGTTCTCTAGCTTTAGTAATTACTCCAGACAAGCCGGAAACAGTGTTCTTAAATACTTTCAATAAGTTGTCAGCAGATGATGCTAAATCGGCAGCAGTACTAGCCTTCTTTGAAATTAATGCCATAATCTTTATAAATTTAATTGTTAATATTAAGCGTATCCGAGGTCAGATTCGAACTGACACGAGCTTTGCTCATTGGTTCCTAAGACCAACGCGGCTACCATTTCGCCACTCGGACAAGTAGCAAGGAGTCTATAGTGGGCTGCAGGACGTCTAAATCCACAGCGAACTAAAACAATGGAAGATTTCGGGAGACTCCTTGCGAATATTTTAGTTGTGGGCTCTTAATAGCTCCCCATATTTGTAGTGATTACAATACCTATGTAAGTAGGCAATGTAGACGTACTTATCCTTTATTAAGTCATAGTACTTTTGTTGAAAGCGAAGAACAGAATCTCTGTCTCCATTTAAAAATTCAACATGATACTCTGCAACTGAAGGATGCACAAAGATACTACTTTTAGTCGATTGTGCAAAGACAATCGCTATAAAAAATGTTAAAATTAAAACCAGTATTCTATTAGACTTTATAATGGTCATACAGCAATGAAATTAAATTTGGATTAATCCATTTCTGTGTGTCTATTGTTCTAAATGGATGCAGGAAATCGCTTACTACACGTTCATTATCAAGATACCAATCAATTTTGTTTATCTCAATTTCAAGGTCTTTGACAGACCTCTCATCGGGCAGAGACTCACAAATTCTATCAATCCTGTTATTAAGTCTCCTAGAGGACACTACTAAACAGATTATCATTGCTACTGCTCTTACAAAGTAAATCATAAGAAACAGACATATAAAAAGATTCATCATAAGCTCATTAGTTTTTCGTAAGCCGCTGTTAGTTCCTTAAATTTCTCTTCACTACCACCTCTATCAGGGTGATAAACAAGAACTAATTTCCTATAAGCTGCTTTAATTATTTTCTTATCAGTTGTTGGAGAAATTTGAAGAATTGTGTAAAGAGAAGCATAGGGATTAATTGTTTCTTGTTGACGTTTAGCTTGTTCTCTTGAGAAATTATCCCACCAACTCTGGTATTGGTGATTAAACCCTGCAAAATCATCATTGAACTCAAATCCTTGACTGCCATAGAATCTGGCTCTCTGATATGCATTTTCTTGTCTAATTCTTTCTCTTTCCTTTCTTTCACGCTCCATTCTCTCTTCCCATTCCCTTTGTGCTCTTCTTGCTGCTTCTTGTGCCTTTCTTATGTTTTCCTCTACTTTAGCGGGAATTTCATAAAATATATGGTCAAGAGTTTTATCAACAACATTCCATAAAATAGTAATGTGAATGGGCTTGCTAATAGCATACTTCATTCCAGAATCCCAGAGATTTCCTTTCACATTAACGTATACAGAAATGTTCTGACGATTTTCCTTTAAACCTTTCTCTATAGCTTCTATAACGGCATAGAAATAAGGTTCTCTCTTCCTTTCAAGAAGTTTCAATACAGCTTTAAATTGTGGAATTCTTTCTTTATCAAGTTGGCTACTCAACAAATAAGCAAACCATTTAAAATGATTGTACTTCTTTAATTCAGAGAAATTACACTTTATAAGAGAATGTTCAGGTTCAAAGTCTGATTCTTCGACAAAATGAGCTCCACTGAAGAAATTATAATATTCAAAATCAATATTGTATTTCCTACAAGCATATATAAACGCTTTATCTCTACTTGTAATAATGTCTCTTTCTTCTCCCTCATTTAGATTAGAAGAGCCATTAAAGTATTTTAAAGAAATCTTTTTAAAAACATTCATTGTCTCATCTATTTAGTTGTTAAACGTGGGCCCCACCGGACTTGAACCGATAACCTCCTGATTATGAGTCAGATGCTCTGACCGATTGAGCTAGAGGCCCAATAAAAAAGGACAGCGATTAAACTGTCCTTTCTTTTTAATTTCTTCTTTTACAAGGAAAGGATTTCCTCTTCCTCTTGCTTTTTAATTTCTTCTTCTTCGTCTTCAACAAGAGTGATACCTAAGCCCCACACTTCGGTGAGTTCTTTCGGCATACTGATAGCTTCATCAGGGAACCATTCATTGTGAGTTTCAATGGCGATTTTCCAATCTACCAATGTATCACGGAGTTCACTTTTCTTGCTTTGAATTTCTTCCACAAAACGTTTGGGATTGAAATCCTTACTTACCGGAGATAACGAAGTTGTGCTGTTGATAGATAAATCCATCAAATTTGTAAGCTCGTTGATAATACCTTGAGCCTTACGTTTACTGTCAGCAATTAATGCTTCTTGTTCTTGTTTTACAGTATTAGCAATACCTCTAGCACGAGCTGCTAACAATGATTGACCACTACGTGATAATACCTTTGCAAATTTCATTTACGTAAATTTTTTTTATTTATTAAACATTCCAAACATACCTAGCTTTGTTTGCATAAATGGCATCAAATACCAATTGTCCAAACTGTGTAGCTACATACAATGCAGTTTCTTCATCCTTACAGGCAAGACAGCCCACAGTGGCGCTGGAATTGCCAACCCCAATATAAGAATCGAAGCAACCAGGGCCGGAACCACCGCCATAATAAGCGTGGCCGCCAAGCAGATAGTATCTTTCTCCTTCTGATGTGAATTTTGCGATGACATTCTTCTTTTCACTGTCAGGCAATTTACTTTGTACATAGAAACGAACCCATGGATACCATACTCTTCCTTCTGTAAGACTGAAATTGTGACCTCTATTCAAAGCCCGCAATACAGTTTGTAATTCATACATCTTACGAACGGAATAAGGAGCAGAGTTAAGCCAATTTGGATATTCTTTTTCCAACACTTCAAAAGCATCTTCTACAGTTCTTACTCTTGTCTTGATGTCTTCATCAATAAAGCTAATTGTGCGAGTGCTTTCATCATATACAGGAATCTTACCTTCTGGAGCCTGTACTTCAATTACATGTTTTTTACTCATACTAAATATTTAATAAAGTTTTTAATTGAGCCCTCTGTCCGATTCGAACGGACGTGAGATTTCTCTACACGCTTACAAGGCGCGTGCAATCGACCACTATGCGAAGAGGGCGGATACAGATGTGTATTTTATAAGACGGACTCGAACCGAAATCTCCTAGCGAACTAGGCGTAATAACCGTTTATACTATACTTCCTTGTTGGTGGGAGTTAATTATTAACTTGCTGTTACACATCTTTAGATATAACCTTGCCAGGTTAGGTTGTCGAGAGCGGGGGATTCGAACCCCAACTACCACAGTGCCGAGAGTACCAGATTCGAACTGGTGACCTTCGCATAGACAGTGCGTTATTCTACCACTGAACTAACCCTCGGTGTGAACTGGATATTTTCCAGATTAATTAAATCTTTTTCCAACATAGCATGATGATTTGGACATAACCATACTAGATTGTTTTCGTTGTTTATCTCCTTTATTAAGGTGTCCTTACTAAACTCTAGGATTCCTTTTAGGTGATGAACTTCTAGTATTTCGTCAAATTCATGATTACGGCAGTATTCGCATACTTTTTCTCGTTTAGAATTTTCCAGCACTTTACGTGCATCAGCTCTAATTTGTTGGCATTTAGAGGTTAAGTAATTATGGTCACCTATGTAGTATTCCAATGTCTTGTTTCCAGTACTTCTACTTTCTTCATAACAAGTCCTACACATCTTAGATGTAGACTTAGACAATGGTTTTCCACAAACAGAACAAATACTTTTACCCAATTTAACTAATTTTAATGACAGTGTGGCGTGCAGCCATTACACTACGCCCTCGAAGAAGTGGATGTCAGCCGTTTCTATTCCACCATTGCGTACTACGCTGCTGACTAGCGTCTAAGACTTCTTTTCCTCACGTCGTCTTAGAATGTACTTGATTATTATTGCCAGTTAAGGGAGGATTAAGTACAAGAGCACCGCCCACGGGATTCGAACCCGTATTAGCATCATCGAAAGTGATGTGTCCTAGTCCAATTAGACGAGAGCGGCAGAAAGCGGAAGACCTTTTTATTACGTTGCTCTACCTGACTGAGCTAAATGAAGCAAGCTTCACTATGAGATTTGAACTCATGACTGACGGCTTACAAGGCTGAATAGTTATTGCTGCAAGTCTTCCTTATTTATTAACTTAACCTATTTTTCTTTTGGCTTAAAAATGAATCTGGCAGGATAGTTTTCACCAAGACCTGGCTTGTCATATTCAACTTCCCAACCATTTTTACGGTATTCATCTTCTACATCTAACCATTTGTTTTCCCAAATAGTTTGAACAGTTATGTCGTCAAGGGGACAAAGACGAATAATTTCAGTAATAACTTCATCTTGCAATATTACAGTGCCATAAGCATCATAATTCTTTGCAAGAAGATTGTTAAACGCCCCATACACAAAATCAGGAATGGATGCAAGTTTATGTTCCTTAGCATCTTTTGGTGTAAATACTTTCATATTATTTATTTTTAAGTAGTAATCTCTATTAATCCCAAAACCAAATTTCACGAGACATTGCTTTTCTCATAGATATTTTTCCTTCAAGAGCTTTAAACCATTTCTGATGTCTAAAGTGTTGGAATCTACATTTTCCTTTCTTTCCACCTAATACGTGATAAATCCACCGTCTTCCATGAGAGCGTTTACCAATGTATTTACTAGCAGTTTTCCATTTCTTTCCGTTGCTCATATTATTAATAAAGGTTAGAGGAGGCTGTAGGAGTCGAACCTACTCAACGAATGGGTACGTTACATCGGATTTCAAGTCCGTTCCATTACCGTTCTGGCAAACCTCCATTTTATTCATAAAATAACATTATTTACGGGTGTAGTATGGGATTCGAACCCATGCGTTTCTTATGTACCAGAACCACAATCTGGCGGCATCAACCACTAGCCGAACTACACCATGTTTATTTATCGGTAAACGAAGAAATATCTTGGAAACTCTCCTCCAAATAGAGTAAGGGCTACATTACATAACCAAATGCTTGGAACAGGGACATCAGAACAAGAAATCCATTCATAAGTTGCTCCAAATTCATCTTGTTGTGGAGTGATATGAAAATAAAGGTCGTTTCTTCCTACCTCAATTTCTGTATCAACTTTCAATGTAACAACTTCTTTATTGTCAGGATATTCGGTAACATACCATTCTAAGAAATCATCAGCACCGTTTACCATTTGTAAATCATCAATGCTTCCAGCCCAAGGAATATCAACAAACCATCGTTGAGCTAATTTTTTAAATGTTAGTTCAAGTTTCATATTATTTCTTTATTAAGTGGAGCCAGTGGGACTCGAACCCACGACTTTCTGCGTGCAAGGCAGACGTTCTAGCCATCTGAACTATGACCCCAAGTTACAATTGAGGGGAGTGTCGGGTTCGAACCGACAACCTATGGGTTAACAGCCCATTGCTCTGCCAATTATAGCTAACTCCCCGAATACGGATTACTATTTAAATGTGTCGCTATTTTCTGGTGCAATAATTTAAGGTAATTGCTGTAAGTAATCCTTGTAATATATTTTAATATGTAAAAACAGTAGTCATTTATAATCCCTATGTGTAGGAACTTACTCCCCCATTGGAAGTGTTCCCGTTGGTAACCAAGTATAGCTGTGTGAAGCTTGCTCGAAATACCATACAAAAGCTCTTTTTAATAATTTCATAACTTTCATACTTTTAAGGGTTAAATGAATAAATAAATAATCTAAAAACTCTGGTCAACCACACGCATCCCACCAGTTTGTACTTCCCGCTCCTCTTAGTACAAGCGACTCTGTTGTTCCTACAGATTATCTCCTAAGTATCCAAGCGAGTTATCACCTGCCACAGCCTTGTCCGTTGTGAGTTTAGTTTAAAGATATTACCAAGATATAATTCCGGAGAACATACAGGTAGTATCTCTGTAAGAAATAAGTTTTGAATCAATGAATTTAGATTGAGAATGACGATATTCTACTAAATAAGGTTCTCCCCATCTTCCTCCAAAGAGTCTAGATTTACCAGCAACTTGCAAAGTTCCTTGATAAAGATGTTGATTTAAGAAATCAAACATTCTTTCAATACCACCTGCACATCTTAAGCTGAATGTAAAGGACAAAGCCCTTCTTTCGTTAGTCTCTAATGTATTTAAAGTATTAAACACATCCAAGAAACTGTCTTTTGCATTAACAATGCTGTTACAGAAATCACAATCTACCATAGGGGCTTTCACCATATATTGTAGTGTTGCAATATCACCTCTAACAACTTCCCCACCATATCTATGTTTGTCACATAGTAAGATTTTAGATGGACGGATAGTTTCTTCGAGTACTTGTTTATACTTATCAGGACAATCACCTGCCAGACCTAAAACCTTAGATGGCTTGCTAGTTAATGCTTCAAATAACATTCTCTGTGCAGTTCTCTTTGCATTTCTACGTTCTTCAAACATAATCTTTAATTTTTGTGAGTAATCTAACCTTGTGTGCCCTCTGGGTCTCGAACCCAGCGTGGAATTACTTCCTCTAGATTAAAAGTCTAGTGCAGTAGCCAGCTCTGCTCAAGGCACTTAAAAGTCCTATAAAAATAGGACTGACTACTTAAGAAAAAGTAGTGTTTTAAAACAGAACACTATAAAAGCTGTGTCAAATTAAAAGTTTGATGCTGAATATAATTTGCTGTAAGTGTTCTTTTTATTAACTAAAATGGAAGAGCCCAGAGTCGGATTCAAACCGACGACAGATTTCTCAAACGGTTTTGCAGACCGCCCCCTTAATCACTCGGGCATCTGGGCATAAACAGAAGTCTTTTTGTTGACAATATAACCAATTGTTGTATTAAATTTGCTGTGAGACTTCTTTATATTTTTTAATTGCCGTTTGTTGTAGTCCCTGTGTGATTCGAACACACGACCCTTTGAATGTAAATCAAATGCTCTTGACCAGCTGAGCTAAGGGACTAAGTTACAGGATACTGCGGGTTCTCTAGCGCTCTATCCAAACTGAGCTAAGGTTTGCGGCTCCGACTTCTTAACGCCACACCTACTGGACTCGAACCAGTGACCTCTTCATTAGCAGTGAAATAGAATTTTAATTGCTGTATGTATCCTTTATATTTTTTCTACTAACTAAAAAGCTTATAAAAGAGAATCACTTTCGATAGTCTTCTCACGTACTAATCGAGTTAATTCCCTGTCACACTTGCGTGCCTTGTACAGTTTTCTCCCTGCTGCCCAGTACACTTATTTCTTGTTGAATAAGTATGAAAAAGTCACCCGAATTTATCGTCACATTCGGTAAACGGTGAGGTCGGACGGGTAGGACTTGAACCTACGACCCTTACCTTATCAGAGTAATGCTCTAACCAACTGAGCTACCGTCCGGATTACGAGACTTGCTTATATGCGTCCATATAAGTAGTATCTCAACCTATCTTCTACTTCGGTCGTTGATAGGATTGATTTCCTCCCACCTTTGCGCATCCATATCCGAATTTGGAGAGGCGTAGGAAGGATATTTGGTATTCCACGATAAGAGGTCGTTACTCTCTCACCACCGCTTGTTTAAGGCGGCTATGCAACTCTACACTATATCGTCTTTATAATTTATAAATTAAAGTTTTATATTTGTCTTTCATTATTTTGAATCCCAATGGAAGTAAAGCATATTCATATACCTTTCTTCTCCTCTCATCGTCAGGGTGGACTTCAATAGAGTCTCCTAGGAATTTCCATTTAGCATAATCAATAAAGTCAAGTAAACATTTTTTAGCCCACAATAAAGACTTTATTCCGTCTTTACCAGTTGTTTTACCTTCTTGATAACCATGCTTTCTTTTAGTGGTTATATAAAAAGCAAAGTTTAAAGTCTCATTGTAAGTTCTGTACACTTCACAGACAATTATTTGATTACACTCATTACGCGATTTATAAATGTAATGGTCAAGGTATTCTTTACCTGATTCTCTTTGTATATCATACATAATCCTCACATTCTTCTTTAATTATCTTTTTAGCTTCATATCGTTTTTTACGATTTTCTCTTTTTGCATCCAATTGATGCATCTTACTTCTACCAATAACTGTACTGTGTTTGAGTTTCTTAGCAAACTTGGAATCGTTGAGAAAATCGGTAATAGATTCACAATTTCTATAAGTTGCTATTGTGTTTGGATAACTATGTTTAATTCCTTTTATAGGAACCTCAAATGTTCTCCATGAGCGGTAAATTTTTCTTACTCTTGAAATCCACTTATTCTTAGTAAGTTCACGTCTGAGTTCTCTATTCATAACTATCTTTTGTTAATAATGTTACTTATAGTTCCTTTACTAGATATGTGATATTTCTCCATTAAATCCTTATATGACATTCCACGTTCCCTATCAGCTTTTATCTCTAACACTAAATCGTCCGAATATTTTTTATTGGCATTTGCAGATTTTTGTATTCTCTTTTCCTTGGGAATGTCTAACATATTATCTGAATTAGTTCCTAATTCTATGTTAGACACAGAATTATTTAATAAATCTCCGTCTAAGTGCCTGACCATAATCCCATCTTCATATAGAGAATTTCCGAATTTGAGGTATGCTTGATACCTATGGAAATATACTTTAACAATCTTCCCATTAAGTCTAAAGGAAAAATACATATATTTATTTTTGCCATACGTTCCAATCTGCTTACCTTTTGGGTTAAACACAACTCCTTCTGGGGTTATAGTGTAACCTCTTTCTTTGGCAATAATTTCGTATTTGTTATACTCCATATCATTTGTTATTTTTAGTAGAATTGGTTGGTTATCCAGTCACACCACGTGGAGGTTTCTACTATGTGACCTGCGGAGCTGGGAATCGAACCCAGAACCCGAGGATATGAGCCTCGTGAGATACCATTTCTACGCACTCCGCAATATCATTTGTTTATTCCTTGCATTAATATATCTCCAGTAATATCACCTGCTACATTTAGAAGATACTCTGCAAAATTATTTTCAGCTGACGGTTGGGTATTTTTATCTATCCTCCTTGCTATTTTAAGCAATTCATCTAACTTTTTAATAATTAAATCGAGTTTGTCTTCCATAGTAGTAATTATATGTGCGGATAGAGAGACTCGAACTCTCCCCTTCTGATTGGAAGTCAGACATGCTCAAAACCATTGACACCACATCCGCAGATTAAAAAGGCTTAACTAGCCTTTTGTTTGTTATATTTTTCAATCCATTTGTCACACTTTACTTTGAGTCTTTCTTCAAAGAGTTTTTGGAAATCATCTCCGTAAACACTTACTCCCAAGTCTACTACATTAATAAATGTATCGACCAATTCATCACAAAGATTGAGAGCTTCTGTTTTCTTATAATCAGAAAGGCCAGTAATAATACTGATTTCTCCCATTACCTCACCACTCTCTTCTGCCAACTTAATGGCAATGTCCTGAGTTGTTCGCCCATTCTTAATAGACTTTCCAACTTCAACAACGTGTTCAATCACATCAATCATAATTTATTTCCTTAATTGTGAGTACAAAGATACTACATATTTTTAATGTTACAAAATAGTAACTGTTAATTTCTGTTAAAGAATGGACTACTTTCCCAAGCAATCCATTTATGTGTCTAATTTAAAAAATAAAATTATAGAAACTATGAGAACTTTTTTGCTGAACGGTCAGGATTCGAACCTGAGTGAGCTTTCGCTGATGGTTTTGGAGACCATTCTCGTCGACCACTTGAGTACCGCCCAGTGTACAGATGTCCTTTTTGTATATTCAGTAAATAATATTAAATATTGCTGCAAGACATCTTTAAAAAATAATAAAAAATGAACAAATGTGGGCCCGGCAGGACTCGAACCTGCAGTCCAATTAAGGAAGGGATTTAAAATAAAGAAACCTTAAATTCGGAATATTTATCTCCTAGGTTCATAGACCCACTAGATTCAATTCTTTCAGTAGGAATCGAATAGCAACTTCCATCATCAACTAAGACAAACACCAAATCAATGTAATTTTTATCCATTTTCTTTATTGTTTGTCCAGATTTGTTTCCTCCACAAGTTTTTAAACTTACTTGGTAAGTTCCTCCTTCTGTCAAATATCTACTGGTTTTAACTTGAACTTTTAATATGTTGTTATCAGTATTCTCTACTAATAAATCATAATCTTGAGAATCAGTGATTGGAATAGATACTGTCCATCCTAGTTTAGAATAGTATGCTATTGCATAACACATTCCAACATCACCTTGTTTCTTAGAGTTAATTACATTTTCAAACATATTGTGGGAGTAGTAGGATTCGAACCTACTAAGCCAAAGGCACTTGATTTACAGTCAAGCCCACCTCTCCAACTGTGGCGTACTCCCTAGTTCATTCCATCCCTGCGGCTACCAATTACCGGTTACGTGCCCGAAAAAACAGATGTGCATCTATGATGTTAATATTTGGTAAACATTATAAGTTTGCTGTTGCACATCTTTGTAATCAATTAACAACTAAAAATCAACACAAAAGTCTGGGTAGCAGGGTTCGAACCTGCGGTCTCTACATCCCAAATGTAGCGTGTTGCCAACTCCACCATACCCAGAAATGGAGACTATTTTGTCTCCAAATATTTCTTTAAATCAAGAGATGAACTTCCTGCATACAATGCTCCAGCATTAATTGCATCTTTCAGCTTCTCAATTACTACATCCACTGTTTGTCCTTTACAAGCCTTATAAATCACTGTCCTCTTCTTGGAAGTCATGAACTTCTTATAATTTGGAAACGTACTATTTACAACAGCCCAGAAACTTACCCATTCTGCTTCGTTTGTATAATTGCAGGTAAGACCCGATTCCGCTTTAGAAATCTTCCTAGAACATTTAACAGCATTTTGCGCCTTCACTACCTTGTTTGCCTTTGCAACATTAGATATTATTTCCTTTTTCAATTCCTTTATTTCTCTTATATATAAATAGTTAGAGATAAAGGTCTTAAGTCCAGCTAAGTTAAATGTCAATATCTGTGGTCCTTCTTTCACTTGAACCAAATATACTGTCTTAGCATTTAAAGGATTTACTATTCTAATGTCGCAGGTTATTTTAGCTGCTTCTGGAAAATGGTCACTTATTCCTATTTTAAGCTTTCCAATGTTATAATAAACACTGTTAGTTGTTTTGGCATTTGTGACTTTATCCTTCTTGGTCATTAAAGACTCAAGATACTTACTTATATACGACATTAGTGTTGATATTTACGGATTCTACACTTGCAATCAGGGTCATGAACTACTCCCATAGTTCTTGTCTTAGCACTACCTGTGGTAAATGAAATATACGTATGACCACTGTATTCAAATTTCTCGACTCTTGTTGAATATGCCTGAACTTTAATAACAGAGTATCGTGGCTCAACTCTAGTACATCCAACTAAGGATATAATAACTAATAAGTAAATTACCTTTCTCATACTAGGCCTTTTTTGGATAAAAAGATGCAACTATCGAGGATAAGAAAAGCCCTTCTGCCATACCACAAAGGTAAGCACTAGGTTCCTTAAATAGGATTGAAGCCACAAGCATAATAAATCCCAACACTATTAATAATCCATTCATAACATTAATCTTTAATTAATAACTCATTTAATTGTGGGGAATGGCAGAATCGAACTGCCGCTATCGTCCTGGATTTTCAGTCCAGCGCTCTACCAACTGAGCTAATTCCCCGTTTGCCTGCGAACCTCACAGTCTCTTTTTTAGTTCACAGGCTACTCTCTATCCTCCCGTATTCTGGGATTTGACACTATTGATTACGGATTAGGTTCGTGCCTCTTCTTACCTTCCGGTACCTTCGAGAGCTTTCGTCCTTATTTATATAGTATAAGTTGTGTACTTGCTGTACCTAATCCTTGTTAGACATTACCTATCTACTTAATCTTTACCTAACCGCTGTTAGAGAGTAAGCATATTCAGTAATTCTTGATTCATTGCTGCTTGGAACAATTCCAGAGCATTTTTCGGAATACTTTCAACAGGTGTTTTACCAGTAAGGAAGGCAATTCCAGCTGGGTCAAGACCACTCATATAGAAAGTATATGCATCGTCACAGAGTGATTCAAACTTCGGACGAGGACTTGAGGAATAATATCCGTTAGGAATATCCCATAGAACCATAACGAAGTTATCAACGAACTCTTTAGAGAATCTCGTTCTCAATAGTTGACGGAACGCAGTAAATACTGACTGATTACGTCCAACAGAGTTGAACTCACCATCAGAAATACAGATGATACCACTTGGGAAATCTTCTTCTGCATATCCCTTATCTCTAAGAGATACAAGAAGTTGTGCAACTGACATCAAATTGGTTCCACAATAACCATTACCATGAAACTTAGTGAATTTTTCATAAGGAGTATCTCCCCTCCACTCTTTCATTAGGCATGTATTTGAGAACTCAAGTACAGTATTAGCAAATTTCCCTTCGAGTAAGTATGACAGATACAGAGCAATGGATTTTGCTACATGATAAGCACTTACTTCAAGTCCGGCAGCCTTGGAAGTCATAGAGCCAGATGTATCAAGAACAGCAATAAGATTAGTCTTGCGATTCATATCTTGTTTAGCTGTTTCGATAAGAGACATAAACTGCTTATTAACAGTGTCTATCTGGTAAGGTTTCAGAGCTGTTTTTCTTCCATTATAACAATCGTTATCAGGGAACAGTTCATACACAAATCCAGTGAACTTAGCCACTGGTTTCGCTGCAAGCCATTTCTCATAAGCCTGTGTCAAGTTGTGGTTTTCTAAGAACTTACCTTTAGCAAGTAATGCAAGTGCTCTACCAGCAATCGAATCGAAATCAAGATTTTTGTAGTCTTGACGGCTAATTGCCTGCTGCCATTTGTGGGCATTGCCTGATGCTTTAATTTCACGATACATTTTATATGCACGCCACTTACCTCCTTCACCTTCTCCCAAGTCGAATATTTCTTTAACGATTTTCTTTGCAATAAAGTTATTGCATTGAGAACGCAAAGAAGTACACTTCTTGCTTGGCTTTATCTGTGGAAGATACTTTCTCACCAAGTTAGTTTGGCTATCATCAGCCAATCCACCGACAATAAACCTGATGATATATTTCCAATCAAGAACTTTATTGACTGCACCATGATATTCAAGGTCAAGCCTTAGAATTTCAAAGACATCATCCCACGAACCTGCTGTAACAAACACAGGTAAGTTCTTTTTGAAGATTTTTGGGTGATTGATGGCAAGCCAAATCATTCTCATGAAGAACTCGGATTTAAGTCCTTGTCCTCTTTGAACACCCAATTTCTTGCCAGTAAACAGTTTCGGATTACGAGTAATCAAGCGAATGTACACTGCTTCTTTAATAGCTGTCAATGGGTCTACTGCCCAAAGCCTTTCCATAGTCTGGGAAACCTCAGCAAACTCTCTGGGTTTTCTGTAATTACCAATGGCTGCGAAGTCATCGACAAATACATTACCTGACGTATCATACTTCAAACTTCCGTTACCGGATAAAGTTTGATGTTCCATCTTATATGCTTCTCTCTGGAAGATATTTTCAAACTTGGGAGCTTGTACTCCCGAACCTTTAGTAACTTTAGGAGTTACTTCATAAAGCGATGTTCTTTTTCTGTCAAACATATTCAGGTTATTAATTCGTTATTACTTGTAGCTCCAGTGAGACTCGAACTCACACGCCCATTTCTGGACATCAGGGCTTAAACCTGACGCGTCTACCAATTCCGCCATAGAGCCATCCTTGTTATTTAGAAGCCATCTTCATCAATATCGTCGTTGTAAATGTAGTCAATCATTGCACCAGCAAGAATAAACATTCCGAATAAAACGAATAAGAATAAAATGAAGATTATGATTACTCCCAGTATAAATTCTATCATACTTTTCCTTTTTGATTAAGTGATGCAAAGATACTACAAAAAATCGAGCTTACAAACCTTTATTAGTTAAAATTTGTAAATTCAATCTTTAAATATCTTGGTTGATAGCCAACATATAAAAGTAAATCCAGCAGCAATGGCTGCCATACACAAAGTTCCCTGAAGAAGGTAAATTATGAAATCCATACTAAACTCCTTTCTTCCACTTAACATATAAAATAGCCAATCCATATATAATTGGAAAGGCTATCATACCATAAAGAAATTCCATTGATTCGGTGTACTAAAGATGAAACACAGAATCAATACCACGCATAATGCTATTAATACACCATTCATAATAATTATATTTGGGTGATTTGAGTCTTCAAGCAGATGTTCGGAGTACTTAAGACAACATAGTTTTGATAAGGACTCTTGGATACTTTCACATTGTCAGATTGAACAACGACAACTGTGATATCTTCACCGAAGATATCTTCATCCAATGCAACAGCTTCCACACCAAGTTCGGATTCAATGAGGTCAATAATATCTCCAACAACTTCGGGATATTCATTGTCAATCAGGATATATTCGAGAATCCCATCTTGAGAGGTAACGGCAACCACCGGAGATTCTTTCTGTACTTCAATTGCCAATTTATTTTCACCTTCTTGTACTCTTGCAAATTCTAATTTCTTCATCTTTATATGATTTTATGATTAATAAATGTCGTTTTCAAGTTGTGCTGACACACATACCTGTTCCATATCATAGTCAGGATTTTTCTGAGCTATTTCAATGGCTGATTTTACTACTTCGTTGAGACAGCCATGTTCTTGAGCATTCTCTAACATTCGTTCAATGATTCCGTTCATAGTTTACAACTTTCAATGATTTCTTTAGTTATAACTCCATTATTCTTTCTGGATAAAGCATCGAGCATATCAAGGTCAAACTCTTCCTTTTGAAATTTGAATTGAATCCATGTTGGTTCACTCGGTCTGTAATCCAAGAATGTTTTACATTCTGTAGTTCCAAGAACCTCATGTACCATAGCAAGAATACGTTCACCTGCCTTCTTAGTTCTTACAAATCCAGATAAATCATACCCAACACCTCTGGAGTTCCAATATTCTCCTTTTTCAGGACGTTCATCCTTAGGCACCCAATGCCAGCTTGGAATACCAATCCTTGGATGAGGAATACGGATTGCCTGTTCCATTACATATTCAGAACGAGGATTCTCTGGGTCTTCTGGATAACCTGCATACTCACAAATCATAGAAACCTGTGGAGCTCTTAATTCAAAGTGTAAGCCACAATGTCTACAAGTTGCAGAGGATAATCCTCCACCAGATGCACAACTCCCTTTAGCAGAATCACATCCACAATTTGGGCAACCGAACTGTTTAAAATCAGAATATAGTATTGATAACATTTAGTAATTGGATTTAAATACAACTTCTTTAAAGCACACAAATGATTTTCCCTCTTCTTCGATAATACAATCGTTCTCCTCTAAGAACTTAGTAATAAAGAATGTAGGAATGTCATAGTTATCAGTCACAAACATATCACGCTCTTTATCATAATGATAACGTTCATGTCTTTCAAGCCGAGTAGGATTTCCATTAAGGGTAATTTCACCAGACAAAGGATTATCTTCATCTGGTTTAATTCCCTTTATATAGATTGAGTACTTGGCATCCGGCAAATAAACTTGCTGAATTACACTCACTTACACTTCCTCCCAAGTAATGGTTACAACTTTCTTCAGGATTCTGTAGTCTCCAGTCTGCTTAAGGATGGCGATTGCTGATTCAACCAAATCATTTTCATTCATGATTTCCGGCTGATTATTCTCTGGCTGATTATCTCCAACGACAGTTTCCTTTGGCTTCGCTTTCTTCTTGGAGTTGGATTCAGCGGCAGCCTTCCTGTATTCTTTGAGGTAACTTTCAACACGACCAATGTAGATTGGTTCAGATGGCAGAGAATAAGTTCCATACTTTTCTTTGTTAATCAATCCAAACTTCACAGCAATGGTGAAATAGGTTGGAAGACCCGGAACAATTCCTTTCAACAGTTCCAACACTTCTTTTTTTGAAAGGTCGCAGTTACAATTGTTGTCTCTTACTACATTGAGGTTTTTACAAACTTCTCTTGAATCATTTTTTCTCATAATCTTGAAATTTTAGTTATTAATAATTGATTGTGGACCTGGGCGGAGTCGAACCGCCGTCCAAACAAAGTCCAATAATAGAATTTTACGTGTGTCTCTATTTTATTACATCAGCTGTTGAGTTCAGCATGTAGATAGTTTTACTAAGAAGCTGAGTGTTAATTCACCAATTACGTCTCCTCGTAAGGCTACGACTTAGTTGTTCACAAACTACCAAACTGGGCTTGACCGAACGGTCGCTCCACCACTCCATTTACGTTGGAGAACGGATGATGTTTAGAGATTCGTCACACCTCATGGACCACATCTTCCATCTGCTTTATGACATTAGGAGATTTCAGCTTTACTAACCTTTGGCGTTCAAGTTAAGTGGGCTGCTCTATAATGCTTCTTCCCACACCTCTTCTGTTTCTAGGTCTCTCCCATTAACCCGACTTAGAGCTAATTTAATAGATAAGCCAGCAGCTTAGGCTGCCATTCTTACATCGCTTCTTTCAGCATTTATTGTTTTCCTTCGTTTACAGAGATTGCGCTCTACACGTTCTATTACCTTCTCTATGCTGTCAAAACCATACAGGCCCAGATAAAAGAAAGTAAGCCTTGGCATAGCAGGTGCTAGTAGGTGGCTATCCAAACTAACTATGCTGTACTTACGTTTTGTCCCGTTATTCTGTTTCTAGGATAACTAGCTTACCCCATTAAGAAGAGATTCTTAGTCCTCTTTGTATTCAGCGTTCAATTCTTCAATGACTTCGTTGAGTTTATCAAGAATCAACTGACAATCGTCTTCCTCAATCTTTGAGTCAACAATCTTTTCAATGATTTCTTTTGAACGTTCAGAATCGACATCATCGTCACCGAGAGATAAAAGTAATCTTTCTGTGCGGTCAGCAGAGGCCGCTTTGTCTTCTTCAGCATTTGCCTTTGCTAATCCAAGTACTGATAATATACGTTTCTCTCTGGCTTCTGCCAATGATTTACCTGTTTTCTTTTGTAAAATTGCTGATAATTTTTTCATGATGAAATATTTATTTGTTAATATTTAAAACCTTACTTTAGCTTTTAAAGCTTTTTTGGCTTTTCTGTGATGAATTGGGAGTAGCATCCAAGCCATCCATGACCAACCACTTCCATTTCTATCTAGCACATCAATATCGAGATGATATAAATCTCTTCCAGAATAATGTGTATCCTTTCTAATGATTGTTGCAACTTTACCACAATATTTTTGCATTTCTAAGGTAAAGCACACTGCTTCTCCACAATAATCTGCACGATACTTAAAGATTTCTTTACAATCTTTTCTAATATAGACTTTATCTCCTATCTCAAACTTTTGGAGATTTCCTTTTTCATTTCCTGGGTCTTCCATAATTAAAATCTTACTTTAGCTTTTATGATTCTCCTTCTACTTTTGTTTTCAATACCTCGCATTGGGAGCCATACATATGAGTACTTACCATTAATGTCTTTGTATTTAACATATACGGAATTATCTTTGTTATCTACGTCAAATATTTCGACATTTTTGTTTGCAACTCCTTCAAAGAAGTCTCTGTCCATAACAAAGTTCTCTTCGATTAAGTGATTATCAGAAGAGTTTTCATCAAACCATCCTAGTGATTTGACTTTTACTCTTTGTCCAGCTTTAAATACCATGATATTATGTTTTTAGTTAATAATGTTCGTCCTATCTGTATTTATAGAGGCTTTAGACTCTCATACCTTTAAAGATATGGCTACATTAAACGGATGATTTGCCCTGTATTCACATACAAGACAAATCTTTACTAATAATTTTAAAAAATGAAGTAACAACATGAATTCTTGAGGGAATGAAGAGATTCGAACTCTCAACCTTACCGTTCGTAGCGGTATGCTCTAATCCAATTGAGCTACATTCCCGACCAGCGGATTTCCCCGCTTTTGTCATATTAGTTTTATAAAAAATGGTTGTAATGGTTACCAACCCGGCTGGATTTCGTCTTGGCCTTCGACTACTTGGAATAAACTGGTTTTTATTAGTTATTCCTTTCTCATTACCACTATCTTGGAAATATAAATACACTGCTTTCATAATACTGTTTCATCCATAAACATCGTTGTTTAGCGGGCTGTATTATTAAATAGTATGATAGTCAGTCTCTATCAGAGTGTTGCGCACCACTCAACAGTATATTGAAAGTCATACAAGGCCTGACTCCCTTATTGGCACAATTAATAAATATAATATATAACTAAAATCAATTATTCATAAGATTGAATTAAATGCCTTCTGCTTCGAGAGCAATAGGCAACGACTGTGCAACAGTGAGTTGCAAGTCAAATGTGTTAATACCATTGTTACTGCCGCAGAGGTAGAGTTCGTCAATCAAATTCTTACACTCATCGCGTTCATTTGGGTTGTCGACTTGGGCGAGTTCCATTTCTGTATCAACTATACCCGAAAACAAAATACCCGGAAGATAGATTTTTTTATCCTCTTCTGATAATGATTCAATCACTGCATTTACTGGAAGTTCTTTCAATTTCATATTGTTCTAAGATTTGAGCTCTATTAGTGACTATAAATATCCTTTACGGAATCTTAACGGTGTTACAGTTCATTAACTAATGCTGTAATTTCATCCTGCACATCGTCAATACATTCGCGGAAGTTTTCGACAATTGCAAGATTTTCTTCAGTTGGCTCTTGAGCCCATGCGAGTTCAGCCTTCTCTAAGTAATCTAAGAGTTTACGGCGACGTTCGTTCAACTTCTCTAATCTTTCTTCAGGATGTTCTCCTTCCAAGATAAGAGCAAAAAATACTGATGTTATAACTCTTCTTTGCATTGTTTAAAGAATTTATTACGGATATAGTTAATGAATAGGAGAATTGGAGATAATGCAAGTATGTTCATACAAACAGTATCAAAAAGGTTCCAATTCCAGTGAGTGATTTCGTAGCCTGCAATATACTTAATTGCAACTCCAGTTGTAGCTAACAGAATTAAGGCACTGATTAACAGACCAAGGCAAACAATCCCAACTAAGATTAATGCCACTACATTCTTTATTATATTCATCTATGTTTATTAGTTAAAATAAAAAATAGGATATAAATAGGGTTAAAAAATACAGAATGAGAGAATTAATTGTAATTGACTACATCCACTGTATTTCTGGTGAGTTTTTGAAAATTGGAAAAATTGGGAAAATAGTGGGCGATTAGCAGAGTCCTCTCGCGCTCCTATCTATCCTCCTCACACCGGCAAGACTCGAATTATTTCCCAAACTGTTGCTTTACTTTGCTTAAAAAGAAGTAAATACATTAAGGGAGTTGTGGGATAACATTGTGAACAAGGGAGATATTCATTTGTCCGCATGTCACGAATTCGCTTAACCTTCTCATCTGTAACATATCCTAGAACAGTTTTAAACTGTCCAGTCTTTTTTCCATAGTGCTTCGTTGCTGTGTACATGGCTACATGCTGCTTTAGATTATAGGAGTGCTACATGAAGGATAAAAAGGATAGTCATTTCTGACTATCCTATTGGTTTACAGATTAACAGATTAACGGGTAAACGGTAAATCTATGTTTGCAGCGTCAAAATGTGATTTTAAGTTTTCGTCTTGCGAAGCATCGTATAGCTCTTTCAATACCTCACCGACTTTTTCGTAAATCTTTTCGTTTACTTTTGCTTCAAATAGCCAACGTTTACGGACTGTTGTGCCTTCCATTGTGGGCTGTCCGTTTGCATCAAAGCCAATATTAACGCAATTCTTTTGCTCAATTGGTGCAATTACCCGTTTTTCTTTCCACCACGTTTCAATAGTTTCGTAGGCTGATTTTCCGTTTTGGCGTGAACTGCCGGAAATAATTTCAACCTGTGGCATTTTTCTAATCATTTCGAGAGTGCAATTTTCGGGCAAAGTATCACTTTCGCAAACATTTGCCGTTCTTTGTACCCCACGTACTGAAACGCTGCCAATTTTTACGAATTCCAAATTTTCAGGATTGAACAACAAAGTAACGAAAGCCGCATACGGCTTTGCACCGCCTCTAATTGTTTTAGGCTCAATTATAGGCGTAGGGATTGAAAAGTAATTAGGGCTTAAACCGTTATCACTTCCAGCACTTGCGGCGATTGCCATTAATTCTTTGATTTCTGATGACTTTGCATTTGCAACTGTTAATTTTGCTTTCATAATCTTTTTTTGTTTAAAATTGTTACTAAATAAAATTTCTATGTTTAGGCGGATTTTCACCGCCTTATGTTTTTACATTCCGTAATTAAGTTCATTGCACATTATTACAGTGTTAAAAGCGAATTCAAAGTAATGTGTATCTTGTACACGTGTTTCTTTCTTTGCTCTGTTATTGCTTTTAATGTATGCAACTTTCTTAACTTTTTTTGTTGTTGTTAAATTAATCTTTTCCATGATTGTAAATCTTTTTAAATTAGTAATTTTCCGTTTGGAAAGAATGAATTTATTTTCATTTTTCTCCAACTACCCTCGGGGGGCGTTAGAGGGTACTCTACTCTCTCGCTCATAATTACTATACTTAACCACACAAAAATCATTTCCCAAATTTCTCTATATAAATCACTATATATTATTTGAATCCCGATTGGGATAGGGGGGGGGGGCTTTTTTTAAGTACCTATATATAATGTACACGCGTGAAGAAGAAAATAAAAAAATTTGAGTAAAAACGTACATAGACTCAAAATACTGTTCGCGAGGTTTTGTCTGCCGAGAAAAACGAAGTTTTTCGAGATTACATATAGTTCTTATTAAGTATAGATTAAGTATAGTTAGAGTCCACTTTTGAAAATAATCGGTTCACTTTTGACATCGAATGGTATATTTTTGAAAATGGTTTAGTACAATTTTGACAAACCCTTGATTTTCAGCACTTTAACAAATCTTAATAGTCCAGATTTTGTACTGTTGAAAATTTGCAGTATCTTTGTACTATTAAAATTTAAGACATAAAGAGATGGAGAAAAAACCACAACACATTCAAGTTCCAAATGATATGTGCAAAGAACATAACCTAGACCCTACTGATGTCTATGTTTACAGTTACTTGAAAACATATATGAATAAGGACACTTACGAAGCTTTTCCATCTATGGAAACACTAGCAAAAGATGCCGGGGTAAGTAAAACTACAGTTAATAAAGCAATTAAAAATCTTGTGGCTAACGGGGACATTTCAGTTAGGAAAGAAGGAAGAAAAAATGTTTATAAATTTAATCCTTCTTCTAAGAATTTCGAAATGTTCACTTACAAATTTATGAGAGATGTAGACCTTACTTCTCAACAGAGAATATATATTATATTGACACAACAATATATGTATAAAGATGAAGAAGGATTTGGAAAGTTAACCTATTCTAACCAAGAACTTTCTGATGAAATTGGATTAAGTGCCTCTACTATTTATAGAAGAAACAAAGAGTTAGAAGATAAGGGAATATTACAAGTTATAGATACAGATAAAAAAGACCCTGAAACTGGAGTTCCAATTCAACTTAAGCTATTTGATTTATCTAAAATCGCACAAGACGTTCTCTTTATAAAGAAGAAACTTGAAGAGCATGATAAAGAAATAAAAGAAAATAGTAAAACTATAAAATTCTTATCCAATGAAGTAGAGAAATTAAAAGCCGAATTGAAACAATTGAAGGGAGATTCTAAATTACAAATGACAATGGATTAAGTAAATGACAGCAAAAGAAATAGCATTATGGTTATTGGATGATTTATGTATCATACATACAGGATTTGACAAATTAGCTCTTAGAGAACTAATAAATAAATTAGATGATAGATTTATAAAAATAGATATGGAGAATAAAGAAGCAACTATACAAATTCCTTCTTCTAATTCTTACTACTTATTAAATTCAAAGACACTTACTAAAGTAGACCAATACTTTGGAACTGGAAGAACAAATCTTCTTGTGTCATCCTTAGAACGGTTTCTTCATACTTATGATGATAATACAAAAATAAGAGAAGCTATCTTTGATAAGTTTCAAGAGAGAATAGATGCGATATATACTGGAATTTCGGAATTTAAAAATATAGAAAGTTTAGAGAATGAATTTGTAGAACTTAAACAAGATATATTAAGTTTAGAATCTGAAATTAATCAAACAAATATAATTAAGATATTACAAAATGCAGGATTCCTTATTTGTAACGGAACCAAAGAATCAATAATAAAAGCAATAGATAATTATTTAGCAAACAATGAAAAAACAATTAACGACTTAGACTAATATGAATCCAATTATAATTATACAAGCAGACTTTATACAAGAACAAGAATTTACCTTTGACAATTTTGATGAATTAAAAGGTTATCTCAAAGGTAAAACAATTTATGTGAGAGAGGAATCTCTACAAGAAGTTAGAGACATACTAGGGCTATTGGGCTTTAGACATGAAAAACAAATGGTAGAATATCGCGAGGATACCAGTAGAGTAATTGAAGTAAACAATACTACTTATACGATAGACTTTAGTAAGAATTATGAAGACTACGATATTAATGGAGAGGAGCTTATTGAAGACTATTATAAACTCAAAGAAGAACTTATCTATTCTATCATTCCTTGGCCCATTACTATCTCGGAAGCGAGAGAAATGAATAATCTTAAACTCTCTAAGATTCAAGCACTAGCGGAGACTATGGTACAAATAGTACATAATCTTGAGCTTACAGAAGACGATATGGAAGTAGAATGGATGTTTGGAAGACATGGAATTAAGGATGCTGCTCAATTCCTCGAAGACTTAGATATCCAGCACGATAATCTTAAATATATATGGTAGAAGGAATACGTAAGTGTATTATTGAATTAAAAAATCTTGAGCAAGGAATTGAATATGCAGTGGCTGACATTAATAAAAGAAATGCAGCCCTTGCATCTCAAGAACAGAATATAATTCAATTAACATCTGAATTAGAGACTCTTAGAAAAGAGAATGAATCTTTAAAGAAAGAAAACGAAGAACTAAAGAATAAAATAAAAGAATTGGAGAAAGATGAATCAGGAAATCAACCTAGTTGAGGAAGCTTTATATATGGATGCATACATAGTAGAAGAATGGATTTATTACCTTCCAGACATGGAAACAATATATTTGAATTATGATTAAAAATTTAAGAGAAATTATCCTTAATAGAATTGCTGAAGTAATCAAGAGAGAGGATTATAAAGAAGTATATGCTGATGGCAAAAGACCTGCATTAGAAGAATTAGAAGTATTAAATAAACTATTACAAAATATCTCTGAAACTGATTTAGTAAATGTTCCAGATGAGGGCATCAAAGAAGGAGATGTATATAAAATATCTGATGGCAATATTTATATCAAAGGATGCTTTGAAACTCCCGAAGTTTCAACACCTTGTAGTAAATGTCCTAACTATCTTGAATCATTACGGACAGGAAAAATGTTAGTATGTAACTGCACATTGGGATTACCATCTATAACTTGTAATTATGAGTATAAAGGTAACATCGAATAAAGAAATAAGAGACACAGTTCTCGCAGGCTTAAAGAAGAACAAGGATAAATATGGTAAGAAGTATTGTCCTTGTTCTTTAATAAGAGATGAAGATACAGTATGTATGTGTAAAGAGTTTAGAGAAATGGAAGAAGGAACTTGCCATTGCCAACTCTATATAAAGACTAAGGACTAATGGCTATATTTAATGGAAAAATAAAAACTCGATACGGAGAATATACAATGTCTACAAAATATAAAGCTTTGATATTACTATCTAAAAATGTAAATGTGAGTAAATGGTTTACAGATACATATAGTAATAGAGGATTTATATTTATGGACTTGGACTCTGATTTTGGAGATATACATGATGCATTAAACATTAATTGGCCCGATAGATATATCAGCGTTATTCTTGTTGGAGATGCTGAAAACGATTACAAAGATAATTCTGAATTTAGAAAATTGTATGATAAGTATTTTAGATATGTTAGTGGTATTTATCTAAATAAAGGATTGTTAGGCCCGTCTCAATGGGAACGTGTTGAAGGAATGATAGTGAACAGTCCATATGTGCAAGGAGAAGTATTTGGGTGGTTTAATTGTGCAATAAGTAGAGACAATGAGTTATAGTAGTGCAATATATCCAAGTAAGTATCTTGAAATACAATTTACTTCTAGAAGACCTAAGAAATATGAAGTAACTCTTACTGGACTTAGAGGATACGGAATTGATTATGGCATAATAGAACTCTTTACTAACCAATCAGTAGTATGTTCAGAGAATGACTTAGGACAAACCGTATTGGATTTATTAAAGAAGAGTCCGAGTTTATGGGAGGATTCAATTATAAGTATAAGACAAATATAAAATAATGCAGACATTTGAATTAACATATCCAGTAAGTAATATAAATGGAGTATTTATAGAAGAGGAAGATTTTGAGAAAGACCCAGCAAGAATAGCTTTAAATATAGGACATGTTTCAGTGGTATTTCTTCCAGAACAATATAAGAGTACTTACATGAATACAAATCTTTGGTATAAACTAATGCCTTGTGTAACTATTAATGGAGTCTTACATGCAAAGATATTTTTTTATTCACCCTCATTTAATCTTGATTGGGAATGAACGAAGCAATAAACATATGGAATGCAAAACATCCAAATCAGTTACTAGTATTAAATAGATATGAAAATATATTTACCCTATGTCTTTATAATAAGAAGGAAGATGGAACTCATGAAAAAGAATTTTCAGTATCAGGAGATAGCTTTAGAAAGGCATGGGATGCATTTATTGAGGTAACAGAATAATGGAATATGATATACGCGAATTTGAAATTCTTCATGAATTAGAAGGAGAAACTAAAATATTTGAGGATAAATATCCTACATATTTTCTTGTTATATTATGTGAGAAAGATATAATGTTTCTTGGTAGATATACAGGAAAACTATTTTCTGAATTTAATAAATCAGAACCTATTGGTTATATAGGAAGAAGAAATTCAGCACGAGAGGTTAGAGAAAGTGCAGAAAAAATGATGATACAAATAAAGGCGGGCACCAAATAGGTACTCGCCTTTTCTATTATATAAGAACTAATAAAAGTCCTGTTACTATTCCAATTGCATCTGCAAGGATGTCATACCAATCCCATTTATTACCCGGAGCTTTACTATCTCCATACTCTTTACCTAATGATAAACCTACTGCTAGACCTATACCTAGCCAAATATTAATACTTCCAGCAATTAACATCACTAAAAGATTAACTAAACAATGTTTCAGTTTATCACTTTGTTTTAGGAAGTTTACTATTTTCTTCAGAATTTCCTTCATTGTTACTAAATTTTTTCCAAATACCTGTTACTGAATCTATTCCTAATAAAGCCATAACACATATTAAAAATGTATCTATCATTAATGGTGCTTGTATACACATTATAGTACAATATATAAGTACTACAACTGCAACAAACCACCCTATTACTCCACACACTCTTTTAGACGAGATTCCAGAATGTGAAGTAAACATTTGTCTTACGAAAGTTATGAATCTCATTTATTCATAATTTATTTATATATTTGCATATTATTAATTTTAAAATCTAAGATTATGCATATTAAATGTCCTAAATGTAAAAACACTAATTTTTGCATCAGCCAAGACACCATAGACGGTGTAGAATACAACGTTATAAGTTGTGTTATTGATGATTATATTATAGGCGTATATCCTAACTCCGATTCTAAATTTAAAGAACTTCAAGAGAAGATTGAGGATTTAGAAAGTACTATTAGTGATTTAGAGGACCGAATTGAGCGTCTAGAACGATAGTCTCACTTATATAGGCTTTAGGAATTACCATACAATCCTTGCATAATGAATCAGGTATATTAATACCATAAATACTTGAAGCAAGTACAATAGCTTTATCATCTTCTTCTATGAAGTAACCTACTGTACTTGTTTCTATATCTCTATCTAGTAATTTAACTCCTTCTGTTAAACACTTTTCATTTATATCTGTAGTATACTTGCTGTTCCATTTAACAAGTATTAAGTCTTTACGTTTTAATTCATTTTCCATACTAACTCCCTACAAACAATTTAACATTACCAGTTTCTATATCAAGTATCATCCTTTCCAGCCATAAATCTTCTATACGGTGTCCCCATATTCCATACTTACCTGGATTCTCCTTCTCTTCTTCGTAAATCCTTCTATATGCAAGAACTATTTCATTTATCAAATCATTCAAAACGATACATTTAACAGTGAATGTGTATGGATTCTTTAACGGATAATTAATAGTTACGTTTACTGTATGATTCTTGAAATAGCTATCAACATAACCAAAGAGGAAAATTCCACAGTCAATGGAGTATTTATGAATCTTTATGCTAACACCTTTAGGAAGTAATTCGCGCTCCCTCTCTATTGTGAATTTAGACGGAAGTCTGTTTATTACTTCTTGCTCATTAAAATCCCTATCACTATATACATCTATATCAGATTCCTTATGAGTTACGCAAACGTAGTACATTAGCTTACGTTCGTTACCAACATTAACATCTAGTTCATGGAGTCTAATTTCAAAATCTGGATTTAATTTTCTAACTTCATTTAAACGGCTTTTATCAATCATAATCATTCATTTTATTTTAAAGTTGTTGCATTATTTCAGTAATAAAAGATTAAGAGGGAATATTTCCCTCTTTTAACTTTTCTATGCTGTATATATAAGATTTAGGAATAGCTAGTGTGTCTCCATATTCTTCGGTTTTCTTTGGCATATTACTACAACAATTAATTCCTTTCCACAGTTCTCCAGCAATAACTAACGCTCTTTCATCTTCTGTTAAATAAAATCCTGTTATTGTTGTTGTATTGTTCTTTATTGATTCTCTATTTTTATAGTCATGTGAATATTCCTCATAATCAGAATACCAAGTTACTATAATGATGTCTCCTTTGTTTAATTTTTCATTTTCCATATTCATTTTATTTATTCCATTCTGTACTTGTATCTTTCCATGTGTATTCATCTGATATACTATCATCCTGTTTATCTTTAATCTGCTGTGCTTTAACTGCTATAGCAGTAGGTACTATAGACCATCCATACTTGTTAAACTGTTTTAAGAATACATTCTTATCCTTTAGTAGATGATTATAAAGTATCTGCAAATTCAGTAATGGACTATTTCCATTCCCTTTAGACAAAAATGTATTATTAATAAGCTCTTCTAATTCATTTAAATCCTTAAAATTAGGTACTCCAGATTTGCCTGCCCGTTGCTGCATTTCTATTAGTGGATGTAAATTTGAATTAAATTCACTAGGTTGTGTCAAGTACTTATATTTATTAATAATTCCCTCTACAGATGCGCTTGGATATGCTTCCTTTACGCTTTTCACAAAGTCATCTTGGGATACTATATTATCCCTCATTAACTCCTGTAATCTAGGTGTTTGCTGTCTAAACACCTCATATTCTGTTGCAGACATATTTGGTTTCATTAAAATTGCATTATAATTTTCTATTCCATGCTTAAACTCATGCCCTACAGTAGCTGCTGGGTCTTTTTTGAGCACATCAAAATAGTAATGTTTGTAATCTTGTTCAGTCAATGCTTTACTAGAGGGAAACGATTGAGAACTAGTTATAATGTCTCCAGTTGCATCTATATCGCCTTTTACCCTAGACTTAAGATTTATATTACCTTCTTTATAAGCTTGTACAAAGTCATTAGTGGCTTTAGTATATTTCGTACCTAACTTCGCATCAATATCAGATATTCGTTGTTTTGTAGCTGGATTCATTAAATACTCAATAAAGTTTCTAGCATTGTAAGAAACATCTTGAGACCCTGCCATTATAGGAGAAGTATTAATAAATGCATCCTTAGACAAGTTGTTCCTAACAGCATTTCTAGCTATCCTCTTACCAGCATATTTCAATCCTCTGCCAATAATACTTCCAACTCCTGCACCTAAGCCTATATAATCAGACATAGTTGCTAATCCATCTAAAGTTCTAATTGCTTCTTCTGTATTTTTAGCTTGCATATAATCTTTATATGCTTTATCGGCTTTCTCACGACTTTGTGATTTCTCCCATTCACTTCTATTATCTTGACTTATTTCAGAATAAGTTGGAGTATATTGTTGCTTTATAGGCTCTTGAATTTGAGGTCTATAATCTTTAATGGCGTCTCTCCTCTGAATCCCACTAGAAGGGTTCTGATACTTCAATATCCCACCTCTCTTTAAGTACTTATTGAGAGATAAAGTTCCATTCAAATTTCTTCTGTAAGAATCTTTATCTGCACTATAATTATATCCTCCAGAATTATTTCCATGTAATCTATCTATAAAGTCATTAGTATCTTTAGCATCTAGAGCTTTATATCTATCATTTAATACTTTTACTTTATAATTAGCATAGTCTTTTAGATTATCAAAGTCTATATAATCAAATCCGTCTTTGTATCTGCTCTTCTTATATTTGGGAGCTATTGAATCACCTGGATGTTTAATTCCACTTAAGTTAAACCCTCTTTCACCTCTAGGGTCTAATCCATAATTACTTTCCAATGCTGCTTGCCTTACTAAGTTATTAAGATTAGTAGTGGGCAATCCATTTTCTTCTAATGCTTCTTTAAAGATAGGAGTCATTACACTTGCAAACTCCTCAAACTTATTCCCTGTACTTCCAAATTTATGGGAATAATCTAGAGAAGGCTTCTTTCCTTCTAATAGCTTATTGATAAAAGGATTAACACTTCCAGATAAGAATGAAGTTGCAGCACTAGGAGCATATTCTTTAGCAACATCTACAACATTAATAGGCTCTTTAGGTTCTTCTTTAGGAAGAAAACTTTTAACTTTATTAATAGCTTGAGCTATTATTCCGTCTTGTGCTTTAATGACACCACCATTTTCTAATTGCTCACTTTGAGTAGGTGTAGTTTCTGGTTTAGGTTTATTAGATTTATATCTACTCCAATCGAAACCAATTAATTGTTCTTCATTTCTGTTGGCAGCTTTTTCTCTATTGAACTGTCTTAATATTCTGGCTTTTAACTCTCCTGCCCCCTTTAATTTAGGAATCTTCATTCCTTCTTGGGCTTTAGCTATCTGATTATATACATTAGATAATGCTCTCTTATAATTAGGGTCAGTAGCATATCCTCCTTTAACTACTCTATCAATAAAATCTCCACCACTAAAAGCTTGATATCTTTTATTGTTTAGTAATGATACATGATAATTGGCATAATCATTTATATCTTTAAAGTCTCTAAAACTGTCATTAATGTAAATACTCTTACCATTTACTACTTCTCTAGTTCTCCTTGTAGTTCCTTTCCCCTTTATTCCTCCAAAGTTGAATTTTCCTGATTGACTTTTTCCCCAATTACTTTCCAAAGCTGACTGGGCTACTAAGTACTTTGCATATTTAGTATCTAAACCTCTAGCTTTAAGTGCATTTTCAAATGCAGGAGTCATTGTCTTTATAAATTCATCCTTTGACTTTATATTGATAGGTGCAGATTCTTTATTTTCTACAACAGGAGTTTCTTCCTTAGAAGTGGGAAGAGGTTCTGTATTTACCTTCTCTTCAACAACTGGCTCTTCTTTTTTCTCCTCTACTTTAGCCATTACATTCTGCCTATTAGTTTCCAATCTACTTATCGGAAGTTCTTTAATTTCAACAGTAGCTACAGGCTGTTCAAATACTGGGCCTTCATAAGGAGCTATACTATTATATGTAGTAAATATATTTCCTCCTAACTGTCGTTTAAGAGTAGTGGGTTTTTTTAAATCAGATGTGGGAGTTGTCGATTTAACAACTTTCTTTCTCATGTCTCGTTTAGTCCCTGTTAGAATTTTATGATTCTTTACTAACGAAGACTCTTTAAATTTCATCGCCATATTCTTTTAATCCATTTGTATTGAAAGAGTTTTCTTTTCTTATCCCATACGAATTTCATACTTTAAATTTTAGTTAGGTTGTCCGTAATTTTCATCTAACCATTTTCTAAAGGATTGAGCATCGAAGTTTTCTAATGATTTAATAACTCCTCCTTTTGCATGTTTCCACTTAGCTGCATTACGAGCAAAATTAGCTCTTTTCTTTTGCAATGGAGTTGCATTTGGATTGTTGAGTACAGACTTAGCATGTTCTTGAACACTCTGTCCTGCCTTCTTTGCTGATGCTGTAAACTTACCTTTGTTTTCAGGTTTTATATGGATTCCACTTCCACTTTTATGTTTCGGAATCAATCTACCTCCCTTTTTAAAATAATCTGCTTGTTCGTAGCTAAGTGAATTTGCATAAGCTACGGCTGCTTTGTGCAGTCTGTCCAATAAAGTTTTATTCTCTCCCATAGTATAATAAAATAATTATTTCATTTTGTAGACTACAAAAATATAGCTAAATTTGCACAATAACAAATGAAAGTATGAATTATATGAAATAATGTGGAAAATTTAAGTAAAGATTTTTAAAACTATTTAACTATTTAAGAATTTAAAGAAACAGAACAATTAGTATGTTAGATTTTATTAAGAAGGTGTTCAATTTTATAAATGGCTTGAATCCTACAGTTAAAACCATAATCATAATGGGACTACTGTTTTGGTGTACACAAGTATGTTTAGTAAATCAAAGTAAGCTATTTATAACTGACTACATCGAGTCTGTTGAGTACAATAACAGAAAATCTGAGGAGTATTCTCTAAAAGTCTCTCCCAAAATTAGGAGACAAGTAGAGAACATTAGGAACAAAGATACAAATGCTTCAAACGTTCTTCTATTATCTTTTCACAATACCAAGAAAAGTTTACAGGGTTTTTCCTATATGTATTTAACAGCATTAACTGACTCTCCAAGGGGTATAGATGATGAAAGTTGCCTTGACATATGGACAAATCTTCCGTATTTACAGTTCTCGGACGAAGTAGAAAAGATTAGAAGAGCCAGCTATTTAAGAATAGATTCGCTGGAATCTGCAAAAGAAAAGTTTCCGCAATTGTACAAGAAACTAAAGATGAGCGGAGCTTGTGCCGCAGCACTTTATCCGATTGAGGGTATAGATAGTGAAGGTTCTATAGAACCTGTTGGAATAATTGTCGTGATGTACGACGAACCAAAACGCTATTATTTAGGATATTATAATGAATGTATTGCCCCTTATATTCAAGTACTTTCCACGCTATTAAATTATAATACAACGTACAAAAATAAACAATGAATTATGCAAGTTGATAAGAAAAATGGTAATGTATGTTACAATGATTTAAATCATATCTATTGGAACGAAAAGGATGAATCTAGATATACATCAGTTACTACACTAATACACTCTTTTACTCAACCTTTTGATAAGGAATTTTGGAGTGCTTATAAAGCATTAGAGAAACTTATTCCAAAAGAGAATTGGGCAATAGAAAAGAAATCACTTCTATCCACCAAAAGATTTGATACATCTATATTAGATTTATATAATATTGATGCTGGAGTATTTAGTGATACACAACAGGATATACTAGATGAATGGGATAAGGCTAATAAAGACTCTTGTGAAAGAGGCACTGCAATTCATGCAGAATTAGAAAATCAATATTACAAGAAGCCGAAGGATATAAGCCTTAAAAAGTACGGACTCGGAGGTAAATTCGAGTGTAAGAAAGGGTATACAGAATTAGATATGAAACAGGGAGTTTATCCTGAATATCTAATATCATACGAATCAAAAGACGGAATGTTAAAAATTGCTGGACAGATAGACTTATTAATAAAAGATGGTAATGACATCTATATTGTGGACTATAAAACCAACAAGAAAATTGACCAGAAATCTGGATTCGATACATCAACAAAGAAAAATGCAACAATGCTTTATCCACTTACTAATTTAATGGATTGTAATTATATGCATTATACTTTACAATTAAGTACATATGCTTATATGCTACAGCAATTAAATCCGGATTTTGTAGTAAAGCAATTAATATTAGTGCATTATGACCATGATGGCAACGAAACTACATATAATCTCGATTATCTAAAAGAAGATGTAGAGAGAATGTTTAGCTTCCATAAGAAAAACATGATTAAGGAAAAACAACGAGCTAAAAGACAAAGGATAGAATATTAATCTTAGTAGAGAAGAATAAATTTAAGGAGCATTTTTAAAGCCTTATATAACGCTTTAAATGTTAAGCAATGTAATAGAGATTCGAACGGATTAATATATCCTTATTTATAGACATGAATGTAGGACATATTGTAACTGGACACTTAAATGAAGTTCTCAATTTGAAACAAGATATTTCAAAAAAGAGACTAGAGATATGTAAAACATGTCCCTTATTTACTCCTAAATTAGGAGGAATGTGTAATAGAAGATTATGGTATAATGCCCAGACGGGAGATGTAAGTACAGTTAAACTAGATGGATATGTGCGAGGATGTGGATGTAGACTAAAAGCAAAAACCACAATGTCAAGAGAATCTTGCCCCGCAGGAAAATGGTAAAAATTTTAAAATGTAAATGAATTATGGCACACAACCCAGCAGAATACGAAAAAGTAAAAATAGCACAAGAATTAGTAGGATTAGACTCAGGTGACCAACACTTTGTAATGTCAGCAGAAGAAGACGTTAAAGAGAGAATGGCAAGAGACGCAGCTGTTAGATTTAATGACAGTGTTGATGAGTACACAGCTAAAATGGATAACTATATTAGAGACGTAGAAGAAAAGGCAAAGAGTATTGCTGAAAACATGAATGGATTAGAAATCCTTCCAGTCTTTAACTATATGATAGTAAGACCTTATGACCAGAATCCTTATCAAAAAATTAAGGTTTCATCTTCTGGACTTATCTATGACTTGGGTGGTCACAAACCTGAATTTAAAAATCCTGATAACGGACAACTGGAAGAAGAAGAAAACTTCATTGTTGTAGGTAAAGTAATTGAAGTAGGTCCAGAAACTAAGTATGTTAGAGAAGGAGACGATGTATTCTTTACTAAACCTTCACAAACTCCAATACCATTCTTTAAAATGGGACTTGTCTATGTAAGTGAACAACGTGTTCTTGCAGTAGTAAATGAAAAACTTAAAGCTCGTTTCATGAGAGCATCAGAAGGAAAACTTAAAGCATACAATAAATTTTAATTATGGAAGAGAAAATATACTTTTTGCCTGGCGATGTGGTAACACTACGTCAGGCAATTCCTTATAAGCCAACTATGATTGTTGTGAAGAAGGAAACTAAGATAATCAGCCCACGTAAATCAGCAGGTATTGACAAATTTACAGGGGGAAAGGAAGATTGCCTGAAAGGAATTAAATGTAGATGGTTCACATCTAATGGTGAATTACAAGAAGCAGTATTTAATACCAAGGATTTAATAAAACTATAAAATGGTTTCTAGAAGAAAACTCAACCAACAGACCAAAAGAAACTCCCAAAATGCTACGGCAGCTTTAGCAAATTTTAAGCCTGCCGCTCCTGCAACACCTTCTTACCCTAATTTAGGAACGAGGGTAGGACAGCAACCTCAAGGACTCTCCTTAAGTGAGAGAGATGAAATGAGGACTAGGCTAAATAGTACTAATGGGAGAAAGATGATTCAAGATACAAATACCAAATTTAGGAACGAGGGTAGGACAGCAACCCAATCTTCTAACTTTACTGGTTCATTCAATAGTGCATTTGCAGCAGCAAGAAAACAAGGATTAAAACAATTCCAGTGGAATGGAAAGTTATACGGAACACAATTAGCTTCTACTCCTGCCCAAGCTGCACCACAAACTCAACAAGCTCCTGCTGCTAAACCTAGCGTTGCTACTAAGGAGGAACCTACTTATCTGGATTCTATGAGAAGGGGTTCTCTTCCACAGGTAAATATAGTAGCACAGAGAGTTGCAACTACTCCTATGCCAGCACCAGTACAAGCAGTTCAGAATGAACCAAGTGCAGATGCTTTAGGTTGGGGAACTGGTCAAGGGCCTTATCGTTCAGCAGGAACTATTGCTCCTACACGCGGTTTTGATAATAGAGGTGCTTACTCTACAACCGGTGGTTCGTTTACAAATACAATAGGCAATAATCCTAATTATGAAACCTCTCCTCAAATAAGAAGATATACTCCTTCTTATAGATTTCCAGGAGTTCAAAGTAATAAAAAAGGTGGAAAACTTGGAGACAAACAACAAGAATTTGTAGCTTACTTGATTCAAGCATCTGGAGTAGAGACCGAAGATGAATTAAATGACTATATTCAAGACTTAGGACAAGAAGGATTACAAAGAGAATTAGCAAAATTTGAAGAACTTATGACACAAGGAACTGAACAAGTACAAGCAGCAGCTAAGGGTGCAAAATTAAATTATATCAAATCATTAAGAGGACAATGTCCAGAGGGATTTGAAATGCAATATTTTAAGAAAGGTGGAGTAATGTGTAGCCAATGCATTAAGAAAGCAAAAGCACAGAAAGCTCCGACTAAAGCAGAGCAAGGAACTAAAGTAGTTCAAGACTTTAAAGCTGACATGAAGAAATGTGGCGGAAAGATGAAAGGCAAAATGAAGAAAAAAGAAGACGGAGGAAAAGTAAAAACTATTCCCGGAGTTATAGATACTAAAGAAAACAAACTATCTCCAAAAGGTAAAGTACAAATAAAGAAACATTACTTTGGAGGAAAACTCTAAATAACTTATGCAGAAAATATTTCTATATGATAATGTAAATAATAGAATAGAGTTAAATGTTCCGGAAATTTTACTCATTCGTGAGTTTAAAGCCCTAATGGATAAAAAAAGAAATATTACTCCCAAGGATAAAGAAGGAAAACTTGGAACTCAAGCATTTAAAGAATTTACATATATATGGTTGGCATTAGATTGGTTATCTCCTTATGCTGATTATGCAGAACAAGAGAGACACCAAGAAGCTTTAAAGGACGCAGGACTTACTCAAGCAGAATTCGATGACCCAATATTCAGGGCAGCTTGTAGAAAATACAGAGCTTTACAAGAAGAAACTCGTTCAATAAAGATGCTAAAAGCAGCTCAAAACACGGTTGATAAATTTATTGACTATTTCAATAACATAGACCCAGAGGAGAGAGAATTACAATCTGGCAAACCTATCTTTAAAGTAAAAGATATTATGACAGAAATCTCTAGTTTATCTAAAGTTAATGATGAACTAAAGGCATTAGAAGGTCAGGTTAAGAAAGAACTCGTTGAAGATTCTTCTTTACGTGGAGGTGCTACTGATGGATTTATACCTAAAGACTTTTAATTATGGCTAAAGGAAGAAAAAAGAAAGTTGTTGAAGAACCTACTTTAGATATCCTTCCGGAAAGAGTCCAACGAATATTACAAGAAGTAAAACAGAAAGAGGACCAAGAGTTCAAGGATGAAATTACTTCTCTAATAAAGGCTAGAAAAGGAGAATGGGATGTCACTATAAATGATGATATCCCATTTTTTGATTCCAATCTATCCTACGAACTTACAGGATATAAACCTATCGATGATAAACATGGGTTGGACTTTGACCCAGCTTGGTATACTGAAGCTAAGGATACATTTATGAGAACAGGACATTACTGTACTTATAGATTTGGAACCAAGCCTTATAATGACTTCTGGACGCAAGAATATATAAGATGCAGAGATGGAATGACAGTTAATGGATATACAATTACTGGTGATAATTATTTCTTCTTGAATTATTATCAATTAATGGACTTGACATCAGCTGACAAAGCCGGTGGTGGTAGACTTTATGACTTCCCAAGATTTTTTGTAAAACAGTATGAATATTTCCATTACGTTGAATTATGTAAGAGATTAAGAAAAAATGCCATAGGACTTAAAGCCCGTGGAGTTGGATTCTCTGAAATTGGTGCTGCAATTGCAGTAAACACATATAATTGTAGAAGAAACTCTGTTATAGTTATTGCAGCTCAACTTGAAAATTATCTTACTAAGACTCTTAGTAAATGTTGGAAACAGTTGGACTTTTTAAATGACTATACTGATGGAGGATTTTTCAAACTAAGGCAAGTAGAAGATACAGCTCTTAGTAAGAAAGCATCTGTTTATAAAGTAATAAATGGACAGAAAGTAGAAGCTGGATGGATGTCAGAAATCACTGGTATCAATGCTGATAAGCCAAATAAGATTCGTGGTGACCGTACCGACTTATTAATATACGAAGAAAGTGGTTCTTGGCCTCAATGGAAAAGAGCTTTCGAACAGGGAGACGCTCTTGTAGGTATTCAAGGAGCAAAGTTCGGAATTAAAATGGCTTGGGGAACAGGTGGAGATAAAGGTCCTTCACTTGAAGGATTAGCTAAAGCATATGAGGAACCCGATACATATGATGCTCTTCCTTACAAACATAAATATACTCCAACTGGTGAAGAAGTTATTACAGCTTACTTTATTCCTGCTTATACTATCATTAATAGACCAGGACTTATTGATAAAAGAGGTTGGACAGACCCAGTTAAAGGTAGGGCTTATTATGAAAAGGAAAGAGACAAGAAAGCAGCTGACCCTGAAACTTTAATTATACACTGTGCTGAATATTGCTTTACAGCAGACGAAGCTCTAGCTTTGGAAGGTACTAATAAATTTAATAAGGTACTTATTTCAGAACAGATTGCAAGAATTAGAGTTGACAAACAAGGTCAGAAAATTAGTGTAGGTTCTCTTGAATATAAGTTTAATGGCCCAGTACAAAAAGAAAATATAGTTGGCTTTAAATGGATAGAAAACTCTGCTCATGGTAAAGTACATATATTGGAACATCCTATTTGGACTATTGATGATAAACAACCTAAGATGAGGGATATGTATGTGGCTGGAATAGACAGTATTGATATTGGACAGAAGGAAACTTCTGATGCTACTAAAGACCCTTCTGATTTTTGTATTGTAATTAAGAAAAGAATTAGAGGTCTTACTGACCCTATGTATGTTGCCTATTATAAGGACAGACCTCAAGACGTAAGAGATGCATATAAAATTGCACTCAAACTTATGGAGTATTACAATTGTCAATGTGTAATTGAAGCATCTAAAGTTGCCATGATTACATGGGCCAGAGAAAATAAATGTCTTAATAGGTTTATGAGAAGACCTAGGGCTACTATGCCTGATGTTCAAAATGGACAAAGTAAACAGTACGGTGCTCCAGCAACAGTGGCAGTTATTGATTTACAGACTGACTTAATTGCAGACTTTGTAAATGACTATTGTCATACAATATGGTTCCCAGAAATGCTTGATGAACTTAATCGTTATACTGATGAGAATAAGCGAAAGTTCGATATTGTGGCGGCTATGGGTATGGCTGAACTTGGTGACCAAGAATTACAAGGAATAATACCTAAAGCTGTTGAAAATGTAGATGATGCATTTCAAGACTTTGGATATTATAGAGACGAGAATGGAATTAAAAGGTGGGGAACTATTCCTAAAGAGAAACCTAATATTCCTAAATATGATTTATTTCCTTATCATTATGACAACGACAGAACTAGAAGCAGCAATCCTCGACATAATCCGCAGATGCTACAAAATGGAATATACTAGCAAACTTATAGTGAAAGAACTTCCAGAAGGAGGTTATTCAGCTATATTTGCGATGAATAATATTGATAAACCATTAGTAATCTCTGGACAATTAGGAGCTTGCGACTTTTTAAAATATATAGAACAAGAACTTAAAGACAAATGTCTTTGGAGAGTTGAATATTCATTAGGATATCAATCATTCCCAGAGCCTTGTCCAGAATCACCTGAACAAACAAAATGTAAAAATGAAAGATACTAAAAAGAATGAAGAGTTGATGGAAGCTACCAACAGGGCAATCAGCGAGCTGGTTTATCCTAAGTACAGGTTGCAAAAAGCATACAACTACTATAACTGCAAAAGAGATGCTGAGCAGTACAGATTTCTTGAAGAAAATTATGGTATAGGTCAACCTACATCAGTAGAATTCATACCTCTTATTAGGAAACATGTGGATGCTTTAGTAGGAGAGTTTCTAGGAACTCCAATTCTTCCTAAAGTATCTTGCAAAGACTCTGCAACGATAAGTGCTATCACTCGTGAAAAAGAAATTGCAATTTCCTCTGAAGTATATAGTCTTCTACAAAAACACTTAAAGAACTCTATGCTTAGCTTTATTGACGGAAGAGATATTACAGATAAAGCCATAGAACAACAAATACAAAAGTTGATTGATGATTTAGACCAATCATTTATTTCCCAATATGAAATGGCAGCTCAAAATGTCATTGAGTATATTATGCAAAGTAGGGACACTGACCTTATGACTAAACTAAGAATATTGTTTTTAGATTTACTAATAACTGGTTATGCTTTCTACAGAGTAAAGCCATCTACAAGTAAGGGAAATATTGATATAGAGGTACTTAATCCTTTAAATACATTTATTGATAGAAATCCTGAATCTATATATATTAAAGATTCTTATAGAGTTGTTGTAAGAAAATGGCTTACTAAGAATCAAATCTTAAATATATATGGTAGAGATTTATCAAGAGATGATATTGCTAAAATTAAAGACTCATGGCATCAAAGCTTTGATACTTCTCATTATTACGTAAGGTCATTTGCTGATGTAAAGAGTGGTGCCCCTATGACAGACGGACTTGAAGCAGGAAGAGAAATAGTTCCTGGATTTCCAGATGAAGCTATTCAATCTTACAATTATAAACTAATTCCTGTTTATGAAGTTGAATGGACTGAGACTGATAAAGATTACAATCTACAAAGATATGAAACTGTTCGTATTGGGCAGGAGATTTATATCTTAAGAGGTGTAAGTGAAAATGTAATACGAAGTAAAGATAATCCTTCTTATTGCAGTTTATCAGTAAATGGAGTGTACTTTAATGATAGAAATAATGAGCCTTTCTCCTTAGTGTTAGCTTGTGCTAATCTTCAAGATAGATATGACTTATTACACTTTTATAGAGATAATTTAATTGCAAATAGTGGAACTACTGGAGACTGGTTAGACTTATCAGTGTTGCCTACTGCTCTTGGAGTTAAACTTCCTGAAAGAATACAGAAATGGATTGCTTACAAAAAATCAGGAGTTGCAATTATTGACACGTCACAAGAAGGAAGACAATTTAACAGTAATACAACTTACTCTGGATTTGATGATACGGTTAAAGCCCAAACTATTCAAGGTATTCAGATTGCAATTGATGCTACTGAACAGACTACAAGTTCTATTACTGGAGTTTTTAGAGAGCGTTTAAATGGAATCCAACAAAAGGATGCTGTTACTAATGTGCAGACAAGTGTTAATAATTCGTTTATTATTACTAAGAAGTACTACCAACAAATGGATTTAGTAACTAACGAGCTTCTTCTTGACTGCTTAAACATAGCTAAAATAGTTTATAAGAATGGATTGAAGGGAACTTTAATTCTTGGAGATAAATATCAAAAAGTCTTTACTGCACTTCCAAAATACTTTACTGTTAGTGATTATGATATTCATATTGTAACAAGCACTGATGTTATTAAAGATATGGAATCTATTAAAGCTATTATCCCTGAATTTATTAAGAGTGGAACTCTAGAACCAGGAATAATCTTTGAAGCATTAACTGCTAAGAGCTTAACTGAACTTAAATATAAAGTACAGAAAGCACTTAAAGTACAGAAGGATGAAAATGGCCAGATGCAGCAACTTATGCAGCAGAATGAACAACTTCAACAGCAAGTACAACAACTTCAACAACAACTTCAACAAGCTCAAAATAAGGTTGAATCTCTTAATGAAGCTAAGTTACAAATTGAAGATAGAAAAGCTAAAGCTGATGAACAGATTGGCTGGTACACAGCTAAGACTGATAGAAGGTCTAAAGATTCTAAAGCTGAAAACGACGATAAAAGAACTGAAATTGAGTACGCTCAATTATATGATGGCAATTCTAATAATAACGAAGTAAGAAATATATAATATATGACTCCTGTATTTAATGTATGTAAATCTAATACTTGCGGATTAACAATCACTGGTCTCTCAAGAGAGGCCGGTGAGTATCTGCCAGAAGATTCTACTGAAAACATAATTAACACTTTTAAGTACAGTGAAACTGTAACTGTAAATGTTATACAATTAGATAAGATAGACGAACCTGAATTTATTAAATCTACTGTTGCGCCTCATTTAACTAACACTGATGAAGTAAAAGTAGACATATCTAAAGATGGTAACTACCGTATCTCACATATCATAATTCCCACTACAGAGTGGTTGCAAAAAGAAATAGATAATCCTAACAGTTCTTTATCTTCTTATGCAGTTGTGTATGTTTCTGACGGTTCTACAATATATAAGTACATAAATGAAGGGCTTGTTGAATGTCCTGCACTCGAACTTGCTGAAAGAAATCCTGACGGGACTACAATTTCCATAAGTGAAAAAAATACCTTTTCCATTTGTTATTTATCCAAATGTTTTGTTACTTTGTGCAATGAAATTTTAAACATGAACCTTCTTAAATGTAAGAGTAAAAATGCAGATTTGGACAACCTAATATTTAAGAGAGATTTTGTTTGGATGACTATTAACGTAATTAAATACTCCGTTAGCCTTGGTCAATATGCAGAAGCCCAAAGAATATTAGAACAAGTAAATACTTGCAATGGTTTTTGTGATTCAATTAATAACAAATATAAAACTTTAAACAGAAGTTCTGGATGTGGATGCAATTAGTTTACTTAAACAGAAAATAATTGAGGATTATAATTCTTACGTGAAAAAACTATATAAGGGATACCGAGAAGACTATTCTTTAATTTTGCACGAAATAAGTTTTATAGAGACTCATACTAAATTAGATAACTGTGACTTTATTTATCAACAACTAATGTTAGCATAATATATGTCAGAATATAAAGTACTAGAAGAAGGAGTTCTACTTGATGACTGGATGAACGATAATCCAGAACAGCCATATATTCCTAAGAAAACCCCTAGCTGTAATTGCAACACTTGTCCAGACGAAGACGGGCATCTACTAAAGGATAACTTCTTTGGGGAGTTCTTAACTGAAGCTGATAAGAGAAGAGCTAGAGAGAACCTAGGACTCAAAGATATGGAAGGCGATGCAGCCAACATTACTTATAAGACAGATACTGACCCTGATATAGAGTCGGTTAAAGATGCCTTAGATAAGTTGTTCTATGTTCCAATAACTATTAGCTCATTTACTGTTTCTCCTAATGAAGCAGAAACAGGTTCAGAAGTTAATACCCTTACATATAACTGGAAATATAATAAAGAGATTAAACAACAATACTTTGACGGAGAAGAAATTAATGCTTCACTTAGAACTAAAACTATAACTGGAGCATTTAAGACTACAACATCTAAAACCTTAACTGCATCGGACGGAACAGAATCCAAATCCAGTACTGCATCTTTAGTATTCAAGGATGGTAGATATTATGGGGCAAGTGCAACAGACCCAACAGTTTCTGATATGATTTCTTCTTTTACAAGAAGTTTGAATCTTACTAGAGGAAACAGTTTTACAGTTAATGCTAGAGAAGGTCAATATATCTATCTTCTAGTCCCATACTCTTTAAAGAATATTTCTTTTTCAGTAGGTGGATTTGAAGGAGGATTTTTTATAGTAGACGATAATTACCAATTCACTAGATATGAGGGAACTACTATAAGATGTGTTCTCTTTAGAAGTGATAATCCGGGCTTAGGAAGTACAACAGTAACTATTAAATAACATGGCAGTAGAGTTAATTAGCGAAATAGTTCAAAAAGGTGGTCAGGATTTCGCTCTAGTTGATGCCAATAACATTCGTGGAGGTTTCTACCAAGTAACCGAAATGAGCGAAAGAGATGCAATACCAGACAAAAGAAAAAAGAATGGTATGCTTTGTTTCGTACTCAATGACCCTGACAAGGTCTTTACATACCAATGGCTTAATGGTTATTGGATTAAAGCACAACTTGGCGGCGGAGGTGGTGGGGATGGAGACACTAGAGTTGAAATAGTATCAACGCCAGAAGAGCTAGCAAACAGAGTAGACTTGGAAAGAGCTGGACAAATCGTATATATCGAGAGTACAGATGAAGTTCTATTCTGGTCTAATAAAGACAAATGGAGCTCTTTTGACCATATTAAAATACAAGATACAGAACCAGTTGATGATGATGCAGTATGGATAAATACTAGTCAGAAATCACTACCTCAGTATACAAATCCAGATTTGGCTACTATAATAGAGGCAGTTGAAGCACTTAGAAAACTGGTAAATAAGCATGAATATGCATTTACACATGAGATGTCAAGTGGGGGTTTTGAAAATAGTGCAAGACTCGATATGATGAAAGCTGCTTCACCTTTGGAACCAGGAACGGAAACAGAACCGACAGCAGCAGAAGAATATCCAGAATACACTGAATATGAAACTCCAAATTTAAAGCACTTAGCTATTAAAGCAGGAACTTACTCAAGCCTGCTTGAGAACACAAGAAACTTTGTAAATAACGAATTACTATGGTGTACAGACACTAAACAATTATATATTATGAGTAATGGTAGTTTAAATTGGATTAATAAAAGCGGAAGTGGTGGTGGAACCGAGTGGGACCCATCTGTTCTCGACGAACTGGATACCATTGGATTTGTTACCCCTAGTGGTCAAACATACAGGGTTAAGGTTGAGAATGATGGAAAAATGGTTATCTATAAAAAGGAAATGGATACACCACAGACTAAACCAACAGGAGGTCAAGAAGACCCTTCGGGCTGGGTTTATGTTACATCACTATTCTTACAGAAGCTATATATAAATTCTATATATTGTGGGGGATTAGCATCTGACGAACATAGTTACAACTATTGTTCACATCATTTTGTTGAACTCTCAAATCTAACTAATGAAGATATAAACTTGAATGGTCTTTCCTTGCAATATGCAACAGAAGGAACTCAATGGCAAGTACTTCCATTATGGGGAACAATCAAAGCGCAGTCTACATTCTTAATTAGAGGTGCTCAGTGTTCAGTAATGGATGCAAATACTACTAAGATTAAAGTAAAAACATACGATATGGAATGGAGAGATTCAGGCGGAAATCTAATGAAGTTTGATAACAACAAATCCAAATTCTATCTTACTTGGGGAACTACTCCTTCAACAGTAAGAAATCCATATTCAAATGCTAACGGAAACTATAGAGTATCGTTAGGATATATCGATTTAGTTGGATTTAATAAAGAAAATGCAGAATCCTCTGATACAATAGACGCAAGCGAAAACAAACCATATACGTATCTAAGTACTGATAAACTCTTTACTAAATACTATGCAATGGACCCAGTAAGTCAGGCTACTAAATCATTAGATAAAAGAAACAATGCTAATGATTGGTATTTTGTTGACCTTACAAAAGAGTTAGTTCCGAGCATTGAAGCTTTCACTCCAAGGGCTTCATTTGAAAATAAAACAATATTCTACAATAAATCTAAACTAGTAAGTTTAAAACCTAACCTAATATCTTGTACCTTTGGTAGACAAGCAACTGCTCCAAATGCCACAAGATGTTTTAATTGGGTGTCAGTAGGATACTTTGACGAATACCTTTGGTACAAGTCAAAAGGAAGTGGCGACGAAGGCTCTTGGACTAAAGTGGAATCATTCAAAAATGAAACGGGCGTTAGGAAATATTACAATCGTATTAGAATGGAGGCAACTGACGGAACTCCATTCACTACTCATAAAGTTATTCTTAAGAACTTATCAGTAGGAACTTATGAGTATAGAGTAGGTAGAGCTGATGCAAATGGTAATCCAAGTGAATTTGCTAGTGATTCTTTAACATTTACAGTAAGAGGTACTGATGATATAAAAAACAATTTTACGTTTGTTCAGGTAAGTGACCAACAGGGATTTAACTGGGATGAATATAATGTTTGGAGAATATCAGCTGAATATATAAAGAATAATGTTCCAGAAGCGCAGTTCACTATTAATACTGGTGATATGACACAAAATGGAAATAGAATCAATGAATGGATTGACTATTATAATGCTCGTAAATCCCTATGGGGAGTTGAAGAAATGGTGACTGTTGGTAATAATGACTTATGTCCTGCCAACATGTATGTATTAGGAAATGGCGGAGACAGTTCCAAAATTAATCCTTCTAATATGTCGTTCTTCTACACATTCGAAATTGATGAAACTAATCCACCTGTATTTACTATTGAAGGTAAAGAAGTATTCGTTGATTCTCTTTACTCATTTAATTATGGTAATGTACACTTTATGTGTGTGAACTCTGAAATTACTGATTTAACTGAAACTAATATTTATGGATTAAGTACTGGAAAGATAACCTATCCGTACATTAAACAATGGTGTAAAAAGGACATTGATGCTAATGCTTCTGCTGCTTGGCAAATTGCTTATTGTCATGAAATGCCATTTACTATTATTACTCAAAATGTTATTCAACAGTTCTACTGGAATGACACAGAAAATAATAAAGTGGAAAGAAGTGGTAGTCATTTAAATTATAATGTACCTAATGAAGATAAATACTGGTTTAGTAAGTTCTGCCAAGAAAACAATGTAAGACTTGTTCTGGGTGGACATAAACATACGTACAGCGTTAGTTGGCCGCTTAAAGAGAATTTCTCACAAGATGGAACTCCTATAAGCATGAAGCCAATTATTCAAGTAACTCAATCTGATTTAACTACTTACTTCAATAGTGATAGTTTATATGAAGAAACAGAGGGAGACTTAGCTGGACAAAAATTCCCTGTTGCATGGAAAACCGATGATAACTATAAGCAACATAAACACTTATGTACATTTGAGCTAGTTGATAACATCACTGCTCCTGTGTATGCAATGTGTCAAGCTACTGGTTATAAACATACATCTAACAAAGAGTTGCCTGCACCTAATATACCTTGGTTGAGACACTATTTCCCTGCTACCGTTAAAGTTGTAGACCAGACTAACATTACTGCAACAGTAAATGCTGGACAGAGATACCCATTCTATATTATATGGAATATTACTCCTACACAAATAACAGGTACAGTTAAGAAGATTAATTATGTATTTACCTCTGCAGGTAAGTTTAATATTAATATTCAAAGTAGTGTTAATCCACCAGAAGCTATTGGTGGTAATGGGGAAGAAAACAACGGAAATGATTTAATTATCATAAAATAATGTCAGGTAAAAGTGTAAGTATAAAAAACAAGACTACTAATGAATGGGAAATCGTCGCAGGTAGCGACGCTTCCCAAATTAGTACTTCTAATCCTGACGTGCTAGTATCTGGAGAAGTAAATATCTCTGTTGACCAAGCACTCAGTAGAACCAACAAAAAGATAGAAACACTTCAACGTAATGTTTCGTGGCTTGCGGAACATGGCGGGGGAGGCGGTGGTGGGGGAGGAGATTTCACATCCTCTATTAAATTAACTAACGGTGGTATTACAACATCTGAAGGAGTTAATATTCTATATTCTACCACTAAAGAAGTTAAACTAGATTACTTAATCACAGCATTAAAGAACAACCAAAAATTTACTATAACTGTTTCTCTAGACGGAAATAGTGTTATTTCAGGACAAGAAGGATGGTCTGGAACTCCGGGAAGTTTGCTTATTAAAAACATATCCCAGTACTCATCATCAAATAGTCACTCGGTAGTAGTTACTGCAACCGATGCAGAAGGAATTAACGCTACTCCTTATATGTTAACTGTAATTGAATCATCTATTAATTTATCAAGTAGTGTTTCATCAGTTACTGCAACAATTGGATTGGCATATAAAATAACATATACAGTTACTAATAAAGTACTGGCTGCAGACACATCTTTGATTGTTAACAATGTCACTAATGGTGTTTCTAAAACATTTGAGCTTGGTAAGTTTACATCTACTGAACCTTTGTTATATGATGTTGATTTCTTCAGCTTATTTACAGGAACTCCAACGGCAGGTTCTTCTTACACTATTGAAGCATTTGCACAAACATCTATTGACGGAAAAACTATTACTTCTGATAAAGTAACTAATAAAGTTGTAGTAGAAGACGGAACTTCTCTTGTAGTACTTGTTGATGGTATTACAACTAAAGAAGAAGTAACAGCAGGAACACCTGCAACAGAGTTCCCTCAAGGTGGTAATATCTCATTCTCATTCACTCCTTATCTATCAGGTATTAGCATTATTTACTATGCTGTTAGAATGAAGAGAGGAAACATCGTAAGAGATATTGGAACATTTGAGCCTGATGCAGAAAACCCATTCAATGAAAACCAATATGTGCAAAGAGGTAAACAACAAATCTTTAGTTGGGCTGTTGCACAAAATGACGATTACTTAGGTGATTGGGACATTACATTGAGATGCTGGTCTGAAAAGGGTTCTCCTATGACAGATACACAACTTGCTTGTGTTGTTGTAAAATCTGCACAATCTTTAATTGCTGACCAAAATCCTAGAAATACTAGATATGCAAGTTGGAGTATTAAGAATGAGTTTCCGACAGCTCCCACTGCAACTACATGGATGTCAAAAGAATTAAACTATATATCTCCAGGAACAACAGACCCGATTGTAGTAAATACTCCTTTAAATGTATATAATACTAATGGAGAACTATCTGGATTCTTATCTAGCAATGGACAAACAAAACTAAGACTCAGTGGTGAATCTTACGGTATAGTAGATTTACAACCATTTAAGGATGAAATAAGTGATAATAATAACTGGTCAAGACTAGGATTTACATTCTCTGTAACTCTAAAAACTGACCTACACCCGTTCTCTGATAGAACTATATTCTTTATAGGAAATTACAGTTCTGACGGAACATTCTCCGAAGGTATTAAAGTTGGATTGGAAGACATTGTATGGTCTTACACTGACGGAAATATCAAGGAAACAATTTCTTGCAAGCTACAACAGAATGTTATTAATACTCTTGACTTTATAGTTGATAAGAATAATAGCGAAGTTAAAATCTTTATCAATGGAGTACTTAATGCTGCAAGGGAAATCAAATCTGACTTTACTTGGAAAACTACAAGTAAGTTCTATTTGGCTTGCGATGCTGACGCAAATGGAAATATAGGTAACTTTGCCGATGTTGAACTTTACGATATGAGATTCTTTAGAAGTGCATTAAACGATAAACAGATTGTAATTAATGCTTTAAATGCAAGAGCTAACGCTTCACTTATGTCGGACGGTACAGTAGATTTCTCTCTGTATAACTCTTGGAAATCAAAGAACTTCTTTAGTACATCAGAATCAACAGCATCTTCAACTTTATGGGACGACCAGAACAATACATATGCAAACATCAATTTCGATGCTTTAATTAGTGACTCTAATAAGAAGCCGCCTCTTCCAGTAGTTTATATTGACTGTGGTGGTTCTGGATTTACTAAAGCTGTATATGAAGCTGTAGGTGCAAACCCAACAGAATATACTGGTTGCACATTTAATTACTTTGACCCTAATTCTACTAAGAGCTCGGCAGTATCTACCGGAGAATTATCAGTACAGATTCAGGGTACATCATCTACTGGTTATAGAAGTAAGAACTTAGAAATAATATTCAGAAAAGAACTATATGATGATTTAGGTGGTTTAATCGGCCCAGAGCTATTCCAGCCAAATAATACATGGATGCCTGAAAGTCAATTTACATTGAAAGCTGACGTAGTTGACTCTGCTCATGCTAACAATGCTTCTATTGGTAAATGGATTAATGATAATGCAGACTTACTGTTTGATAAAACTCCACCAATGGAACAACTTGAATCAAGACGTCCTGTTGATACTAGAGATAAAACAGTTACACATCAAAATGTAACAATTAAACATACACTTGAAGGATTCCCTTGTATCTTACTTATTAAGTTTGATGGAACTGATACTCAGGAAATGTTAGGTATTTACTCCTTTAACTTAGGACGTAATGCTTACTTTAACATGGGATTCAAGTTTTTTAAATCATTCTCAAGAAGAATCAAGGATTCATCTGGACAGTATCAAGAAAACCCAGTTCCTGCTTTCATTACTACTTACGAAACATATAAAGATAATGAAAATTTTGGAACTATTGACCAAAGACAAATATACTCTTATGAGTTCTCTGAAAATGCTAACATCATTATCAAAGACGATGGAACTAAGCAGATGACTGCTCTGTTCATGCAGGACGACTTATCTATCTTGCAGCATGTTGGAGAATTTAGGTATAATGGAGCAAATGGAGATAACTCCGATGTATCTGATAACAATATTTGGCAAAGACTTCAATTACTATTTACCGACTTAGCCAGTATGACTGGTGAAGCTGTTGATAAGTATAGATGGAATGTCCAAACAAAAGGCTATGAAAAAACAGGAGACCAATATGCAGCCCAACAATCTTGGTCAGCCCTAGCTGATGATTTAACTAATAGGCTAAATATTAGAAATGCTTATTCTTACTATATAGTTTGTATAGCATTTGGACTTGTGGACTCTCTTGGTAAAAATATGACACTTCGTTCTTGGAACGTTGGAGGAAGCCTTACTGATGAAAATATGAACAAATGGTGGCCTTGTTTTTACGACATGGATACGGCATTTGGTCTATCTAATACAGGTGAAGAAAATGTACCTAAGACAGCATATCTTGATACCTTTGCTAATGCTAAAGTAGAATCTGGAGTTAACTCTCTGGTAATTACTCAAAATTCAGCAGACGGAGGATATGATACATACTCTGCAAGATTATGGGATGTTCTTAGAGACACAAGATTTATAAATACAGGGGTTTATTCAGGAGCAGGATATGATGCTTTATGGGAAACTTGGCGTTCAGTAGGAACACTTCTTAAAGAAGCTAACTACTTCGTTGATAACTATTTCAGCATCCAAATGAAGAACTGTGGTGAGCTTCTATATAATTATGACTACAAAGTTAAGTATTTAACTAGATATTCAAAGGATGAAGGTAGTGCCGCTTCTTATGCTAATATTGAGTTCTTACATGGGCCTCGTGTTGAATTTGTAAGAGACTGGCTAAAGAAAAGATACTACTTTATGGATGGTGTATTCCAATATTCAAATAGTGCACTCATCCAGCCATATAATGAAAAGGGTGCTTTTAAATGTGGTGGTGCGGAAGGACAAGCTCCTACACTCACAGTAAAATCTAACTGCCCGTTAATCTTTACGGTAAACATTGGACAGACATCTGCGGGAGATATTAGATATTTTATTGACGAGAATATCCCAACAACTATTACTCTATCACCTATATCTTCTTTTAATACGCAGATTACTATTAATGGTATTTCTCAAATCAGTCAGCTTGACGGATTGAAATATATGAGATTCCAAGGATTTATGTCTACATTGAGACTGCCAAGTTTTGCAAATGTAGATATATCAGGAGTAAAGACATTGTCAAGTGCTCCAATTCTATTTGAAACAGCATTTATTAATGACCAAGATTTCTCTGATGTAAGACATATTGACCTTAGTAATACATCCTTCTGGTCTGGAAACAGTGGTGTAAGTACATTTACAGTAAACATTGAAAAGTATACGAAACTAAAAGATTTGAATATCTCTGGTTCTTGTGTAACTTCTCTATCTTTACCAAATGCTTCACTTGCTTCCCTTAATATTACTAACTCAGATGTAGAAAAGATTACATTACAGTCTCAACCATTCTTGAGTTCTATCGACTTTACAGGATGTAAGAAATTAAAAACTGTAATTATTGATTCTTGTACTAAGATAGAATCACTTACTCTATCAAGTTTAAGTGACTTGGATTCTGTAACCATTACAGGATGTCCTAATTTAAAATCTATTGTTTGTACTAACAATACTGCGCTATCAGTATTTAATGTATCTAACTCTAACAATGTAGAAACAATAAACCTATCTAATTGTAATAGTAGGTCTCTACAAATATATATTGTAGGTGCGGCTAAGATTAAAACACTAAATCTTTCTGGAACTACAACTCCAGAGCCAATTCAGTTAGCACAAGGTCTGAACACAATTACTTCTTTAGACATTAGTAATAGTTCTGTATCTGCTTTCCAATTTGGTAATGACCCTATCCCTACTTATAAAGGTGATAATATCTTAGATTTAAGTCCATTTAATCTTACTTCATTATCTTTAAGAAATGCAGGTTTAGTTAAATACATTAAATTTGATAATAATAAAACTAAGCCATTTACTGTTGGTAATTCTTTCTTCGTTGGATGTTCTTCTCTTATAAGAGTATTCGGACATTTGGCACTTAATGGACAGAGTATATTTAGTAACTGTAACAAGTTCTTTATACATGACATGCCAGATACTATTCCGACTCCAATGATTAGTCCTACTGAATGGTTTGGCCCAGATACGAGCACAGAAGATGGAAAAACTCAATGGAAAGCTAACACAAATCTAGATACAAACTTTACTATCTCAACCACTGCTTTAAACAGTGTGTTTAGTACTACTGCTTGTACTCTATATGATGTGTATTATATACTTAATAGATGTCAGAATGTTACAAGTTTGAATGGCACGTTTGTTGCTTGTAGACAAGTTACTACTTCAGTTCCTAACTCTTTTAACAGAAATATGTTCAAGTACTGCGGTAAAGTAACAACCATAGATAGCTTATTCGGGAATTGTGGAGACTTAACTAGTATATATTTTAGCCCTACACATGATGACAATGGAAACATTACAGCATACGATGGACTGTTCTCACCGCTTGTGAGTTGTACTAATATGAACAACTCATTCCGAACAGGCGGTCAGAAGTATATGGATGAATATCTATTTGCCCCAGTAAATGCAAATGGAGATACTCTAAAACTAACTTCAATCAGTTGGGCTATCTACAATGAGACATTTATTAAAAATGCTAGTGCTCCTAAAGAAGAAATTTTAAGTTCTGATTATATATATGCCAAGGCAAGTAAGCTGTTAAAATATTTGCCAGAACTTAACAATATAGGTTATCTGTATGCAAGTACTTATTCTAAAATTGAGTTTGATTTAGATACATATACAGAGAATGGAAAGACAGCTTCATACTGTCCTCTATTCTATAATAACTCCAAATTGGTTTCAATAAGTCAATGCTTCAATTGTTACGGTAAAGGTTCTTTATTGAATGTATTTGGCGGAGATGAAGTATTTAACTCTATGAGAAATAACTTCCCTCAATCATTACAATATATTAGAGGTTCATTTAACTGTGCTAAAGAAGGAAGCAATACAGTAACTTGGCCTATAAAGAACTCAATGTTTAGTAAGATTAAGTCTACAATCAAGTTTATTGGGCCGGCTGATGAAGGTAACTTTACAACAAGTGCAGGTAGCTTTGCTGGAGCAGGTATCGTCAAATCGTATGTTCCAGACTTAGTTGGAGATAAGTTCCCTTATGATGTATTCAAAGGCTGTACTAACCTAACAGAAGCTCCGGCTTTCTTTGCTAGAATGGTATTCCCTTCTGATACAACAACTGAAATTCCGGGAACTACATTTAATGACTGTACCAAACTTACTAATATTTCTTACATGTTCTACAATATGAGTAATGTAAAATACTCACTTACAAGTAGAGGATTTAAGAATTGTAGGATAGTAAATGCCACAGCTTGTTTTATGGAAGATACATCTAACTATTGTAAAATAGGAAAAGTTCCTTATGGTTTATTCTATCAAGAAACGGATGTAAGAAAACAATTTATTGGTTGGAATCATACAGACGCTGCAGCTTCTGGAATTACTGAAACATTTGGTATTACAGAAAGTGGAGAATGGATTCCTGATGATGAATTGCCAACTCAATTACCTGCAACTAAAACATATGAGTTTACAAGAAAACAATTAAATAGAACTATAAGAACCTTAGATGGATGTCTAAGAGGATTTAGAAGTCCAGATGCATCTCAATACTTAATTGATTGGGGAAATCTAGAATATGGAGATTCAGGGGATTTAGTAGCAATTAATGAAGACTATAACCCAGTTGAGTTTATAAAGAACTCTGCTTATGACCCAAGAGAACAGGTTCCTAATCCTGCTTACAATCCTGAAAATCCAGGAGCTGAGCCAGAGTTTATTCCTAATCCAAATAGAGATATTCGTAGAGTATTGAAGAATACTAACTATGACCCCTATGAAGAAATGTGGAATTATTGGGCAGTTGACGGTAGGGTTGGAATGAAGGGAATTATAGAAAACAGTAATTTATATAGAGATGTATTAAATGGCACTGTAACTACACTTCCAACAACCATTCCAGATACTATGGAAGACGAAAACAATAGTAGGTCATGTATAACTCCTGCTTCTTACACAGCTAAAAGACTAGTTATGAACTACATTTGTCCTCCAGATTTATTTAGATATTGTGAAAACAGTGCAGCACTGAATGTGAATAACATATTTATGCAGAGTGGGATTTCTTCAGACGTCACTGGTAATTATCAATCTTATGGTCTATGTGGTAGAATCCCGCCAAGATTGTTTGAGCCAATATCTAATGTGACTAAGCTAGAAGGTATATTTTATTATTGTTTTATGGTTAATCCATATACTTGGCCTGATGCTACAAATGCTGGAACAATGTATCCACCGAACCTATTCTCAACATTGAGAAATTTAACTTCTATTAAGTTGTTATTCTCATACAATGAGATACCTTCTAATATTGCTCTATCTTCTTCACTATTTGTGAATAATTTGAGTCTTTCAGACTTAGATAGAACTTGGATGTGTTGTAGATGGTATTCAGATGCTACATTGCCTGCACAAGTCCCTACTGACTTATTCTCTAGAAATGGAGCTTTAGGAAACCTAAGAGGTACATTCTCAATTTTATCTCTGAGTGTAGATAGTAGTGATAATGTAACAGCTAGTTTATATACTTATGGAAGAAACCCAATAAAGATAGACAGTACGTTAGTAACAAGAGCAAAACATGCAAATGTATCAAACGTATCTTATATGTTTGGTGGTTGTAAGACAACTCAAGGAACTGTACCTGAGCTATGGAATTGGCTAAACAAACTATCTCTTAAATATAGAACACAACCATTCTATCAAATGTCTAAAGCATTAATAACAAATAGTGCTGGCATACCTGCAGAATGGTCAATAGGTATGAATGATTAATAATTTTAAAACGATATAATATGTACGGATACGGAAAAGTAGCAAACAGAGAAGGAAAAATATCTTCTGTCCAAGTAAGTATCTTGCAGAATGTTCCTGCCGGAGATTTCTTCCCCGGTGTGATATTTCTGATAAAGAATATTACTGATGATAATATAACAGCAGAGATTAGACCTGCAGGACAGGACAATTTCATAGAAACAGTACTATATCCCGGATGGAACCCTGAGATGTGTGAAGAAATAAGAGACGCAGAAGAAGGAACATTACAGTATGGGTACTAATATAACTGGTATTGGTAATGCCAATGCCATAGGATTTAAGTCTAGAGTTACAGGTGGGGCATATTTCCCACCTGAACTTAAAGACGCTCTTGTAGGGGTATGGTCAGCCTACGGTAAATCGAATGATAGTACTGACCGTAACATTATCAAGAATAAAATAAAAGATAGAGGTGGAGACTTTGTAATCAGCAACGCAGCTTACAAGCTCAATAGCGGGTATGGGAAGTATGAAGAAGATTTTACTGATTGGAGAATATATCCAAATATAAAAGTTACTGATAGTGTAATTACTACCGATGGAAATTTTAATTCTACTTGGTTTATATATAAACACTCTAGTGAAAGTAAGATAAATGAAATGAATATAAAAGTTTCAGGTATTCCTGAAGGAGGAAAAATCTTATACTTTTATATTTCAGATGAAACAGATAATTTGCCTATTAAATATACTATACCAAAAGATGGTATTTATCATTTACCAGAATCTAAGATTAATAATAATCGTGTTAGTGTAGGATTTACAGTAGAAAGTCGTTATGATTGGAATAATATAAGAATAGAGCAAATCCCCTCTTTCGAAGGCGCATTCGTCACCGACGGAATCGACGACCTAATTACTTCCACCAAGACCGTACAGGAGATGGGTATTACTGATGAGGTTACTGTTGTTAGTATGATTCATCAGATAGATAAACCTAGTAACTTTATTACTACAAATAATATTAGAGCTTCTGGAAGTGTTGTAGGTAGAAATGCAATTAGTCTAACAGATAAGACTGGAATATACGGATGGTATAAAGACAATATTCAAGGTTCTACTATTAATGTAATAAATAATATATTAGGAGATAAAGCAGATTATACTGCCTCTGCCTCTAGTAATACTAATTTGTCCTCAAAATTTAGTGTAGTTGGATATATTAGTAATGACAGCATAGTTGAAACTAGTCAAGTAGCTTGGTACTGGACAATCATCGCCAACAAGGTACTGACTACCGATGAAATAAACCAAGTAATTGCTTATTATAATCTTGATAGACCCGGAGAAATAGTTAAACCTCAAGTTTATTACAACATAAAGAAACAGAAGATTTCTAATGATAATCACTCTGCATTTGATGATAAACTAATTGATTATTCTGGAAATGGTTATGATGCTAAGCTGTATAACTTTGGCTGGAAAGAAGATAGTGGAATTGGGAAATATGAAACTGATTTTACTAGTTGGCTTAAAAGTATCAAAATAACGTCTCTTGATTCCGAATCATTCAGCTTTATTAGTGATGTAAATTGGACATTATTATACTATAAATCTAATATCGGCAAAGATATGCCGTCATTTAAAGTTAAGATTAAACTTGATGGAGACGGTGCAATATATTATAATTATATAACCCAAGAGGGAATACTTACAAACGTCACTATAAAAACGGAAGAATTTGAAACTCCTATTAGTTATAATACCAAATATACAGGAGAAACTCCTGTAAACGTTGGGTTTACTATGGGCGTTAGGTCAGGAGAGTGTAGTGGTACTATTACTCAAATTCCAGAGTATAAAGATGCTTTAATATTTGACGGAATAGACGATTACGGTAAAGTAACAGGACTTCCTATTTTAAAGGATTATACCTTTTTGGTAGATAGACAAATAATAAATATTGGCGATGTGCAAAGAATAGTTGCTTCTAAATCTGAAAGTGCAACGGATACAGCTAAGCAAGGAGCATTTCTATTTGAATATTTAAGTAAAAATTCCATTAGTACTTGGAGCTATTATGAAAATAATCCTCTAGTAGCTAATGCTGACTTTAATAGGGATATAAGCTATCAATCAAAATATATTTACAATGGTAAAGAATTAACAATTGGAGGAGCTGGAGATAGTGATAAATTATGGCTAGGAACAATTCGAGATAATGATTCTCGTTTCTTTAATGGAGCTATTTATCTTCTTATGCTATTCCCTTACTCTATGAGTGAGTTCTTAATAGAAAGACAAATAGAGAAAGTAAAAGGAGGAACATTATATCCTAATCAAGTTGAGTTTAGACCTATAATTCCAGAGGATGAAAACATTACTAAAATTGATTATTTTGTTGTTAATTCTGGTACATGGACAGTAATTAAACCTGGAGACTATGTAGACGTAGGAGCTAGGATTGTTCTTAATGTATATACAAAACTTCCTTATAAAATAGCGGGAGCATCTTCAACAGCTTTTACTGGTATGACTGTCGGACCTTCAACAGCATTAAATATATGGGATGTTAAGGGTTATATAAAGGATAAGACTCCACAGAAAATCAAATTGACTCTTGCAGTTAATGAAGATATTATACAATGGAATCCTACAATTTCAGCTAATATTCCAGACTCTTACGATGCAGTAACAGAATGGTTTGCCAATGGTTGGGAGACTAAGATTGCTGTAGGTGATTGGATTAAAAAGTCTGATAGAATATTCTTTAAATTAAAACTTAAAGAACCTCTACATGAAATAGGTAAAGTTACATTTGGTGGTTCTGAATGTCAGGCTACTAAAGCAAGTAATTGGTCAGAATCTAATAATCTATGGGAGATTGTAACATATTCTTCTGTTGGAGATTTATCGCAAGTATTTAATGTACAAGTAGACGAATATATTAGGTTTGAGGACATTGTGCAGCCATATCCTATTTTATTGAGATTCAACAATGAGAATGGCAGTGAAGTATCTTGGGGTGGTAAATTTAGAGTAGGCTCTACTATTACTAGAATAGGTAGTATTGCTGACCCTGAAAGTAATCTATTAAATGGTTTATATTCTATTTCAGGATTAACTTTAAATGGTAAAGCTGTTACTAGCAGTATTAGTATCGTTGAAAAGCAAATGGTATTTAAAACTACTGCAACTTGGCTTCTTGACAACAATGGACCTAAATGTATTCTTTCTCCTAATAGACTAAGAATACCTAATAGCTCGTACAAGATTCTAGGCCACATTCCCGATATATCAGGTCATGGTAATCATGGTGAGATAAATAATTCTGCTTATGAAGGAGAAAGTGGGGCTGATGGATATAGTGAATTAACTTTTAATAATTGGAGAAGAGCAGAAGCTGGAAGGGCTACATTTACAATATCTAATGATGTTAAACTAAATATAAGTAAAGTTATTGTTGCAAAAGGTGCTATTTTATATACGTCTATAAGTAACTATACTACTAATTCTGTTCAAAAATATAAGGTTACAGGTGTTGATGAAAACCATCCGATTATATTTGGTAATGATTCTCCAAATGATGTTCTATTAAAAGTAGCAACAGATGGAGAGTATGAAATAAATTGGAAAACTTATGGTAAGAGTCCTTGTATATTTACTACTTGGACTGGCGATTGTAATATAACCATTGAACAAATCGGTAAATATGAAGGAGCTTTCTGTTTCGATGGCGTAGATGACTTTGTTACTATTCCTACTACGGTCGGTGGCAAACAGGTGTTGATGAAAGTAAACTCTAGAAAGTCTGATTGCTATCTATATGACCAAAGAAATAATTGGACACAATATTTAGGTATTGTTTCAACCAAAGACTTTATAGCATACAATTATTCGAATCAACGTGGTAAAACTTATATTGATGGAATACTTAATGAAAATATTACAGCAAATGATTTAATAAGTATAACTCATAATATAACTGTAACTAACAATAGAGATGACGTAGAACAATATTCTCCTTGCATTGGAACTTCGTTTGCAAAAAATAGCTTTTCCAAAATGTCTCTCTACGACTTCATGCTCTTCGATGAAATCTCAACAGACGATAAGATTAAAGAGCTGAACGAGTATGTAGGAATAGAAGGAAATGTATTCGAGTTTAATCCTACGTTTACAATAGACCTTCCTATGGCAATTAAGTCTATAAAGGTATATCAAGGAGGAAATGAAATAAGTCCAGGTTATCTATATCCTAATAAAGATACTGAGTTTGAAGTATATGTATCGCTTAATGATGGTAAATATGCTGTTGATACTATTACAGTAGACGATGTAGAAATCACTAAGGATAGAGTAGTTGGAGAGTACAATATATTTAAGTTTACTCTTAATGGTTCTTCTGAACAGAAGATTACAATCCATTCCTATGAATATATAATGTATGAGGATATTATACAGCCGTATCCAAGTTTTGTTAAGTTAGAAAATCTAGATAGAACTCATACTTATACTTGGGGAGATAAACTAAGAATAGGAGATACTATTAGGTATAATTCTTCTAAAAATTTACTGGAGGGAGCTTATACTTTAAGGGGTCAACTAGAGTGTAACGGTGTATATGTATTCGATAATAACCAACAAATCGTTGTTACTAAGGAGATGGTATTTGCTTGGTCACATAGTCCCGTTTGGACTATTGGGAACAGTGCTCCTAAATGTGTATTCTCTCCAAGTAAGTTAAGGATTCCAAATTCTAGCTACAAGTACTTAGGTTATATACCTGATATTTCTGGAAATGGAAATAATGGAACTTTTTATAATTTTGCTTATGAAGGAATGAGTGGAGCTAATGGCTATTCTATTATATTTGGAGACAATAAGACCTATCAGTATTTACGTCACTCAACAGATTTTAATCCGACCACTATAAACTTTGCTATAAAGTCAATCAATGCTTACACTACGGTTAGTTTATTATATAGTTATATAAAACAAAGTGGAGGGCTAACTTCTTATAATAAATACATCCCTTCATATAAAATAAGAGTTAGCGGAATCAAGGAAGGATTTACACTGAAATATACTTATATTAAAAATCAAACAGATACTAGTGTTTCTGTATTTGATATAGTAAGTGATGGGGTTCACATTATTCCTCCATCGTATCAAAGTGAAGGGAACTTAACAAACAATGATGTTTGGATAGGTTTTACACTCATGGGCACATTCTCTGACTTGTACAATATTACTGTTGAAGTTCTTCCAGATTATGAAGGCTCTATATGCTTTGACGGTGTTGACGATTATATTAAAATAGACACAACTGGCGGTATGACAATGCTTATGAAAGCAAATGTCATGAGTACTACTGATAGAATATTATATGACCAAAGAGATAAAAACTCGGAAGGAAATATGTATAAAGAGTTTGCCGTTTTAACTAGCAGTAGTGATAGTATATTGGCTTATGCTGGAAGAAATCCTAATGGAAAGACATATATTGATGGAGTATTGAATACAAATATTACTTGTGGACAATTACTTAACATTACACATAATATTACTGCTCTCCCAAATTCTAATCTAGTAGGAACTGAACAAGGTGTTAGAATTGGAGCGAGTGTAATGCCTGCTTCATATTGTAAGGCTGCCGTATTTGATTTTATGCTCTTTGATACTAAGTGCACTGATGATGTAATTAAGCAACTCAACGACATAATAGGAATTGAGGGAAATTATGTACAAAGACCTCCTTACTACTGGGATGCTTATGGTAAGAGTAATCTTGATGGAGACAGAGGAACTATTCCACAGTTAGGGACAGCAGAAGATTATAGTTTTGCTTCTTTTGATAATGAACAGGATTGGCAACTATATACAGGAAATACTTCCGTGGATGTTGTATCTCGAAGTGGATATAGTATTAATCTAAAGAGATTGACTAATACTAGCTGGTGGGCATTTCAGAACGCTGAAACCATAGGGGCTATAACAAGAAATATTCCATTTAAAATCAAAGCTAATAAGGCTATTACTGTTTGTTGGGATTGTCACGGAACAAAAGCAGATGGAAGTTCTATAAGCGTAGATGTAACTTGGACTTCATTAACTCCTAATAAAGATACTACTATTAGTTTAGGTTATTTAACAAAAGAACAGTTAGCTGAAAATGAAATTGTGGACAATATTCATTATAAACTATGGTTTTATTTATCTAAACTTGCAATAGATGAAGAAGTTACCATTGAAATGCTTCCAGTTGAAGGTGGTAGAAATCTTTGGTTAAATAATTACGGCATAGCTTACGATAAGATGTCTGGTTATGGAGGTTATACTTTAGGTAAATTCACTAATTCATGGTCGCTTAGTAACAATAGTAATAGTATTAGTATTGTGGCTCGTAATCCTTATGATATTACTTTAAAGAAGTTAGGAGGAAATAGCGATTGGGAATTTAATACCACAGAATTAAAAATTATATCTAATCCTGTATCTGTTAAATTTAAATCTGATAAAAATATAAGATTTACGTGCGATTATCATTACTATCCTGTTGGAGAAAATAGTGAAGGTACTCCTTTAGGAATAACTTCTAAAGATTTAATTGCTAATGAAGATGCTATTATCACAATTTCACCAATTAGTCAAGAGAATATAGATAAATATAATATTGATATAAATAGAGGATATTACCTTGTTTATTTTCAATTATCATCTACTCTTGCTATAAACGAAGAAGTAACCATAGAAATGCTTCCTATCTATCCTAATGGTCTTGTATTTGACGGAGTTGATGATTATTCGAGAAATATTAATGTTCCTGCGTTCACTGATTTTACTTATGTATTTAAAAGAAAATTACTTGATAATGCAGCAGGTTGTGCATCTATGAATAAAGGTCTACTCGACCAACAGAGAGCAACAGTAATAGATTATGTCAATACTACAGGTGGCATTAATGGTACTTCTTTTGGAAATATGGCATTCGTACCTAGTTTAAGGGACGGTGATATTATATATAGTACTACAACAAATATCAATGGTACTTCTATCACTAAAGGTAGCAATCCTGATAGTAATGGAATTGATATAGGTAAGTTTGCTACTTGGTACAAGAAAATGGTATTCTATAAGCTGATGCTATATCCAAGAACTACTAATATGCTGACCATCAATATGATAAAAAATATGATGGCAGAAGATAATCTAATAGATATACAAGGTAAATTATTTACCGATAAATTTACAGGAGATTTTAATTTAGACTTTAATAAAGACTTTTTAATAGGTAACTAACAATGGCAAATTGGAGTAATTTAAAAACAGCAATATCGAATGTTGTTAAAAGTAACGGAATCCAAGGGATTACCGGAGATTCACTACAATCTGTAATGTTAAATATGGTTACACAACTAGGAGGAAATTATATGTTTGCAGGGGTAGCTACCCCTGCTACAACTCCTGGGACTCCAGATGGTAATGTATTCTATATTACTACACAAGCTGGAACTTATGCCAACTTTAATAATACAGTAGTGGCAGATGGAGAACTAGCAATTCTTATGTGGAATGGTGCTTGGACAAAACAGAGTATGGCAATAGCCACTCAAGCAAAGATGGAAGAAATTGACCAACATGTAACGGAAGTTGATGCTAAACTTAATGAAATGCAAAAAGGTATGGAAGATGTATATGCCTATGGAGTCGAATGGGATTCTACTGTGGCAGACCCTACTCTCACAAGAATTGGGAATCTTACTCTTCATAAATCGTTACCTATTCAGTCTCAATTAAAAGGCTGCGTAGCTAACGGAGGAGTAATCAATTATTATCTTCATCCAGATGATTGGTCAAAGAAAGAAGATGGCACACCATCAGTATTAGATGGAACTGACGGAACTGTCAGAGTTAAAGTACCTCGATTCTGGGGAAAATCTGGAGTTGCAGGAACAAAAAGATGGGTTAAGATTTCTACTGTATGTATTGATGATACTTGGACAGAGATTCCAGCAATGTTAATAGATGCATATAGGTCTACAACAGATAACACTGTAACGGCAACACCTAAGTTGGTATCAGTTGTGAATACTACTGCTGCATTTAGAGGTGGAGGAAATAGAACAGCTTATGATACTTATTTAGAAACTGACCCAGTTAGAACAGATTTAGGAAAACCAAGAACAGCAATGACTAGAGCAGTTGCACGTACTTGGGCAATAAACGCAGGTTCAGAACTACTGAACTACGAATACTACAAATGGATAATGTTTTGGCTACCTGTGATTGAGTACGCTACATTTAATATGCAAGCTAACTTCAATTCAGATTTAACTTCCGAAGGCTTTCATCAAGGAGGATTAAGCGCAGGTGTAACAAACATGTCAAATTGGGAGTTTTACAATGGAAATTATTCAGTATGTCCTTGCGGATATGCCAATGAATTAGGAAATTTTACAGGAGCTAAGGTTATTCCTCAAGCTGATTGGGTTTATGAATCCACAGGTTTAACTAATATGGCTTCTTATTCAAGAGATACTGCTCAAGCAGATATGACAGCAGAAACAAATAAAGTCACAATTACAAACGTTAAAGGTACTAATAGATATATGTATAGAACTTGGGGTTACCAAAATGGAGAAACCGTTTATACTATATCAGGATTAGCAGAGGGACAAGATGTAATATTCTATGTAGGAGGTACAACAGTAGCAACAGCTACAGCCGATGGAGATATTACAGTAAATTGGCCTACAAACAATCTGGGAGATAGATGCATTAAATCATCTTTTACTGGAAGTTGTAACATTGTGATTTCTATTAAGAGTGCATCTAACGTAAATGTAACAGTTAGCCGTCCAGCTATGAGTATTGCAAGATATAGAGGATTTGAGAATATCTTTGGAGACCTGTGGACAAATATGGAAGGCATAATTATACAAGGTTATACAGACGAAGGAACAAGCACTTATAACTGGAAAAATGTATATACAACTACTAATCCAGAAAATTATGGAGAAACAGAAACTCAAAAAGCTAAAATGAAATTAATCTCTAGTAGAGAAATTCATGCAGATGGATATACTAAGGATTTTGACCTCCAAACAACAGGAGAAATAGTACCATGTGCTGTTGGTGGTGGAAGTACTACCTATATGTGCGACTATCATTACACTGGTAATAAAGACGCAAGTCTAAGAACGCTCTTGCTTGGCGGCCGCGCTAATTCTGGCGGTTATTCCGGCCCTGGTTGCTTCGATTCTGATGGTGGGGTTGGCTATTCCAGCGCCGGTGTGGGTTTCCGTACTCTAAATAAAATTGAAAAATAATTTCTCATAACATATAACAGATAGGGCACTATTTACCTTTTTACCGGGTTGCAAGGGCAGCGAAAGTTTACTGTGAAAAACAAAACTCTTACTTAGCAGCAACGCTAATAATGGCAGTAATTCCAGCCCTAGTTACTTCAATTCTAATAATGGAGTTAGCAATTCCAGCACCAATGTAGGTTTATTATATATTTTTATTTTGATAATTTTGTTTTTATTATTTTGTCTAAATAGTGTCCTTGCCTCTTGGCAAAAAATAACGTAGTATTTAATATAACTGGTGTTAGTAGGTTAATTCTCGAACACTCCTTGCATAAATATATAAGACTTTGAAAAGAATAGGATATTTGCATGAGCAGGTATGTAGCCTGTCTAATATAGAACTTGCTGACAGAAAAGCAAGAAGACACAAATCAGTCAGATGGGGAATCCTGAAACATGATAAGCATCATGAGAGGGAAAATGAAAAGTTGGCAACCGTTTTGAAGAACTTGACATATCACACTTCAAAATATAGCACGTTTAAAATCTATGAGCCTAAGGAGAGATTAATCTTTAGGCTTCCATATTATCCTGATAGAATTACGCATCATGCGATAATGAATATAACAGAACCAATATGGGTAAACATATTTATCAAACATACATATTCTTGTATAAAAGACAGAGGAATATATGATGTTGCAAAAGACTTAAAGTACGTTTTGCAAAAATATCCAGAAGAAACTAAGTATTGTTTGAAAATTGATGTGAAGAAATTTTATCCGTCTATTAACCATGACATACTGTACGAAATACTCCAAAAGAAAATAAAAGACCCTAAATTGTTGAGTCTACTAAAGGAGATAATATATTCGGCAGACGGAGTACCCATTGGAAACTATTTGTCTCAATTCTTTGCAAATTTATATCTTGCTTATTTTGATCATTGGGTCAAAGAAGAGCTTAAATGTAAATTCTATTTCAGATATGCAGATGATATTGTAATATTAAGTGACAATAAAGAATTTTTGAGAACAGTTCTATTGTCAATGAAATTATATCTGCGAAATGTCTTAAAATTAGAACTTAAACAAAATTATCAAATTTTTCCCGTAAACAGTAGAGGAATAGACTTTGTAGGTTACAAGTTTTTCCATACTCATGTACTGCTCAGAAAATCTATCAAAGTTAGATTATTCAAGTTAATTAAAGGGTACAAGGATAAGAAAATTGATAGAAACGAGCTAAGAAGGAGAATGCAATCGTATTTTGGATGGTTAAAGTTCTGTAATTCTAAAAATCTACTCCATAAAATTCAGTTAGAGACTGGATTGAGATTTTCTAACTGGAATGGGAAGAAGGTAAATATTTCAAGATTCTATGGTAAGTATATTCATATAGTTGACATCATATTGTATAGTAATAGATTCAGAGTCAACTTTGTATATAATTATAAGTCATATTATTTTGAGAGTAAGAATAAACGATTGCTTTATTCTATACGTAGATATTCATTACCTGTAAATTTTAAAATAACACCATATGTTAGACCCAAGAAGAATAGAAGCAAACCTGCAACCCGAACCGATTGAATTGCTTGGAAATGGTACATATTACTATAACTATGATATTAAATCAGAAATAGTATACGTTCCTCACATGGACGGAAGTACAACGGAAGAAATTAGATGGAATTACATTCAGATACATTTAAGTGGAACACCAGAATATAAGGCATGTGCTAGAGCTATTATTAGACAATATATTGATGAAGAATCAGAGTTCTCCATAATTAATGACTTTAATGCACACCAATTAGGAATTAGAAAAGATGAAAAAGCATACTCTGAATACATAGAGTATATTAATTTAGTTTCAGAAATCAAATCAAAAATTAAGTCGGACTTTAATAAATAAAATTATGGATTACGCAATTGTAACAAAAGAATGGATGACACAACGTGGTTTAATCATAGAACCACACATGAGAACAAGTGTAGATAACAACAAAGTAGTATTACACAAATCGTGGCTAAGACCTTTCTTAGAAGATGAAGGTATTGAGCTTTACTATCATGACGACCCTGCTTTTATAGCACTATTAGCATCTGCAGAATGGACATCTCCTGAGGGAGAAATCGAACCTGTGTCTATGGGAGAAGGAACAAAAGAAAGTCCTTACACATATGATGGAGTAATGTCTTTAGTAAAGGGTAACTATTACTCACAAGATGGAGTTACATATCTATGTACAAGAAGTCTTTATGAAGAAAACAGCACTGCTCTTAAAGATTTAATAGGAATGTATGTAAAGGAAGCTGCCTAAATGGCATCTTTCTCATTTGAAAAATAATTTTTAACACTCGTAGCTAAATTACAAGAATTTTTAAAGAAATTTAATAATTTAGTTGCGAGTGTTAATTTTTATTTATATCTTTGTGCTGTTACAAATGGAGAAAGACCGAGACGTCTAAAATTATAATTAGGTCGATTGAAAGGAGTAATAAGTAACTGATAATAAAAAAGTTACTTTAGTTCATTTATTAATTTAAAAAAATTTTTAAACATGGCAGAGTTTTTAACAATGGAAGATGCCGAAAACAAATTCGGTACGAAAGGGAGAACAAATGCGGGCCTAACCCTAGGTATTATTGGTACAGCACTAGCTGCACTTGGTAATAACGGAGGAGGCTGTGGAAACAACGGTGGTATTTTAGGTGGACTCTTCGGAGGAAACAATGGCTCTTGTTGCGCTATGCAACAAGCAGAACAGGCTAAAACGTTAGCAATGGTTCAAGGACAACAGGCAGATAATTTATCTTGGGCAAATAGAGTACAATCTATGCAAGACGACATCAACCTATATACTTACATCAATGCGGCTGATACAGGACTTCGTAATCAAAACTACGAAGGAAGAATCACCGACCAGGGAGAAAAATGTAATATGTATATAGACCTTATAACAAGAGACAACGCACAGAATCTGAGATTGTGTGATGAACTCTATAAGAGAAGAGAACAAGATGTCCAAGAAAAGTCTGATTTGTTCGCAAGATTAAGTACTAGAATCAGTGATTTAGAGAAGAAAGAAGCTGCTACATCAGCTGCATTACCTCTAATGTTCGAACTTGCAAAAGAAAAGTCAGAAAGATATTCTGATGCTTGCTGCTGCAAGAGCGAAAAAGATTTACTTAAAACTGCTAGTGCTCTTCAAACTGAAGGTATGGCTGTAGCTAACAACTTACAAAGACAACTTGACCATAAAATTACTGGAGAATTAAAATATTCTTATAGTAACTTATGTGCTCCTGTTCCTAGTATAGCTCCTCTTTATTGTAGTCCGTTTACGCAATATGGTACAGGCATGTACGCTGGTACAGCTGCTTCTAACTGGAACGCAGTGAATACAGCTATTAATGGAGCTTGTCCTTCTTGCCAAGCACAATAAGATATTGAAAGGAGATTATGTAACAGTAGTCTCCTTTCTTTTTTTATAACCTAAAATGCTCAAAATTATGACTACAAAAATAACTCCATTTGGAACCGAAGATAACGGGAGTCAAATATTAGAGTTTAATGTTTCTATACCTAAGGGAGCAAATACAAGTATAGCTCCTAACTCTACACTAACAGTAACACAAAGATTCGCAGAAGTCTATAATCAAGCCACTTCTGGTGCTGCTTCTTATAGACAAGTCACTAAACTAGATGTGGTTCATAACCTACAATATGTTGATTGTAAGGGTGCACCAAAAGTTATCACAAACGTCACTTCAACTATTATCGATACTCCGGCAACTTCCGCTACTCCAGAAACTCTGACACCAGAGATTTTCAAAGTAGTTGATGTTTTAATTCCAAGAGGAAAGACAATAGTAACACAAGATTTAATTAACGATTTACCTACAACTACGCCACAGTTGGCTCATTGTGCTTATTCTGTATTCGTTATACAGATGGCAGCACCTGCTCCAGCACCAGCGCAGTAACTAATTAATTTATGACATGTTTGGCGATACTTTTAGTAACAATAGCTTGGGTGATTTACAGAAGACTTACTACCAACAACTGGAAACGTTGAACAGGATGCAACAGCAGCAACAAGCGACTAACACTTCTATATTAGAAGAGATTAATAAATCAGTCGGGATGCTTAGTTCTGAGGAACAATCAGTATTGGCTAATTCACATGATTATCAATTAGCAAAACAAACCTATGAAGCCGGTTTTATGGCTTACTTAGGAAATAAATTCGCTGGAGAATACGTAAGTAGTCCGGATGGAAAAATTGCTGCTGAAAATCTATTGAGTGCAATTAATAAGTCCAAGGAAAAAATTGCAATAGAATTAAAGAAAAAACAAGAAAAACTCGATACAATGCTTAATCTATTGGAAAATGACCCAGAAATAAAGAAGAGATATGATGAACTTATGATGAATAAACAATAATACTATGGTTAGTGACAAAGAAATATTAATGCAAGCTGCTGAGAAATATGCAAAGGATATCGCGAGTAATTTCTTCGGATTATCCACTATTCCAGTACAAACTGCTATCACCTATGTTGTAAGAAATTGGGTTGATAAACACAACGCTCTAATTGACTTATTTGTTGATATTGACGGAAATATAAATACGAAGATTCTAGGAGATGCTGCAAAATCAGTATTGAAAGAGAACGACGGTTTCAAAATTGGAAAAGTAAAATTCACTGAAGCCGATGTAGATGATTTATTTAGTACTTTCAATGACATCAAGTCTAGAAATATATAATAAGATACCATCGGCATTAATTTGTCGGTGGTATTTTCGTTTTAATATACTTAATAAATCATGGAAAACGTTAGAGTAGACTCTCTCTTAGGAAACAAAAAAGTAATAGTTGGAAATCCCTATTCTGACATTGTACTAGAAACTCTAGGTAAAGTTTATGTAAAGACAGGAAACAATTTAAAAGTACTAAGTGATGTTTTAAAATTACTTGACCAGGCCAACGAAAAAGACTCTACTGGAACTATTATAGTCGATAGCCAAAGTGCTATGGAAGAAATGGAATACCCAGGCGATGGACGGTTTATATTTAATACACTCACCAAGACTTTATACATATCCTATGATGAAAGATATGTCGCATTAATAACAGCAGAAGATGGGGAAGGTTCAGACAAATATGTTAAAAAGTCTGGAGATGTCATTACTGGAAAGTTAGAATTTACTACTAATGAAGCTCCACTTATTGTGGCTTCTTCAAAGCTAGTTAAAAACTTTAATGCAGAATACGTTGGCGGATAAACTTGCGAAGAGATTAGAAAATGAATATATATATGGTAATTGGACATTTAAGTCTTCTGGAACATCGGAAGATACTTGGCTGTTTAAGAGAATTGTTAGATTTAATCAAGACTTAATAATAGATGGCAGTCTATCCACTGCTCAATTTCAATCTGGATATGGAGGATATGGGTGGAGGTTAGATTCAACTACTAATACACTTACTATTGATTATCTTGTAGTTAGAAAAGCTATGAGAGTATATGAGATGGTAATAAACAAAATAACTGCAACCAATGGCTCAATATGGGTTACAAATGCTTCTAAAGCAGATAATGTGTATTATCCAATTGTGTGCAGCATAAACGATTTAGACGGAACTGCTGATTCAGGTAAACTATGGGCATCTGATGCTTATTATCTGTTTACTGAAACATGGAGTTCTACTGGATATAAATTCTTTATATATATAACAGATTATTCAGCATTAATCAATAATCCTGAATTTACTGGAAAAGAAATGTTACTTGACGAAGCTTTATTGACAAGAGAAGTGACTGAAAGTGATACATCTGACTTTATTGAATTAAGGAATAACGTTAAATTATTCTACGTTTATAGTAGTGATTTTGCAAAAGATGTAGAATTTGAATATATAGAGAATATTTCTGATTACGAAGAAACTGGAGTTACTAAAACTATAAATATATATGACACTTACTATGGAAAAAATCCTAATGGAGATTTACTAAATAATAACTTCTATATTGTTGTTACAGACGATGAGGAATATCCATTATTAAAGCCAAATGATTTAGTGAGATGTCAGAAGTGGTCCAATGGTAATATTAAATATTATGATGCCGTTGTGACTAATCAGTTAGGAAGTTATTCCTACGTAATGCAAAAAGCAATATCTGTATTTGATAAATATACGGAAATAAATTATAATGAAGATGGAACCGTAGCTAGTATGACAGAGGAATACAATGATAAGTTATACAGTATGACCGAGGATTCCGAAACAACAACTAATGTTGAGGATAGACTTGATGAAATTGCTATTGGTGACGATATAATACAAATGGGAAATTTAGTAGATGTAAACAGGCAAAATGCTATTTATCTAACATCTACTGATGATTATTCTCCTTATATAGACATAATCTCTGAACTTACTAGACCGGATTACTCTGTTGTGTATAGGATTCCTAAATACATTACTGATAAAGACGGTAATGAAGTAAACTATGAAATGGTTAAAAAGCTAGATTCAGAAGGAAATCCTGTAATAGGAAGTGATGGGGAACCAGTAATGGTAAAAAAATATATCTATAAATATACTAAAACCTGTAAAGTAAGATTGGGAAACCTTGGAGGAATAAGAGATTCTACTTTCCCAGAAAATAAACAACCTAGAGGATATGGTTTGTATGCGGACAATGTATTCCTTACTGGAGAGTTTTATTTAAACAATGGACAATCTGTGGTAGATTTCTCACAAGATGGAGTATTTCTTAAATACAAAGAAGCTGGATTATCTATTGCTGATGACCCTAAAACAGGTGACCCTATAATCTCTTTGGAAGCTAACAAGGTATGGATTGGAGATTCCAAAGGACAAATCGGAACTTTGTTTAAAGTAGAAGATGGTAAAGCATATATAAATACCGATTTTATTAAAGCCCAAAAGATTGAGGTGCAGGAAATATGGAATTATTCTTTTGATGAAACTACATCTCAGCAAGTTGAATTACCACTATTTGAGGGGACTTATACTCCAGTTATGTATGAAAGTAGTATAGGAACTATGACTCCGGACCCTCCTTATGGAATGGCAGATTCATCAGCATGGACGGGAACAATATCTAAACATGACGGAAGTGGAGTATTTAAAGATTCATCATTATATCCAGGTTCAGCCTGCTTTATGGAGTCAGTGAACGGAGAACAAGTTCACATAATGACCCCAATATTATCTTTAAAAAATGGAACTTTAGACGGAAAATTGTCTTACTGTAACATTGGAGTAAATATGGGAGATTTCATTGGAGAAGGCATGGGTGAAATAAAGGTTACAGCTCATAGTGTAGATACAGGCGAATCTTGGGATGTTCCATTCAAAATGGCTAGTAGAGGAACCTTAGTCTACGAGTTAAGTGCAGTAGAAACCACCGCTGCTACTAATAATTTAATATTTGCTATATCATTGATTCCAGCTTCAAAGGAAACTGCACGAAGAATAATAGTAAATATATCAGTCAGCTATTATTATCATGAGGGAGCGTTAAATTGGGCTTTGTGGAAAGACGGTTCTGGTAGTTTAGCGAGAGAAAAAATCAACTGGAATAAAGATGGAGAACTTACTATAAATGGTGACTTTAGGTCTTCCAATGGCCAAACTACCATTTTAATGGGAAATAATTCTAAATCAGCATATTTGAGTATGTTTTCTAATGCTACTGAAGAGCATCCATTATTATATATAAGATATAGAAATGTGGGTTCTGGAAATTCTGTAACTGTGGAAGTCGATAGTGAGTATACTCATGATGATATATATTATTCAAGAGCAAGATTAACTTGTGAAGGTTTAACTTTTGGATATACACAAAAAGGATATTTAGATTCTATTATTACATCAGGAATGGGATATAGGTATATATCTATGGATAAATATAATGGGTTCCAGATGTCTAATTCAAATTTTAGCTTTGCTGCAGCTCCTGTAGTTCAGGGTGTCAGTATTGTTATGGGAGGAAAGGCATTTACTATTAGACCTGATGGAGGAGGGATTTGCTTCAACTATGGTGCTTATCCTGGCACCGGCGGTCATGCTTGGCCTACTAGTATAGACCAAGTTAGTGTTGGGGGAGTATATATTCATACTTCCGATGGAAGTTTACACGTAAAACAATCATGAAATTAAATGTAAAAGAACGAGTGGCAATATTACAAATGCTTCCAGAAACTGGGAGTCTTGTAGAAATGGTAGATATAATGGAAATTGTGAAAAAGGTAAGATTAGAAGATGAAGAAAAGAACAACATAGAGTTTAAAGAAACTAAGAATTCTTTATCTTGGAACGCAGTTAAAGATTTAGGAAAGGATATTGAATTTAAACATGAAGAAATATCTATTTTAAAAGCTGCTGTGAAAAGACTTGACGAAGAGAAAAGAATCAATGTATCCAATCTCGATATCTGCTTAAAAATAAATAGTTTATGAAAATTTTACTAGACAACGGTCACGGAGAGAATACTCCCGGAAAGAGAAGTCCAGATGGCAAACTTAGAGAGTATCTTTATGCAAGAGAGATAGCTTCTATGGTTTACGATGAACTTTATAATAGAGATTATGATGTTGAACTTCTTGTTCCAGAGACAACTGATATTTCCCTTTCAGAAAGATGTAAACGAGCTAATAAGTTTGCTAAAGAATTAGGAAATAAAAATGTCTTATTAGTGTCTATTCATTGTAATGCTGCTGGTAATGGCAGTGCATGGATGGGTGCTAAAGGATGGAGTGTCTTTGTTTCAAATAATGCTTCTACTAATAGTAAATTACTAGCTGACTGTTTGTATGATGCAGCTGAACAGCAAAAACTTAGATTAAGAACCGAAAGACCTGGACAGAAATACTGGCAACAGAGCCTTGCTATATGCAGAGATACTAACTGCCCAGCGGTTTTAACAGAAAACTTATTTCAAGATAATAAAGAAGATGTGGAATTTCTTCTTAGTAAGGAGGGAAAGGAAGCTATCGCTAAACTTCACGTAGACGGAATCATCAGATACATTTCCAAAATTTCATAGGTTAAAGTTATTAAAAAATGTAAAATTAGAAAATTTTAGTATTTCACTTTATGTGGAATAAAAAAATGACTATATTTGCAAATAACTTTAAAAGAATGATATATGGAAAAGGGAATTGAGGATTTAGACTTTAACGAAGAAGATTACGGTATAGCACAGGAACCGTCGAACCCTAATGGTTACGTACCAGATTATGAATCATTAGAGCCAGAGAAACCTTGGATGGGGGATGAAAATCAACCACAGCCAGCAGATGGTACAAAACCAGAACCTGCTGCTGCACAAGAACCAGTACAAGAAGATGATATTATCATTTCTATGCTTAAACAAATAGGCATTTCAGACCCTTCAAAAATTAAATTTGAAAATGATGAGGGTGAAATTGAGGAAGTTTCTTGGGATTCATTATCCGCAGAGGAAAAAATGAATATCTTAACACCAGAATCTCCTGACCCGAACTTTGGTCTGGAAGACCCTGAAATTAACTTTATTAACTTGTTACGTGACGCGGGAATTACTCCAGAGGAGTACATTAACTATCAGAGAGAACAGGCTATTGAAGAATACAGACAAGCATTAGAAGGTAATCCACAATACGAAGTTGAGAGGTTAACAGACGAAGACTTATATGCTTTAGACTTACAATCAAGAGTTCCAGATATGACAGACGAAGAAGTTGCCATAGCTCTAGAACACGAGAAAGCTAATCCTGAACTTTTTGAAAAGAAAATGCAAGGAATTAGAGCTGAGTATAAAGCACTAGAAGACGAAAGAAGACAAAATGAGGAACTTCTCGAACAACAACAGAAGCAAGAACAATTTGAAGCCTTCCAATCTGATGTACTTGATGCAATTGAGTCTTTAGATGAAGTTGGAGGTGTAAAATTAAATTTGGACGAAGATGACATGGAAGAAGTTGCAAACTTCATATTATCGCTAGATTCGGCAGGAGTTAGTTATTTAGGAAAAGCATTAGACGACCCACAAACTTTAGCAAGAATGGCTTGGTTTGCATTAAAGGGAGACGAAGCTTTTGCAACTATCACTGATTATTACGATAAGGAGATAGCAAAAGAAAAACGTTCAGCCTACGAAGCTGGATATGAAGATGCAAAGAAAGGAATACAACCAAAGAGTACTAGAAAACCTACTGTTGTAGTTGCTCCTAAACCTGCATCTGAACCCAAACCCGGGGGCACTAATCCCCATGAAAAAACAATTGATGATATAGATTTTTAATTAAAAAAGTATGATAGTAGCGAATTTTGTATCAAACAGACCGACAATGTCGGAAACTAGAACTTATGAGGATTTCTATAAGTTCTTAGGAACTAGACCAACTAAATTAGGTGTTGTTTCAAGACTTTACCCAGAACTTACAGCTTCTTACCTAACAGAATCTCTAAGAAACATTTTCTACCAAGATGTAAAATCTGGTAATAAATATCAAAGCATTGACTCAATGTACTTTGAATGGGAAGTTGAAACCAACTACATTAAGAGAGTTGAGTTTGCAGATGTACCAACAGAAGATGGTTCAAACGGTTCAGAAATTGTAATGGCTTTCAAAGAAAGATATTACGAAAAGTATGACATCTTCAAGATTGATAAAACAATGCAGCAATGTATTGTAGTGAGCAGACCAGTTAGAAAAGCTGATAACTATTGGGAAGTAGTTGTTAGACTTATTGATAGTGACTATTCTAGCGTTCTTGACTTTAGTGGTTGCCAAGTAGGTGATACTACTAGATTCCAATCTAACGCAATGCCTGAAATGCACGAAGAAGGATATGTTAAATATCAATCTAACATTGAAAAACACAGAAACTTCATCACAACTCACAGATGTGACGACAGTTATTCTGCACTTTATGCAGCTCATGAAAACGTATTCATCAGTATTGCAGAAGGAAAAGACACTGGTAGCTTAAAAGAAACATTATATAAGATGGACAAGAAAGAAAAAGTTCTTCTTGACAACTTCTTATATGTAAGAAACAACGGTCTATTATTCAACAAATGTAATGTTGACGTAAACGGTAAGCCGACTATTGTTGACCCAGATACTCAAAGACCAATCTACATTGGTGATGGTATCATTCCACAGGTAGAAAGATTCGCATCTAAATATGCGTTCGCAAAACTTTCTATCGACGTATTCCAAACTGTAATTGCTACAATGAATGAAAAAGCAACTCAGCCAACTGGAAACAAATACGTATTTATTTGCAATGAAAGAATGTGGTTCTTAATCCAGAACGTTCTCGGAGATTTCTTAGCTAAATACAAAACTATTGGTACTTACCTATGGTCTAAAGCAGCTAACGATTACATCAAAGTTGGTGCTGCATTTGATAGCTATACATTCGGTGGAAACACTATCTCCTTCAAAGTTGATAGAACATTCTCTAGAGAATATGGTATGGAAAAAGCATATTGTCTATGCTTAGACCTAACTGCTGATTCTACTGGAAATGAACCTCCAATCCAAATGTTCACACTAAAAGGTGGAGACTTCATCACTAATAAATATCCAGGTGTAGGTGGATTAGACGGATTAAGTTCAGGAATTGTATCAAGTCCTGTTGCTGCTTCTAAGTTAATCAACTGGGGATATTCTGGTGTTGGTGTATTCAATCCTTATAGAAGCTTTATCTTAAGAGAGCTTTAATAAATAGTCAAGATATAGTAAGGGAGTTGAAATAGCACTCCCTTACATTTTTATATATTATAAAACCTTATGAATTAATATGAGTACTGATAATGCTAACAAACTAATGCAAAGTCCTGCTGAAAATTTTATCATCCTTAGAAGTGTATATGGTAAAGTAGGCATGAAATATTACATCCAACCTAGTAAAGACCCAAGAACTGGACAGTATCCACCTTGTGTAAAACCTGTAAATAGTGTTGGAGACATGATTCTTTCAGACCCAGAAAGAAATAGCGGTAAAGTCTTTATTAAAGAAACTGAAACGTTCGTTATTGAAGATGGGACTACATTTGATTTAAATAACCCTTATGACGCTGCTAAATGGGAAGCAATTAAAAATTGCATCTTTATTGCTCAATCAAGAGATAGCACTGACTCAAAAGGTGTAAACGTATTTGATGGTCCGGGTGTAAAGGGAACTCTACGTCCAAGACAAGGTATTGCTGAAATCTATATCGAAAGACCTGGATATGAAGCTGCTAAAAGAGTTTCTAAGAAAAAGAAAATTCACGATGCTGGAACTTATATTCTTGATGACCCAAGAGGTGATGAAGGAAGAGTTCAAATGGCTAGACTACTTGGAAAACACATGCGTAATGTATCAAGCGCTGATGTTACTGACTTCTTACTAAGCATTGCTGAAAAAGACCCTGACAGAATTATTAACCTATATACAGGAGATGATATTCATGTTAGACTTCTATTTATGGACGCAAAAGACAAACACGTCATTATAGTTAAACAAAAACTATATATGTACGGAGATAGCGTTTGTTTGGGGGCAACTGATGATGCAGCTATTACTTGGATGAAAGACCCACGTAATAGAAGAGTGCTCGAGTTAATTAAGAAGGACACATATCCTGACTTATACGAAGACTATAAAGGATACGAGGAAGAACCAGAAGGCAATCCAGCCGAAGAGTTCGCAGCTTTAGACGCTCCGAAGGCTCCTGCAGGGTCTAAAAAATAAAACTATAAAAATAATTCTACTATGACAGCAAGACAGGCATGGGAATACATGTTAATTGAAATTAATAAAGTTACTTCCCCTACTATGCTGATAGAGGATTTCAATCATCTGATTAATAGAGGCATATATCAATTCCTCAATAAGAGGTACATTATGTACGATATGAATCAGCAAACTTCTGATGATTTAAGGGTATTGAAGGCTTCGGCAACATTGTCGCCGGAGCTCCCATATTCTGATTTAGCTTTAAAGGGAGAGGACTTGGAAATGATTTCACAATTATGTGGAGCTTCTTATGAAGTAACACTTCCAAGTGACTATTTTCATATGCTAGGTTGTATTTGCCTTTATGAAATAGTTAATCCAAAGAAAGGCTGTGAAGGAAAATCCAAATATGTTAAATTTCCTGCAAGGAGATTGACCGCTGATATGGAACCCCAAATCATTAATAACTCTTACTTTAAGCCCTCTTATAAGACTCCATATTACTATATAAACAACATTAATACTTCAACAGAAGTTCCAACCTATCCTTATAAAGATAATCGTGGAACTGATATGAATGGAACTTATAAAGTAACCTCGCTCTTAGGAGATGCAGAAGGCGACAATAGCAATCTTCCAAGAACTATAATAATAGGAGGTGAGTCTGTAAGTACAGTTGATAGAGAAATTGCTGTTAGATATGGAAATGCTTCTACAGTAAGAATGGAAATAAAATGTGGAGAGTCTACCGCTTATAAACTTGTGAAAGTTAGAATAGACTACATTAAAGTTCCTCAAACGGTTATGCTTACTAAAGAACAGCTAGACCTTACAGAGGACACATCTCAAATATTAGAATTTCCAGATTACATATGCTTAGAGATTCTCAAAGAGTTGGTATCTATTGTATTGGAGAACTCAGGTGACCCTAGAATACAAACATATAGTCCAGT